CACGTATTTGGTTAATTGAGTCAGTCTTATCATCTATGCTTGCAAACTTATGAGTAGCAACATAGTTTTTTAACAATGACAAAGTCTGAGTCAAATCTTGTGGAGTAATCAATGATTGCTTTGCAAGTTTGTCTATTTCTTTTGAGATACCCTCAAATGATTGAAGACGTGGCTTCTTAACTTCAAAGATTACAAATGCATTCTTCAAGTAGTTTTCAGTGTTATCAATATCTGTAACAAGATTGATGATGTCAACACCTTTTCCAATGTTGTACTTTGCACTATCTAAACCAGAAAGCCCATTGTAAATATGGGCCATATTGTGCAGAGCTAATTTCTTCTGCTCATCTGTCAAGTCAGCTTGCAATATAAATTTTGCAGCGTTGTCAAAGTTTTTGTATATATCTGAATTTAACTTAATAAGGTTTTCTACTACAGGTATATATTGTTCAGTAGTTAACGTACATCCCATTTCTCAAGAATTTATTTAAAACAAGAATTTATCTTTCTCAATTGATCAAGAACTGTATCTTCAGTTACTTGCTCCTCACTAACAAATTTACTATTTTTTTGCGACATAGCCTGAGCAACTTTTGCTGATGCTTCATTAATTGCAGCTAATCTGGCAGCAGATAGTTCTGCTTTTTTTTCAGCTATTTGTTTTTCCCAAGAAGCCACGCTTCTTTTAACTGTCTCATTTACTGGAGTTGTTGCTTTAGATATTTCTAATCGCTTTTCTAATTCTTCTAGTTCATTTTCTATAGCTTGTGTGTTAGAAACAGAAGTTGTAGTTACACCCTCAAGTCTATCAAACAAATCTTGAACAGACTGAAGTGGTAATGCTGGACCTCCAACAAAACCTGAAGTTGTATCCTCAAACAAATCAATTTGCTCTGTCTCTTGTTTTTCTAACTTTTTACGTTTAGCTTTTATCTGAGAAAGAGGTTTATCTGTAAGAATTGCTTCTTTTATATCATCAAGATTTCTTTTACCATCAGGAATTTTTGAGTACTCCTCAAGCGTTTTGATATCTGTTTCGTTCTTCTTGTTATATGCAGTAAGTGATGCTTTACCACTTTTAACCATCTTGGAAACTTTGAGTTTTGCATCATCATCTTCTGACAAGTTTCCTAAAAATACAGTAGCCCAGTCAATATCTGTACGCGTATTGTTTAATCCTTCTGCTAAGGTAATTGCTTCCTCTTCTGTTTCTATTGGTTCAGAGTTTACAGTAAGACCATCGCGTGAATTTACGTTAAAGCCACTTTCAGTTTCACCTGTTACTTCAAAAGGTTCTTTTGTTTCATCTACTTCCTCACCTGGTTTTAATCCTTGTAAAAGATTTTGAATTTGCTCTTCATCTTTTGACATCAAGTTAGAACCCTCAAGTGGATCAATAGGTTTTCCATTTTCATCTTCCTCTCCTTCTACTATTTCTGGAACAGTTTCTTGTGGTTCAGATTCTACAGTAGGTGCGTTTTCTTCTTCATCTCTTGCAAGTTCATCCTCAATAATATTCTGAATATCAGTTATATCAGATGCATATGCCTGCATGATTTCCTTTTCTCTTTCTGTTAACTCAATGCCTTCAAGATCACGTCTTGCTATAGCCTCAAGTATAGAGTCATCTACAGTGTTTGATGCTTTGAATTCATTGTATACTTCATCAGAAATTACCTCAGCAATGTTTCCATTATACTGCTCTACAACTTCCTCTGCTGTAATTAAATTTCTGTCAAGTGCAAGTTTTAACACATCATCATCTGACATTGCATCCAATCCAGCCATGTCAAATTCACCAGTATTAACAAGTGCTTCTTTTGCTTGACCTACACGTGTAGAATCAGCAACACCCTCTAAGTCATTACCAGCATTTAATCTTTCAACTATTGCATCAATCTCATCTTTAAATGCTTCATAAACTTCTGATTGTTTATCAGTAAGTGTATTTTCAGTAGCAAGTTTTCTTGCAATGATAGTTTTTAAAAGACCAGATGCTTTCTTAGTTTTCAAGAATGCCTCATAGTCTTCATCTGAAACTTCATTGGACATAACATTAGGCGCATACTTGTCAAGTATTTCTGCTATCTTATCTTGTATAAGAGTGTTTAATTTTGCAACATTGTCTTGTGCAAACTTTGCACTATTTATACCAAGCTTTTCATCAATACTTATAAGTACAAGATTCTTGTAGTACTCACTGTTTGTGATAGTTTTTTGAACCTCTTCATTTAATTTTTCAAAGAGTTCCATTTTTGCAAACATATCAATATCAGAGTTTAGAACAGTATATGCTATTGCTTGTTCAATTCTTCCATTAACAGCTTCAACAAACTCAAGAATTTCATATTTGAATCTACCATCTTGAATATTACCTACAACTGCACGATAGTATTCTGGATTATACATTAGATCCATGGCGCGCATATAATCTTTGGCATCTTTGTCAAGTCTGATAAAGTCAACAATCTTGTCAAAAGCGTCTCTAAGATCTTCTTCTGATATCATGGCAGTGTTGCCCATTTCTTTATTCTTCAGGTACATAAATTCTCTGAAGGTTTCAACCATATCTTTATGATCTAATGAGTAAACTGTAGAATCTTTTTGTATAAGATTTCTGTCTTCATCATATTCATCAACTGTAATTGGTACACCCACAAAAGTGTCAAGTACTTTTTCACGTGATTCACCACGCTCACCAGTTTCTGAATCTTCTCTTACAAGAATCTGAGTATTATCTTCCCAAAACCCTAACCACTTGTTGTATACTTCAACTAAACGCTTTTTATCTTGAATCTTTTGTTTTACTTGAGTTTTTTGTTCTCCTTCTAAAACATCAAGACTTTCTTCAAGCATTTTAATTTCAGCCAGCATGTTACCAGTTTCACCTTTAAACAAATCAGGATTTGTCAAAACACGTAATGCATATTCTGATGAACCTGCAAATGAAGGTATCTGTAAAAGTTCTTGACTTAATTTTTTTGCACGCTCAGCTGCACGCGCACCTTTTAATGCATTAAGAGCAATAATTCTAATTGCCTCTTCTTGACTATTATGCATGATTGTGGCAACAAGTCTTTCCTTAGAACCCTTCTCATACATAAGAGGATCTGGAAGATTTTGTACTTTTTTACGTATGCCATCTACAGTGTCAGAATATTTCTGAACATCTTTGGCCATGGCATTTGTAAAATCAGCAGCAGTATCATATTTTGTATCTTCAAGCTTAACACCAGTAGCTGCTTCAAACTCTTCATTTGTCATGGTTTTCCCCATCTCACGAATTGCTTGTCTATACACTGCAATGCTACCAGTACGATTTGCTGCTAACGCACCAGATAACACAGAGTTATCTTGTCCATTTTGCCATTCATACTGAAGACCTTTTGCTGCAGCTTCTGTTTGAGATAATGACGCATCAACCTGATTTGTAAAACTTACAATATTGTCTTCTAATTTCTTATTTGACATTTGAGCCATTATGTCATTCTGAAGACTAATATCTTTTTCGAGTTGCTTTTTCATTTTCACATAAGGATTCTCTGCTGGATTGTCCTTATATGCATTCTCCATTCCTTTTTGTTGAATATAATTTGTGAGTTTACCTACAGTATGTGTAACAGGGCGAATCATTGAACCTGTTAATGCTCCTTGTAAGAATGTTCTTAGACCTTGTTTTGTAAATTGCTCATCAAGACCTTTGTCAAATGCTTGACCTAATGTATATTTGGTTCCATTGTATTGCCCAGCATAATAATGCTTCCAGGCAGAACCAGTCATCTCTTGTAAATTTTCCTGAAGACCTTCTGTTACTTCAAAACGTAAAGCGTCTTTTGAGAACTGTTTTCCAAACTCATAAAGAGCTTGCTTTCTTCCAAAGTCTTTGGATACTTTTCCAAGTAATCCATATGTACCAAAGAATCCTTTTTCATATGTTTTACCAAGCAACTTGCTAGATTTCCACATTCTATTTACACCAAGTGTGTTTTCAGCACCTTCTTGTATCAATTCTTTTGTCCATTTGTTAGCACCTGCAAAGCGATTAAACAAAGAACCAAACTGTAACCTGTTTGTCAGAAGTAAGATTCCTAAGTTTGTATTGTAAGATGCCCCAGAAGACTTCATTGCTAACTCTTTCATTTTAGCAAATTCAATAGATGGAGGATTTTCACCGTCATGGTCAGAGCGATATTGCTCAACCATCATGTCTAGTGTTGAACCATACGCAGTAATAGCTTCAAAGTTTGCCTCAGTAGAAGACATGTTAAACTCTTGAACCATGCGTCTCGTTCCCATCAATCCAATACCTGCAAGTTTACCAGCACTTAATCCACCTTTTGCACCTGCTGCAACTTTTTCACCATAACGAATACCTGTACCTAAAATAGGTGTACCTTTTGCTATGTTACCAGCAAGCTGTGTAAATGATTTTGACTTGATAATATTTCGCATGTTTAGCGTATAAATATCAAAGACTTCTTTCATAGATTGTCTAAGTGCATCAGAACCAATCTTACCAGCATTCGCTACTCTACGTGCTTGATTTGCCTGGTTTGTGACTTTACCTGCTGCAGATAATGCTTCAGTAGATTCGTTAGCCATGTGGAACGCACCTTTACCCATATCTGCAACAAAGTCTGTAAACTTAAATGCTGCACCTTTAACTGTTGATCTCAGACCACCTTTTGCAGCAGCACGAGTACCAGCCATAACTGCTTCTCTACCTCCAACGCGAGCTGCAGTTGCACCAAATGAAACAGCACCACCACCTCCAGTTACTGCTGTAAGTATTGCATCACCTACCAATTCAACACCAAGTGCTGCAAAGGTTCCTAATGCAAATCCAGCATTACCTATAAATTCAGACGCAGAACGTTTACTCCAAATATCATCTTCTTCTTCAGGTGGAACAAACACATAGTTCTTCATTGACTCTTTGTATTCCTCAAAGTTTGCGTCAAGCATTTCACCTTCTGTGGATCTAAGTTTATCCCAGTCTGCATTTACAACAGCATCAAACATTCTTCCATATGATGCAAAACTGTCTGTAAATGTGTTACCAAATCTTGTAGCAAAACTGTCAAAACCTTTACTTAAAGCTGAACCCCAAGTTTCTGTTTCTATATATCCTTTAGCTTTTTCAGGATTGAAGTAGTTAAATCCTTGAGGATCAAAGTCATCTTGATATCTAAACATGTCAAGATCTTTTCCTGCGTAACGTGTTTTTGGACCTACAACAGGATTAATTTTTTCTTGTAATGTTTTTGGAGCATGTCTTTCTACAAAGATTTCATTTGCATTTGAATCTATTACTTGATCCATTGCATTCATAAAATCACTTGGCATATTTGTTTTACCAGAAAGATTTGGTTTTGCAGGAGCAGATGGTTGTCCAAATCCTCCACCTGGACCACCAGGACCGCCTGGCACAATACTATTAATATCAAAAGATTGAGGCGTATCATTTTGTGCTTGCAATGCTGCAGCATCCAATTCTAATTGCGCATCAACATTTAAGTCTTGTGCTATATCTGCTGTTGAAACATTTGCAGCCATTTCTGCTGCTTGTTCCATTCCCATATCTAGTTCTTCTGCCATTAGTTATCTATTTCTGGATATGCCATTAATTCTTGTTCATCAAACTGAGACTCCCAAATACCTGTTGCATTTTGATAATTTGTCCAAGTAGCATTTATCATCTCAGATAATTGCATAAATTGTTGTGGATCGTTAGGATCAACTTGAAAGAATCTTTGTGTATTTTCTCTTATTCCTTTTTGAGGATTAAGCATTGTAAAGTCTAAGTTAACACCATATTGACCACTTGCGTTTCTAACACCTGATGCTGTCCAATCAAAACCTGTTGCCACCATGCTTGATGGAGCTTCAACTCTTGCATTTGGATTTCTGGCAAAGTTTTCCATGATACCATATGAGTCAGCAACAATTGAGTTATTGCTAATGTATTTTCTAATGCGTCCAAGTGCTGGTGAATTCTGTACATAAGAATAAGGTAATTTTACTCTAAGTGTTTCACCTGCACCTAATTTCATAGATTTTGCTTCTGCACTTGCTGGATCGACTTTCAAGTCTACATAAACATTTTTACCACTTGCATCATAACTTGCTAAGAATGATTCACCAAATAATTTTATTTGACTTGCGTATGGTAAATTACCAATCACACCTGCGTCAATCTTTTCTCCATTAGATTTAGTTATAACAATATTTTTATCACCTTTATTAAAGAATTGATATAACTCATCTGAAGAAGGTTTGGTCATGCTATATGTTGAACCAACAGGTCTTGATCTTCCTTCAAATTCAGAACCAACCACTGTACTCAAACGTGTTCGTTTAGATTCTGGCAATGCTGATAAGTCAAATATTGGTGTGTTATCTGCCAAACGCGAAATGATTTTTGCACCTGCATAAGTATCCTTAATTTTACCAGTTCTATAATCATAAACTTCAGATGCAATTTGTCTATAACTTTTGTCAAGTTCTTTTTGTTCTTGAAGAATTCCTTTCATAGATGTTATAGTACCAGTAAATGACTCTGCATATTTTCTACCTTGTGAGGATTTACCATTGTCAGTATATAGTTGTAAAACTTTGTTTGCTGTTGTATATGTATTAGAAGCAAGCGTTTGAACCAATGCATCAGCACCTGCTGCTGTATTTGCATTACCTAAAGATTGATTATAACCAATAAGACGTCCATACGTTTTTAATGTTCCTAATTCTTCTCCAGATAATTGTTGACCTGAACCTTGTGCAATTCCTTGCAGTTTGGAAAGAACGCCATAGTATTTTCCATGATCTTGATTTTTAGGAAGAACCATATTTATAAGACCAGTTTGTGCACCAAAAGCATTATTAAACAATTCTGTTTTGTTCTTGCTATTTGCAGATTTTAAAACATCAACACCTGTAGTTCCTGCAGCACCAACAAAATCACCAACATAATTCTCAGAAGGTAATTTACCATCAGCTTTAAGTTTCATGATTTCTATCTCTTCTGTTTTTTGCATTTTAAGCAATTCCATTTGCTGGTTTTGTTGAAAATGTCTTTCTGATTGTGCAAGACTAGCAGCATGTCTTGCATTAGCTGCAGACCTGTCCATGTCAGATATTACTTTCTGGTCAGGTTTAATATCTATTTCTGCAGTAGCCTGTGCAGTACTAACACCCCAAATAGTAGATGCATTCTTCTTTGCTTGAGATGATAGAATACTATAAAGATTTGACGCTGTATAATTTTCTGGATCTTCTTCAACCTTTTTAATCTCAGAATCATACTGTGTTTTAGATGAGTTAAGTTCATATCTTGTTTGAAGAAGTTTATCATATTTTTGAGCTAAATCTGATCTACCTGCAGGAATTCCTTGAGGATACAAGTCTTTCATTACTTGTATTTGGCGTTCTACATCTGTTAAACTTGTTGATGTTTCGCTAAGATCTTCTTTCTGTGATTTGATATATTCAGTTGAAAGCTTTTTTGAAACGTCAGCAGTTGCTTGCTGACGAGTATATCCTTGCTCCATTAAATCGCGTATTTGATTTTCTGCTGTCACACGTCCAATAACACCAAATTGTCTATCAAAACGATTACCCATAGTCATTGCTGCCCAGTTGCTAAATGGAACCTCAGCATATTTACCATTAGTATATGTCATGATGTATCCTTTACCATCAGGTCTTGCAAATTTTACTTGAAGTTTTGCATCTTTTGCAGCACCTGAAAGATATTCATTAACATCTTCAAATGGTGTGAAGTCACGTGGTTGCACTGACATTATTGAACCATCGCCACGTTTTGCTTTTCTCAAGTCATCTTCAGCAAACATGATATCAAGTTTTGAATAGTCACTGTATTGCGCACGTACCTTTGCATCAGTACTATTCTTGTAATTATTCATAGTACCTTTTTGACCATCATGATATTTTGTAACATACATGTCATATGCTAATTCTTTGTCATCAGTAATTGGATCTAAAAGACTTTGTGCACGCATTACGTTTGTAGGATCAGACAAATCTAATGCTGAAACATTGCGTAAACTTCCCTGAATCTTTTCAAACATTTGCTGCCTGAACTGTTGATTCTGAGAGTTAGTCAAAGGACTATTGAGAACAGAGTTATAAAGATTCTTAACTTGATCAAAACCTTTATCATAACGCGCTTGCGTAACTCCATATACCTGTGCTAAAAATGACCAGTCAGGAGACCATGGTTTTATGTCTGCTACTGGACTTCTATCTCCTGGAATAAAGTTTGCCATAATCTTTTAATTAAAAATCATCAAAGTAAGTTCCACCAAATTCATATGATCCTGGTGCTGTATAAAATGTACCACCAAACTCAGAACCAAATAATGAATTTGCATTTGCCACGTATGATTGTTGTTGTGTCTTGTTATTTGAATTTGCACGAGAATTATTCTGAGAAATACAAGATGCTTCCATTCTTGAAGCATAATCTCTTTTTGCTGCTTCATCTCGTGTTGCATCATTTTTTACACTATTATATGCTTGAGCATAAACAGCAGTACAGTCAGCTTGTGCTGTTGCACCACTTCCTGGAGATACATGTGTATTTGGCCCCATTATGTTGCGTCCTCTTCCTGACCAACTATAATCAGGAGTTATTCTATTTGCATGATATGCTTGTGGATATGCAAGTTTGAAACCTTCATCTTTAAATACATTACCCCAACCTGTGTTATAAAGCATTGCATTTTGTGCATCGTTCTTGTTAAGATCTCCAGCCCATTCGTCTGTAGCAACACCTGTGTCAACATCAAATTGACGTTTTTGACCAAGATTAGCTAAGTCATATTGATACTGTAAGCTTCCAATTCTGCCAAGATAATTGTTAACTGTGTCAACATTTTTCTCCTCAATGCCACTAATACCTTTTGCAAGTGCGTCATATCCTTGTCCTGCCATAGCTGCAAACCCAGTAGTTGCATCCATTGTGTTCATGGCAAGATCTTGTTGTTGACGCATTAAACCTGTTGCACCAGCTATCTGAGTTATTGGATTATTCAAATCATAACCTGAATAGATTTGTGGCATCTGGCGTAACGTTACACTAGGATGTGGAATACGTTGTCTTAAACCTGTTGATAGGTTGATGACATCAGGCGTAAACCATGGACCTGGCTTATTAGGTGGTGGTGGAGGAGTATCTGGAGGAGGTGGAGTTTTTGGAGGCTCACAATTTGTATTAGCCAACTCAAGACTTGAATACTCAGTTGATTTAACAACCTTATCTCCTTTTGGTTCAGTAGGTGTTTCACCCTCTTTATAGTTAACAGTTTGAACTGCTTTAGTACCATCAGAATATTCAACACAATAAAATTTCTGTTTTTCACCAGGAGGTGCTGGAGGTGGTGTTGGTGGTTTTGTTTTATAACCTAAACGTTCACCTAATGTTGTATTAGTATTGTAGTTGTCAATACCAGAAACTCTTCCTGTAATATCAAATGTTGTTTCATCATCTACACCTACTTGTTTATGTTCAGCAAGATCTTGAAATTGAGCATTATTCTGAAGAGCACGTCTATATGATATATACGTACCTTGACCTAAGTAGTTTTTACTAAAATCTATATCTTGTAATCCTTTGTTTTTTTCAATCAAAGCGCGTGCTTCCTCATTTACATATGAACCTTGATTATCTGTTCTACCAGTTGACGTTGAAGATGAAGCAACATTTTGATTACTAGTTGAAGGATCAAATCCATAAGCAGCAAGTCTTGCATTATTTCTTTCAAAATTCATCATTGTGTTGATGATTTCTTCAGGACTGGCAGCAAGCGCTTCTACATTTTTACCATATGATGTATGGAAAGTATCACGTGTACCTTGCTTTTTACCAGTATACATTCGTTTTTTAGAATCCTTTACGTCTTCTTGATATTGTTTAACAATTGCATTTTTAAAATCTGTGTTAAGACGTATCTGATTATTTGAATTTTGAAAGTCAATATATGCTTGTGTATTACCACCCCATCTGTCTTTAATTTGAGTCTTTTCCCAGTCATCAAGGTTATCAGCAGTTATCCATGTAGAACTTGCACGTGTAATGGTTTGATTTGGATCTTTATAAGATTCTCCTGTTTCAACATTCATTCTACCAAGAATCTTGGTTTCATCAGCAGCATCACGTATAATAACAATTGTGGATGGAGCACCACCATTAGGGTCTGTGATTATTAGTTTATATTTTTTAGCTTTTGTACCATTACTTGTTGTAAAATTTGCATCAACAAGTTCTTCTTTTGGTGGATCACCAGGACCTGTAACAGTACCTGCACCTGCATATTTAGGAAGAACAGAACCACCTCTATTATAACGTAGTTTACCATCTTCATCTATAAGACCACCATATCTATATTGCTGATTATTAATAGTCATCATCTGTCCAACAACACCACCTCTTTCAAGTTTAAAATCATTTTCTGTAAGACCATTATCAAACTTTGATTGTTGTTTTGCTGGAACAATAGGAGCAACAACTGATTTTTTGACAGGTGGTTGACCTGTATTATTAGAAGGATTAGCATTTACTGGTTGTTGTATTTGAGGATTCATTTTTATCTCTTCTTCAAGAATGTCAATGATACTTCCATCCATAACATTTTTTGCTGGTTTGATTAAAAATATCTTGTCAGGTTCCTTCATTTGAGCATTTGTATTCAATGCTTTTACCCATTCAGGATTTGATACAGCCATTTGTGCACCCTCTTCAGTATATTCAACCCATTGCGCAACACCATCAGCATCTGTGCCTACTTTAAAAACAGAACGTGGAGCTGCTGGTAATGTATATTCTGGTTTGTAATTTGCAGCTTTGTCTGGTTTATTGTCATATTTAGTTGACTGATTATAGATGTATTTTACATTGTCTTCTAACTCAGGAGCATCCCAGTTCATCCAACCTGCACGCTCTTTTGTATGTAATAAACCTTTATTACCTAATGGGGCGATTGTTGCAATATTAGTCTTATTGATTTTGTCAGAAGCCTTTGTAATCTCATCGTACATTTCTAAATACGTCTTACTACGTGGTCCTCTAAACCATTGATCTGTACTTTGGTCAATCTCATTAGCACCAATGTTTATACCTAAAATCTCAGTGTCATTAAAGAACATATTATATGGCCCTGATCCTTCTGTACCTGCTTGCGTATTTACAAGTTCTCTATCCTGAATTGGTTCTCCAAAGTCACCTTCAGTAAAGAACCAAGAATCATTATATGAAACTCTTGAATTCTTAATATCCTTTCTAAAGTCTTTATGGTTATCATTGTTCAAATACTCTTTATATCTTTCATACTTAGCCACTTCATTTGCAAATGCAATTTTTTGTTTGTAGTCAGTTGCACTTTCAGCTTTAGCTTTAGCATCTTTAATAAGCATGTCAACATTCTTGTTAAGAATCTCAGGACTATAGTATTTTTGAAGTTTAGTCTGCTCATTCTTATTGAGATATTTATATGCCTCTTGATGCAGTATAGCAACCATATCATCAATCTTATCTTGATCTGTAAAAGGCAACCATCCAACACTGTATGGAACATCTGTATCCTTAATTGTTTTAGCAGCATCAAGCATTTTTGCAGGATCTTGTGAAGCAAGTGCTTGGTAAAATGTATTACCAGCAGCCCATTGCTCAGCACCAGATTTCATGTACTCATCTAAATCAGATTTTTTACCAAATCCTGGTACATCATTTTTGTATGGATTTTTTGCTAATGCTTCTGCTTCTTTCTTTTTACCTTCTGCTAATGTCTTTTTAGTTTCATTATCATAGTATGTTCTCAGAGCTTCTTTTTGTTTTACTTCTGCTGCTGAATTGTTTCTTTTAAATTGCGCAGCAGCACTGTTATCACCTAAAGGTTCTTGAGAAGGTCTTTTACCAGATGTTGTCAATGATGGAGGTGGTGTTTTTTTCTTACTACCTTCTATCATTCGTTCTTTAACATCTTCTATACTCCAGTCATCTTGCTTTTTTGGTGCAGGTTTTTTTGGTGTTTGTTTTGTTGGTGTAAGATTAAAATAGTTTTGATATGCAATCATAGGTATCATACCTTTTGAGGCAATACCTGCATATGGAATAGTTACGCATGCTTTTACATATGGATTCCATTTGTACCCAATAGGACATGATGGTGTTGTCACAGTTCCAGCTTTCTGATATGATGGTATAGAACCACCAAATTGACCAGTCATTTGTTGTGCAACATCATCAGGTCCCATCATAGGACCTTCTGGCATCATACCTTGCATTGCATCTTCATCTTCAGACATTGGAATACCTTGACCTTCCATTTCTTGTGGAGGCATAGCACCCATACCTTGTTGAGGTTGTTGAGGAGCAAATTGTTCTGCCATTTGATTTGGGTCAATACCCATTGTAGAAAGAACATCTTCAGCAATAGCAGGAATTCCATCAGGAAAACCTTTCATTGATTCTTGTATAAAAGCTAGAATACCTAACTTTTGCTTATTCTTTTTAAGCATTTCTCCAGCAGAACGTTTTGCCAAAGGGTCAGCATTCTCATCTTTAAGAACTTCTATGTATGCGTTTATCTCATATTTTTTAGAAATTTCTCCAGGCGTATATCCTTGTTTTCTAAAAGGAAGATTGAATATCTTTTCAATCACCTCTCTATCTTTTATAGTTAGTGATTTGGTGTCTGAGAAAATAAATGAACCTTCAGGAATATTTACAGGTATTCCTCCTTCAGAATGACGCTTACCTTGAAAGTGCATAAGCTCCATTGTTCCATCTTGGTTTACATCACCAATAACTGATTCACCACCTTCAACTTCAATGTTTGCTTCTTCTCTTGGAATTGCACCCATCTTGTTATTTACGCTAACAGCATGTGGAGAAGTTTGGATTGCAGACGTGTTTCTTACAAGACCATAACCTTCTTGATCACCAGTCATTTTATGAGTCCCACCTTCTGGAGATGTTTTTATACGTACTCTATACATATTCTAAAGTTTTAGAAAGGGACATGGTCTACCACATCCCTCATTAGAAGTTACAAAAATATTCTGATTAATCCAATCCTCCATAGTACAAATGTAGCAAATCTAATCCAAAAATTCAACTTCACCACCCATTGCTATTATAGCTCTGAGTTCTTCAGGAGATACTTGGTAAGTTCCACCTCTTCTGTACTTTGTTCCACCAAATTTTGCATTCAGTGTTGTTTGCCAGTCTTGAGTTGCACCTTGATTAGCCAAATCATAGTTGGAACCTTGATTTGCATTTGCTTGCCAAGAACCATACATGTTAATTGGATTGACTGCAGAAATCTCCATTGAGTTACCAATGTCTTGTCTTTTCTTTTGTATTTGCTTCATTCTTTTGTTTCCTTGAATCTCATTCAAACCAGCATTCCAACCAGCTAAACCTGAATAAAGATTCTGTGCTACTCGCGCACCTAACGCATCACCACGATCAACAGTAACTTCTTTTGTGTCAACCATGTTTGCGTTTGGATTTGCACTTAATGCATTGTTAGCATTACTTGTGCCAGCAACATTCAAGTTAGAGGCGTTAGTTCCAGCAGTGTTATTAAAACCTGCAACATAATCATTGTATGGTTGTATATCTTCTGGCTTTAAAGGAAAAGTTTTTGATTGTACTTGTGCCCATTCTTGCTGTGTATATGGAGTTGTTTCATTATTGAGTGGCCCACCACCACCATACATTGGCATAGATATTCTTAACTTACGTCTGTTGTCTACAAAAGGATTCCATTCACCACCATCTCTTTTTACTACTGCAGGATCTTCAACAGGAGGATTTGTTCTATTATTAAGTTCATCTACTTCAGTTGATTTACTAAGATCTGGACTCCACATAGCATCACGTTTAAACTGATTTCTCTGTCTCATTTTGCCAAAAAATCCAGCATCTTCATAATCTTGTTGTAACTCTTCTTTTGAACCATACTTATTTTCTCCAAATAATGCAGGACCCTGTGATTTAAAATCTTTCTGCGTTTTTCCAGTAAACTCAAGCATGTCATTTAATCTATCTTGGTCATCATATTTACCCATAATTGGATTACCCTCTTCATCTGTACCTTCTCTTCTTGGTGCATTACGCAATGGATTATCATATGAAACAAGTTCACCTTGTCTACCAATACCTTGAGGTTGTCCATACTTATCAGTGCTTGTCTTCAGGAATGAACCTTTTGGGATATCACCATTAACACCAGTATCAGTAATATTACCTGAACCTGGATTACCTTGGTTCTGAGAATCTCCTCTACCTGCATCTTTGTATGAACGTTTATTATCATACTCAAACACGTTTCCTTTATCATCGTATACAGTACGCTTAGTACCAGAAAATATTTTCTTAGCTCCAAGTGCTGCACTAGATACTGCACCTGTGGCTCCTAATAACATTTGAAGATATGGACCAAATGCCCCAGTAGCACCAAGTGTTTGTGCACTACCTAAATTACTTCCTACTGCTAATGCTTTGTTTACCCAGTTGTTATCAAGATTTGCAATTTTGTTTTTGTCAGTTCTTACAATGTATGGACTGTTTGTTAATCTTGGATCTATTGGCGCACCATTTGCATTTGTATTATTGTTATTTGCAGTGTTGTTAGTAGCATTAGGATTTTGTCCCTCATAGTTTTCCTTTTCCCACTCATCATAAGTTTGAGGAGCAGCTCTATTCATACCAGGCTCAACTGCATCTTTATTATGCCAATCAAGATATCCTTGAAATTTTTTCTGTCTATCAGTAGCACCTTGGTCCCATAGATATTTTTTATTTTCTGCAGCCATCTGATCTTGTGCAGGATTTTCTTTATTCCATTCATCTTGTGACAATGGTGCTGCTCTACTCATTCCAGGATCAAGTGCATCCTTACCATACCAGTTTTGATATTCTTGAAACTGTTTTTGTGATTGATCAGAACCAAATATTTTTAAACAATCTCCATCAGGACCTTTATAGTATCCTACTGGACATCCATCTTCAGTACCACCAGCACCATATTGTTTCATTCCACCATTGACAAATCTAGCAAGGCCACCAAAACGCGCATTTGTAGTAGTACCAAAATCCTGAGTTGTTCCTTGGTTAGGAGTAGGATTGGTATTTACGCCAGGTATCATTGGAGGTTGTGCTTGTGTTTGTTGAAATGGTAGTTGACCATTTAACATTTGCTGATGGAATGCTCCCATTGCAGCCATTGAGTTATTAAAACGTTGAGTGTTTTTTGTATTACCAGAATTCAACATCTTGTCATAATAACCCATTTCAGCATTACGTTGTTTATCTTTTGCCTCAGCCTGCAACTGCATATTTTGATTATATGTATCAGTTGTCTGTTTAGTACTAGCTTGTGTTTGTGCAGGATTACCACCCATACTAACTGGACCAGAACCTGCTTTCATTGTATTGACAGTTGCTGTAGAAGGAACACAAGAACCTGTCGTATCATTCCACTCATAACCAGCTGGACAAGTTCCACCCATATTCATTCTTGGCGTAGTAGTATATGCATTACCACCATTAAAAATATCACCAGAAACTCGCGTGCCTGGATTGTATAATTGCTCTGGAGCAACCATTGCTTGTGCATCAGGTACTAATGGATTTCCAAATTCATCTGTTTCAATAGGTTCACCATTAACATTATAGATAATATTAACAACGTTCTTTTTGTTTTTCAAACGTCTTGCATTGTTGTTACTGAAAAAACCACCAAAAGATGCTTGTTGCATTTCAGAATCAGCAACTTGTGATTGGTCAGCATTCTGGTCCATTGCCATCATTGATGGATCCATACCAGCATTAGGACCAGCTTGTTGCATCTGCGCCATTTGTTGCTGTTGCGCTTGCATTCTTATTTGATTATCTTCTGCTTCTGTTGAATAATCACCTTGCTTAACAGATTTGTCAAACTCCTGTTTAGCAACTTCAAGTAACTGACTAGCTTGTTCTGACTTTAAACCTGAGTCAATGAGTGTTCTTTTTAAGATTCTTTCACTTGTTCCCTTGCTTAACTGATCCAAAAGAAATGTCATCAATTGTTTTGCATTTGCATCAATTGTAGACGCTTGTGGTCTTTGTTGAGCTTGTCCAGACATGTCAGCAATAGGAGATTGTTGCTGCATGCTTTCGCCACCATCATTATATCTTACTTTGCCACCACACGAGTAGCATTGTCCTCCTGCTAAGTATTCAAACATGTTATTCATTTTCTGATAAATTTACTTAAAGTTTTTATATTACCACCATATCTATTCTGTGGTGTTTCTGATTCAGTTCCATTTTTCATGCCTTCCATTATACCAAAACCAACAGCTGGAATTGCTACAGGTAAAAGTTTTATCAAATCTCTTCTTTCTGTCATTGGTGTTGTTTCTTTAAAATGACTTTTTAATGTTTGATTGTAAAAATCAAAAAGACTTGCGTCATCATTGGCCTCAGCATTTTTAATCCAGTCCATAATTTGCTTTTGAGATAACTCAGGTTTTGCTGCTTTCATTTGCGTATAAAAGTCATATCTAGCTCTCATCAATTCTGAATGAAGCTCAATAGGTGCACTTGCCCATGTTCCAGCTACACGTTTTCCAGTTACAGGATCTACTGGTTTTGCTTCAACCATTGCATCTTTAAATCTTTGTGCAATTGGATTTTTACCACTACCTGTAAAATAACCAACTGCAGGATCATAGTCTCCTAATAATGACGCCCAATAGTCATAAAACTTCTGATAGTCATGACCTACCTCATGTACATTTACGCCTCCAACATATTCTGGTGAATATGAAGTTTTAATACTTGTTTCTATTAGTGTTGGTTCGTCATGATAGAATGGTTCCCAATCTGTTCTTGATCTTGGTACAAAGTTTTTGTTTTTCCATGTCCATGGTTTCCAAGGTGTGTATTCTCTTGGTTCTTCAAGCATTCTTGTAACTGGACTAAAGTCTCTTCTTCTAACTGTGTGAAATTGTGGTTCATGTACTTTTGAAGCAAGTGTTATTGAAGATTCGCCTGTTCTTACACCACCTATATCTTTCCAATCATTAGCTAATGTCATTTGATCAGAATCTGATAATGCAGCAAAAGATGGTTCTGACAATGGATCGCGATAATCCATGTCAACAAGTTTGGTTCTTTCTTTGCCAAAATCTGTTATTAACTGTCCTCTATTTTGAAAAGCATTCTTAGGAATTTGATCTTCAGGTACACCAGCTTCTTTATACAAGTTAATCACCTTTTGTTTAAATGTTGGATCAATTGCATCTTCAGCACCTCCAGCAAGTTTTGTTCTGATAGCATCTCTTTTATTAATCAATGCCTGTCGCTGGTTCCAAAGATTCTCATTATTTTTAAGAATAGTAATAACATCTGGATCTTGTGCTGCTAATTCAGAAATTTTTTGATTTTGAAATTTGTAAAAATCATTGAGGTCAGTTTTTAAAAACTCATCATAAGATTTTATATTGTTTGCAGCATAATAGTCATCCATTATTACCTTATTGATATCACTAGCCTTCTGCATTATTTGCTGGTTTGTTGGAGAAGCATTTAGTCTAGTTATTTTAGCAGATAACATATCAGCTTCAGAAGTACTTGCAACCATTTCATTGTACTTGTCAATATCTTTTACACCCCAGTTTACAGCAAAATCACCTGAATCATCAAATGCTTCTGCTTGTCCTAGTTTGCCTTCATTGTAGATTGATACTTCTTGTGTTGGTACACCTGTGTCTTTAAGTACTTTTTCTGTATTTATGTTTGGATTTTCAGCTTTTAGTTTTGCTGCATCATCTGCTGTTAGTGTTTTATATTCATATCTAGCATTATCAGAATATGGTTTAAGTCTTGCAGCATCATCTACTTCTGATGCCAATGTTGCAGGTGCAAATTCAGCAGTCTCACCCATAACAGGTAGTGCTGTGCTTTTTGTATTTTTTAAAGCATTTACAGTTCTTGGTAGTACCTTACTTGCATTTACTTCCATAGCAAGAGGCGTTGTCATCAACATACCCATTATTAATTCTTCATTACCTTTCCCAATATCACCTTCACTATATGCTTTAAAAGCATTTGGAAAATTATGAGACACACCTTCATAAGCACCATACCCACCCAACATTGATCCTACAGATGCTTTATTAGCAATTTTTTGAACAAGTGGTGACGAGTTGCGCAGCATATTTGGACCAAGATTATCTAGTATAGATATTGGCTTAGCTTTCATTAAAGCATTCATACCTTTCCAACCATACTTAGCACCTTTAAGCAAAGGTATTATTGTAGCGGCATCCCATGCTGCATCGCCATAATCACCTTGTCCAAGATTCATACCTGCTGATACAGCAGATCTAAATGGATTAACATAGTTAATCATGTCATTTAGTGGTGATAAAAGACCATCACTTTTGTGTGTCATCTTATCATAGTACTTGTAATCTTCTCCTAAACCTTCAGGTTCAAGAGACATTGATGCTTGATATGCTAAAGGACCTTCTCCTCTTGTAATTAAATTCCAAGGTGTTTGTAGTGGATCTGCAGCTACTGCTGTAATAAAGTTGGCTCCTTTTTCAAACCAGTTCATATCATCATATGCTTTCTGTTCTCTGCGTTTAAAGTCAGCAAACTTTCGTTGATCCAATGCTTCAAAAAAGTTAGGATTTGTACGCATTCTTTCTAATACAATTTCCTCTAATGTCAATGGACCACCAGGTCTGTGAGAATTTTCTTTAGATAGATAGTATTCAGTTAAATGAGGAAAATGCTTTGCAACATCACCATTCATTACTAGTCTTCTTGCTTCTTCCTTTTGTCTTTTTGTTATGTTCTCCCACTGTTGGAAATTTTCTTCCATTGTGGGAATCTTTGTAAATGCATCAGTATTGATTTGTACACGTGTATTGTCAGAACCAGAATTTCTTAAAGCTTGAAGTCTGTCAGCCTCCTGTTGTTTCAACTCATTCTCTTTACGAGCCTGCTCATCTTCTTTTTGCTTTTGCACCTGCAAGTCCTTTAAGGCATTTGCATTTTCTATTGTTGGTGCATTTTTAGATACGTAGTTAATCTTATTTTGTGTAGGTATAAGAGCACTGTTTAGTATGTTCGAACGATCCTGAGCTTTCTTTGCATTTGCTGCATCTAAATCTACTTTTTCTGTAGTAGTTTCTTTTAGGTATGGATCTTTTGATTTAAAGATTTTTTCAAGTTGTGTGGAGTCATATACAGCAGTACCATTAATAGATGGAGCATTATAATAAGTATAAACCCACTTATTGTATGTAGGATCAAAGTATTGCCACTGGCCATTGTTGTCCCTCTTATATCTTACGCCATTGTAGTTGTACTCTTTCATTATCTGAAAAATTTGTTTAGCAAAGTTACCTTTTCAAAATTTGATTGACCTCCAAATCTTGCAGTTTGTGTTTGAAACTCTGTGTTAGTGTTTAAATCTTTTTGAACTATATCATTAAACATTCTTATTGTTTCTTCTTCAGTATATGGTGCTGTTATCCTATATATCTGACTTTCTGTTTTTGGATCTAATTTTCCAGATTTTCTTAAGTCAATAAGTTTTTTATAATGTTCTGGAGTAAAGTTTCCATTCACTGGATCATAAAGTCCTAATTTCATCATTACTTCTGCAGACACATCTTTTGCTGATTTTATTTCATCAGGAGACTCATAATACTCTTGATCATCTGGTGGATACATAAGTTCAACTATCATCTTTTGCAAAGGATCTTTAGATAAATCTTTAAATTTATATGGATTTGCAACTTTTAAATCACCTTTTACAGAAGCATGTGATCTTTCATGTAAGTCATGAGCTTTGTTCCAATCTTTAAAATAAACTTTATGTGAAATTTCTGATTTGGCATCTAATACTTTTTTAGCATCATCATACATATTTTGATACTGTGCTCTTAACTCTTTGTTATATTTTCCTCTAGTAGGTAAACTATTCATTAATGTTTCTACATTCTTTAAGTTTTCAGAATACTGTTCTAATTCTGGATTATTGAAATAGTATGCTGCTGCTGTTTCATAAGGAACAGGGGGATATGCTGAATCACCCATTTGTACAGTTTCTAAATTTTGAAGTATTTGTTGTTTGTAATTTTCTGCTTCTTGAGTAACATCTTCAAGAGGCTTACCAACCATACGTGCATATCTTTCTGTAAACAATGGACTATTTGCCATTGATTTTAAAAAATCTGTGTTTTCTTTTGCAACATTAGGATCATAATTTGCAGGAATACATCGTCCATTTTCATTTCTTATGTAACCATCAGGACATGGTTCCCCACCTTCTGCATATGTATTTATTGAACCACCAAATTCTAACCATCTAGGATGTTTAACTTTTTCTACTGGCTCACATGGACAATCTGCACAATATCTTCTTTCTCCTTCAGGACATTCCTTTTTAGGTTTCTCCTTTTTAGGTTCTTCTTTTTCTATTTCATTTTCTTGAAAAGCTCTTTGTTCATCTTCTTGTTTTTCTTGAATTCTTTTATCAGCAACTTTCTTTTTTGTTGATTTAAAATCACTAAATTTCTTTTTAAGTCCAACATTTCCATAGAAGTCAAATCCTACACCAACTGTATCTGGTTGAGATTGAATCTCTCTTTCAGCAGTGCCAAAATCAGGTCCTCCATATACACTATTATTACCAGTAGCTACTACTTCCATATCATCTGTTTCTCTTTGGGTCATTTTACCTTTAAAGAAATTAGCAGTTGCACCAGCTTCTCCAAAAATAGAAACATCATCTCCTAAAACTTTATTAAGAAAAGACTTTCTATCAGGTTCATATTCACCTTTTAGTCTTCCACCTATTATTGGTGACATTTGGGCTTTTCCTTTACCAAGATTTAAACCTCCTTGAAATCCAGCATATGCATCCATATGACCAGCGCCATAACCTGGTTTAACTGTTTTACCAAAAGGTGTTCTTCCTCCACCAAATACACCAACACCAAATCCATCAGTAGGACTGTATTCAGCACCAACATTAACAAATGGTCTAAATTTTCTAAAACCATATGTTGGATCATTTTGAGGAGAGTTTTCATAATCAAATTTTACTCCAGCTGATGGTAAAAATTTTGCATCTTCTCCAATCATTTGACTGTATGGCATACCAACATAAGCATCCATCATCCAACCTTTTGTTTTCTCTGAATCAATTCTTCTATTTTTGCTAAGTGGTAATTGTACACCTACATTAAAAGAAGAAGCACTGTATGGATTGTATATATCATATGCAGCATTTTCTCCAGTTAAAGTATCAAAACTATTATTACCTCCAACAAAGTTACCCATGTAAAGGGGATTAACATAAACTGCACCTTTTTTAAGTGGAGGCCAATCACCACCTGGTGCATACTGAGTTAAACCACCTTGTTTGTAAAATGTAGGATTCTCACGTGCTTGTTTTTCAAGATCAGCTACCTGTTTACCATAAGTATCTTGAACGTATCTCTCAGTATCAAATCTATTAACATACGCATGATCAGGTCCTAGACCAACTGTGTTAGGTCTTAAGTTTTTCCAAACACTTCCAATACCATAATCTACTGGTGAACCATTGCTATCTATATATTTAGGATGCCCATCATCTGTATATCCTATAAAAGTCATAGCATGGGAATTATCAGCACCTTTAAAATTTACAATATCACCAACTTGCACATTTCCTTTTTCCAATGCGTCAAAGTTTCTATCAGAAAACTTTCCAGTTCTTTTAAATGGAACATCTCCTCTATCTACAGCATGTATAAATCCAATATTAGAATTGAAATGCACTGGGTTGAATTTTTTAAAATAGTCTTCAGTTTCTGGTGCACATCTATAACCAAGACCTGCAATATACATGCAACTTGGTTCAACAAAACTTTTTATACCTTCTTCTCTCCATATCTTTCTGGCATCTGGATACTGCGTATCTGTTCCTGTTTGTTTAGCACGTTCAACAACTCCTTTTTCAAAATCAACAACTCTGTTTGGAATACTGTCTGCTTTGTCATATATTGCCTGAATCTCATCAGTCTCACGACATTGACCATCTTCACAATCTGGATCTGGAACACATTCCCCATTTACAAGACTGTATCCAAAAGGACAATCTGCCTCTGTTAACCCACCTCTTTTATAAGTGCGCTTTTGCTTCTTGGAAATATCTCCAAGCATTTCATACATTCTATCTTGAGTAAATATTGCCATCACTTAAAGTTAAAAAAAATCAGGCATATATCCAAAACTACCACCATGCTTTGCATACTGTATGTCATCATTAAATCTGTTTGGTTTTACTGGTGATGTATTGTTTACCATCAAGTTAAACAGATCTGTCATACTTTTGTTATCTTTAGAAAGTTTAAACAGCTTGTACATATCATCATTAAATGCTGGACTACCTTTTGTAAACATTCCAGCGTTTTCAGCTTGTTTAACCATATCAGCTATTTCTTCTTCTGAGTATACCTTTGTTGGATCCATATTAAACATTTTACGCCAATTCATTACGTATGAGTGCATGTTTCCTAAACCTTCAGGTGTTTGACCAGTTGAATACATGTACTCATCATATAACTCATCGTCAAGTGCTTGATCAGCTTTTACTTGGTCAGCTATTGGACTTGCATCGCGAAAATCTTCATATGACTTTATGTTTTCATTTATGATTTTCTGATGTTGAGGTTCTACATACTTTTCAGCAGTAAAAGTTGAGTCTGTCGTTCGTTCGTGTAAATCAGTTGCAGCATGCTCAAAAGGATTTTGTCTTGCCATAGAAGATATCTCAATTACTGGACCTTGCGTTTTTGTCTGACGAGTGTATGTACCACGTAAAGCTGGATCACCATCAATTATATCAGGATACGCATATGTTAAAGGTGACGTAGCCATTCTTTCATTTATCATTGGTAAGACTTTACCCAACCATTCTGCATGACCTTTTGGTTTAGATAATCCATCAAAATTTGGATCATTTACAACTTTTCCTCTGCGCGAGTACCAATCTGTTAGATAATCTTTTGCGTAGTTTTCAGTTACTATTGGTACACATGATTGTAATGTTTCATTCCATTCAAAATCTTCAGGACAGTCAGTTGGACCACCTTCAGCTTTACGTCTTATTTTGCGTTCTTGTTGCAACATTTCCTTTGTTGGTTCTTTACCACTACCACGATTTGCTCTGATATTATCCCAAAGACCTCTTTGAGAATAACTGCCATCTGCACGTTTGATCATCTCACCGCCTTTTTTAAAAGGTGTATTTGGATCTTGTGCCCACCCTTTTAATCTAGGATCTGTAGGTTCTACACCAATCATTGAAGGCATCATTCTGACATCTTTTGGTCCTTCCTTACCTGCTGCATATATAGATTTAGCAAGAGTATCGTTAGGTCCTTCATACAAAACTTGACCATTTTCATCTTTTACAATGTATGTCCCTGGATTTGTGTAAACCATTTCTATTGTTCTCTTGTTCCCAGTTGCGCGATTTGCTGTTTGTTTTTCTAATAGCAAGTTTTTAAGTTGATCAATACGTTGTCCAGCAGGGATACAATTTACACCATCCCAAACATAGCCATCAGGACATGGATTATCCATCATCTCACCACCTTCTTCCTTTGCAAAGTTTCTAGCAAAGTTTGCCTTCTTGACCATTGCTGGTGAATACTCTTTTCTATTAGCCAAAATGTGAGATGCTGCTTCTTGAATAGACATGCCCATGCGCGTAGCTTGAGCTTTGAACGTGCCTTTTTTACGTGGGTCTAAATGAATACCCCCACGCTTTGCTTCTTGATATGCCTGATCTAAAGACATATCTTGTTGCATAGGTGGCATTTCCTGCTGCATACCTGGAACAAACTGACTCAAACTTTGCGCTTGATTCTGCATTAATGCATCTTTCAATTGCTGTTTGACCATTTTTTCTTGTTGTATCTGAGATTGTCTCTGACCAAAATTTGTCAGAACCTCAGCTACTGTCCATTTTTTATCATTTGAATTCATCATCTTGGACTATTTAAGTTTTTAGTATTTACAAGTTTAAGAATCATTTTGTTATCACCACTTATGTTCTTTCTTAGAATAACTCTGTTACCATAGTGTCTAAACTTTTTGTGTTCCAATGGTGACTTGTTGTAGTCTACATACTCAGGATTTATATCTTTCTTATAGCCAGAACATTTAGTTCTCCACATTGGAAGTTTTGTACCAGAAAATTCTCCTCTATCATCTGTAATATCCCAAAATGTATTGAATCTATATTTGTTTTCTTCTTTGGCAAAAAGTATTTCAATATAGTCAGGACCAATTACAGGATTTGCAAGGATGTCTAATGGATTACCTTTTTGCTTTATTCGCATTTTAAGGATACCAGAAATCTGTTCAGAGTTATAGATAACTGCTCTGTCAAAGTTTTGATCTAGCACATGGTGAAAATCTTTACCATCATTGTAGAATTTATACACATCTAGATAATACTCAAAACTTCTAAGAGTAGTAACTTGATTTGGTGTCACAACAGGATACTCAATTTCCCATGGATAGTTAGTACCATAGTAGTTACAGAAACTATCCCAACGATCATTATGTTTCCAAATTTTGTTATTGTTTATTGTAAAGAAGTTCTGATAAGAAGGCATCATAAGTGTTGGATGCCAGTCATGGAAGCTTATCCATATTTTAGATTTTGGATCATAGCTTACTGTCCAGTTACAAGGTTCAAAACAAAGTGGATCATCAAATGCACAAGGACATTTCAATGGTGCAGGATCTACTTTAACACTAACTGTACAAACACTTGTTGTATCATTAGCACCAAACATTGTTAATGTGTATGTAGTACTAACCAAAGGTGTCAATGTAAGTGAACCACTTGGATATACTTCATAATTACCAGGTGTAATAATACCATTTGTGGCTCCAGATGAATTCCATACCAACTGAATAGTTTCTCCTTGGTTAATATCAACTTTGTTTATTGAGAACTCACAAGATACAGGACACTCAACACTTTTGATAATATCTTCTACAATTGTTCCAATAGCACCAGATGGTGAATTGTATGCTGTACCACCTGATATTGTTGCATACGTATCATGTACTGCTTGCACATTAGGAATTGATACACCTGCACCTGTTGCAATTGGATAAATTTGAACTCCCATTGATGCTGCAATATTGGATATTGCAAGTACTTCTGCTTGATCTATTGCATTGAATGTATCATCATTTTCTCCAGAAGGTACAGCATCAGTTATTACTATAATCATCTTTGTTGCATCTGTTCTAAACGCACCCAATGCATCTTCAAGTATATCTCTTATTGCAACATCCGTTGGTTCAGGAATACCTACACCAGATCCTAATGTTATTGCATTAACGTTTGGTTGAAGTGTTGCAATATTGTTTAAGCTAAAAGGTTCAACAATTGTATTGTTTGTAGAAGTAGAAGTTATCTGATTCACAGTAATTACACCTATTCTATAATCATTGTTAGAAGTAGTAGCAGCTTGATTTGCAATAGCTACAATACTTGCCTTAGTATTAGCTAAAACCGCACCCATACTACCTGTTATATCTAAAACAATAGCTATATCCAATGGTGGCGTACAGTCAGTTTCACTTTTTAATGTCAAAGATTTAAAGTCAATATTATCTGAACGTTTTGCATCTGGTGTGTCTGGATTAGGTTCAGCAGTACCACATAAATAGTAAGGTACGCCAGATGGATCATCAAATAATAAGTCATTACGCAATGGCACATAGTCTCTTTTTGTAAAGTAGACTAACTCATACATTGAATCATATATTGCTTGTACACCAATCCCTGCTACTGGATTATCATATAGTGGATAGTCAGGATATACTTCCAACATTTTTGAAGGAAGGTTTTCTGCAAACCAGAATTTTAAACCACTACGAGATATCTCATCAAGATTAGTTCCAGTTGTCACAAATATTTTTCCTATATCTTGTGACACAAAGAATAACCCATATGGTGTGTTTACCGCAGCACGTGATGATATAGATGAACCATATGATAAGGCATCATCTGCATTTACAAGACTTTGAAAGTTTTGCTGGAATAATCCACTATCACCAATTGTAACTTTAACTCCTCCCTGTGTTTGTAACTGATCAACACCCACAAATGTAGTAGGTTCTGCATTTTCAAAAAGAATTACACAACCAGTTGCATTAAGTGGTTTGATTATATTTATTCTGCCATTGAAGTCTTTGTAATTGAGAGGCAAAAAGTTTCTCCAGTTGTCTCTTCTAAGTCCTGCTTGTTGACGTAGCGAATAGACACTTCTTCTTGGATAGTACTCAAAACATGTTGAGTAGAGTTGTGGGTCATAGTCGCGTGGTAAGATATTTCCCCAATTTGCGAGGTTGTTGAATAACTTGGAACTACTGAGTGATAAATCATATTTGTAAAATGCTGGTTTAGTAATTTGATCTGACCTGAACATTGTAGACAAATCATTAAAAGAACGTCCATAAACGTCATAGAATTTCTGAGAGTCTTCTACACCATAATCCCTATATGCCATGTTTAACTCTGACTCAGTAAAGTAATCGCGTACACCATTATAGAAAAGATAGAACCATGAATTCTTTCTTACAAGACGTAGTGTAAATCCATTGTTTGCAGCATCAAGTCTATAATTGTCAGATGGTGTTGTTAAATCTAAATCAGGAAGTAACTGTGATGGAAAATTCCAATCAAATGTTATGTTAAAATCTGAAGCGTCAAAGTTTTGATAAGATGCCCAGTATCTTGGAGCAGGACCATTCACATAGTTTCTGTAGTCCCATTCTGTTCCATCCATTTCACCTAACATCCATGTGTTAAAGAAAAAATGTGCATTCTTTTCAGTGTATCTATTTATATAAACATCACCACCAAATATTGCATTTGTATTGTAAGTAACGCCTACTGCAGGTACTGTTTCATATACACATGAATCAGTAGGTATCTGTACTATGCCATAAAGCTGACCATACTGATTTTGATAGTCTACTTTAATAGCACCATAATATTGACAAATGCTAGACGTAAATTCACCAAAAGGATCTTTGTATGAAATGCCTGATACATCTTTAACACGTTTTTTTGAGTTGTCTATTGATACTGGTAATGGCAAATCCTTTGTAAGTTTTAAACCTACAAACTTTGTTCTGTAAAGATTGTTTATTCTATAGGTATTATCAAAATCCTGGATGTGCATTCCAACATACTTGATCATGTTATCTTCTATTCTACGTCTAAATGCTTTGTTGTATCCTGAAGGAACACTTGTGTTATTAACATTTGTGTAGTTAGAATAAAAACCATGACTATTATACTGAAGCAAGTAGTCTCTGTAATTTGACATATTTCTAATCAAATCAAGAACAACACTCATTCCACGTGGTATCCAAAACCCTAAGCTTATTGCAAATTGTACAATACCAGCTACTGTTCCCACTACGTTAGCTTGACCGCCAGTAGAAAGTCCTGAAAGAATACCACCAGTAATTAAATCTGAAATTGTTGTAGCTGATCCAGATTCTCTAGCAGCATCAGCATAAGGTGCACCAGTAGCTGCAACCAATGGAAAGTTTCCTCCCTTTACTGTTGATTTCCCTAAAGCTTCAATCAGTGCAATCCCTAAACCTACTGCAACAGACAATGTAAATGCATTATCAGTAAGTAACTTAAATCTAGGATGCTTGTATGGTAATTCAAACTGACCTGTAGCAGTACCCTTTTCTTCTGTATAAACCTTGATATAGTTTGTACCAAATGCTGGTCTTTCAAAGTTTGTTTCTACAGAGTGAAAAGATAAATAATTCTTTTTATACTTGTTTAATTTAGAAGCATTTTCCCATGGGTCTTCATTTTCATTGTTATCAAGAATTGTATAGTCATCAGACAAGAATGGATCAGGACGTACATCATTGTATGGATAGTTTTGCATCAAACCTTTTTTACTTGTTTGACCATTTATGTTGAATTCCAACATATTAGCAAAAATTCCTTTTGCAACAATTGACTTGTTCCCTTCTCTTGAACCACGTAGTATTTCATAACCAACAATCTCAGAAATAGGATTACCATCTAAATCTACTGGTGGTTCTATATTACTAAATTCTACACCAAGTACAATAATTCTACTACCTCCTTGATTATGGATATGAATAGTTTCATTTGAAGGCATCTTGTGATGGCGTATAGGCTTGTAACATAAGTCACCCCATACTTCAGGGTTTACAGGATATCTTTCAATTGATTCCCAATAACCCATATTTCCTCTTGCAATAACAATCCCTCCATCTTTTTCTGAACCTGACGCAGGTACTTTTGTAGAAGTGTCATATACTTGCCAAGCAAATTGTTCAGTAGGATCAACAATATCATCGCCACTAACTGGAAGTAAATCAGAAGGTATTGCTGCACGTCCTGGTATATGATAAGATGCTGTACGATTTCCTGTGTTATATATCCATCTGATAAAGTATGAATAAACTTCATCACGCATGTATCCCATAACATTACCACCATTCCAGTAATAATTTGTATCATATTCAACAGCAACCCAATTTGTTTGTATTTTGTTAGCTTGTATTTGATAGTTAATGTATGGTTGTGTACTTACACCACTTCTGATAAGATATCCATTAACAACAGCCATTTTCTCACTCTTATCATACACCACATTTCTTAATGGTATATAAGACAATGGAATTGTTTCAAGTGCTCCTTGAATAACATCAATGATTACAATTTTTTGATTTATGTTGTAGTATCCTATCTTTTTTGCAATCGCGTTTTGCGTATTGACAGATATGATTACTAATTCATATTCTTCAAACTGTGGATCAAGGTCATCAAGATTTATTTCAAGACTTCCTCCAAATCCACTATCTTTCCAAAGACCTTGTGGTACACTTGGCATTGAGTATTCTGTCAAACGTATTCCATTTTCAGAATAAGCAATAGCAGCCATGTAGCTACCATTAATAATTTGACCTGAACCAATTGCTTTTCTAATATTTACACAAGGTTGTTTTACTAGTGGATGTAAACGAATTTTGTTACAATCCAATCTATCAGTACAAATATCGCCATCACAAGGATCTTCACTTGCAGGAACACATATGTATGGAATATTATTTAGATTCATAACTCTATCTGGATTCAAGTTATCTTGCCAGTATCCAGAAAAAGTACAATCATAATTTTCTTTTACAAACGCTGTAATAAGATTTGTTGTCTTAAAATTAAGGCATGTGTCATTGATAAGTTTTGTGTAACTACATTTTGACTCATCAAAAATACCTATTTCAGAATCAATATTATTTGTTGAAAACACTAACCATTCTGTTTCACGTATAAATGCATAGCCAATAATAGTATATGGAGCCTGAGCACAAAACTTGTTTGAAGGTTCATTTCCTATAGAACCTGTTTCACCATAATGCGAATTGTTTATTGCATTAATAGCGTTATACCAAAGACCTTCAGACATAAAAATGTCTGTGTTGTCTTTAACCATTCCCTTGTTAAAAGAATTGGTTTTGACACCTGTTGTGTTTTGTGTATTGTCAGCCATCTGTTATGTGTAATATGGATGATACGGCATATGATTTTTAAACATGTCATAGAATCGCGAATACTGTGCTTTTCTATTTGTCTCCCACATTTGTTTCAATTCACCAAAGTCAGGAGTATTTATAAAGCCAAGTGCTTTGTTTCTTGCTTCGCGTAATTTACCAGACATAAGTTGCATTAACTGAACTGTGTTCTCACCTGCCTGAGCAAGGTTCTCATAAATACGTTCCTTAAGTGCATACTCATAATACTCATCAGCATATGGATGACTAAGAACCATTAACTCTCCTTTGTCTGTTTCCATTACACTATCATACATCACAAGTACTTCACCTTCCTTAAAGTTTGTTTCAAGAAATCCATTTTTCAAAAACACTGAATAGTAGTTGCGTGAATTTACATCTACACAATCAGCAGACATTGAGTTGTTCTTTACAATCTCAAGTCTAAACATGTTTTTGAACTTTCGCGTTCTTCCATTACATCTGTCTATTACAACAGGATGCCCATTTTCATGTGTAATGGACGTATTATGACATGGCTTTGGATCTTGCACACATGGGTTTGGTGGAATAGGACATGGATCTGGTGGACAATGTTCACCATTACTTGCTTTAGAACCCATTATTGTAACAATTACACCATTGTATGCACCTGGATATTCAGACACAAGTTGTATTGTATCATCATCAATAATGATAACATCTAGCGTAAGCAGTGAATGATCCATTGCTAATGCTTGGACAATCACATAGTTTGTACCTAGGTTATGTGTAATAGTATTTATACCAGGTACAATGTTTACTATTTGCGTATATTGTTCTACCATTTTTCTATAGATTTCAAATTCAGCTTGGTATATTCCATCAGCCACCCCCTGATTATATGTTTTATATGACCATAGTGGTGGCATGTGCGTATCAATAGAACCAGTGCACAAAAGTGCATGGTTTAAAACAGCAAAGTCTGAAGGGAGTTTTGCGCGATAGTTTGAGACTTCAAGCATCTTTGTGCGATTAGGATTTATCTTTAAACCCAAATCATAATTTACACGTTGAACAACCTTGATTAAAGTTTGATCATCTATCATTCCCTCAAGATCAAACGTTCTTATGTCTATCTTAACACTGTCAAGAAGTTCATCAAATGTTCTATATTTTAGTTCTGCTTTCATTTGTTATGATGTTACACTTGATGCATTTTGACCAGGATCTGAAGGAATTTGAATCATCACACCAAGATCACGCATCACAAGTTGTTCAATTTCTGAGAATAAGAATTCTGGCACATTTATTTTCTGGTCAGTGACAAACAAACAGTCATCTGTTGTATCACAGTTCATGCTTGATATATCTTCTTCAAAAACACCTTCTAATCTTATAGCTTCCCATTCAAGATTTGGAAAATATAAGTATCCATTTAGATACCAGTAATACTTTTTGCTATTATACTTGAATGTGCTTTGTCTTGAGATTTGTTGAAATGTAATTGGAAATGTTGGAATAGCTTGTTGAGATAAATCTAAAGATGTTACTGACCTAAGTAATGGTCCATAATAACCTTCAATCATTCTAGGAAGTTTCTTTTTTGTTCTTTTAAAGTAGCAACCAGTATCTACACCATAACATTGCGCTTCTGCAACATCTACAGTGATAAGCTCAACAAAATTTAAAGTTTGAAATACACTGTTGTATTTCATTATGCGATTAAGATTATCTTGGCGATGCATAAAGAATCGCGCATGTTTCATAATCACTGAGTACAAAAACCTATTGGTTATGTTAGCATCCTGCTTAACAGCCTTTACTTGGTTACGTACTCTTGATATTGCTTCTCCAACTGTCATGTTAAAACTCAAATTCGTTATACATTTTCAAATTCTCAGTATCATTTTCAGTGCGTTCAATTTTATAAAGTCTACTTCTGAAAAGTGTACTGATTTTCTTATGTGGATCAACTTGTATGTATGTATTCCACTTCTTTGGATACTCCTTAGAAACACTTCTTTTAAAGTTGCGTACACCTGAGAATCCCCATAATTCATTATTCTTAAACTTGTATCTGCTTGCAAATGTTGTAAAAAATATCTTTGCTAAGTGACTGTCTGTTTCCCAGTTGTTATACTGAACAGCTTTACCCACTTCAGCAGTTTTCTTGTAGTCAACGTTTTTATTTTTTGTACGTGGACATGTTCCAATGAACAAGTGACCAATCTGACTTGGTATTTCTACACCATCTCTTTTGTCAATAGCAGTCACATAAACTTCTTTGTTGAACTCAAGTAATACTTTTTTAATTTGTTCTTCTGACAAGTATTTTGCAGCAAAGACTTGAGACTGAATGTCATTAATCAGTGATGCCACAACAGTTTTTTTTGTTGGCTTTCTGAATCTTGGTCCTTTAATATCTGGTGCAAAGTTTTTCATACTTGTTCCTCAATAAAAATATAGGCAAAATAAATGAGTTAAGCAAATATAAGCATAAAAACAAAACCCTCAAAGAATGAGGGTTCGCTATTACAAGAGTATAATCTTAGTACTGAACAACCATCCAAAGTGGATCCATCACAACAACACCTGTAATTGCTTGAAACATTAAAACAACGTCATCACCAGCAGTTAAATCAAGTATGTATGTGTGTGTAGTAGTACCATCTGCACCAATAACATATTTTATTACAAAAGGGTTTGTGTTTACATTCCCAACTGGATTACTACCATTTATGCCAAAACCCATTCCCATTCTTGAATTAGGATCTTCTTCACTAGTATTTACTGTTATTGTTACAAGATGCTGACGCGTTTCAGTTGCAGTAAACTCCAATGTATTGTATGGATTACTTTGAACATGCCATGCAGGATTTGTTACAAAAACCTCACCAGCTGCAAAATAACCTTCATATTGTGGTCTTCTGTTTAAATTTGCAATCTGCTCAGTATTTGTAGCACAACATTCTTCTAGTGTATTTATATCACCAATTAAAGTCTCAGTAATTTTTGTAATTTCCTGAATCTCTTTAGATAAGTCTTCGCAACAATCTGCATCTATCAAGTAATCAGTTTTTGTTGGACTAATAATGCGCTCAGTAACAGTAATACCATAACCACCTGTAACAGTTACAATTTTTGTACCAGGTCCTGATGGTAAGTTCTCAACAAAGTTCTCAAAAGATATTTTTACTTGTTTACATCCAATAACATACTCTATCTCATAGGTAGTGTCATTTAATGGGTAACACAATGCGCCTGTAGTTAAACCTGCCCATGTAGCATTAACTGTTTCTACAGGTATAACATTTCCATTATTGTATTTTAAATCCTTAAGATCTGCAGTTAACCAGACAAGACTTCCAATAACAATACCGTTATACAAGTTGCCAGAATTGTCTTTATATGCATTTGGAATTGCATCTCCTGGATCCTCATTACATTCAGCAGGTCTTACAAGTCTTAAACGCAAACCTTGGTTTTTATCTACTACTGTTCTAAACAATGTATCATCATCAAACTCAAGTGAATACATATATCCTGTTGCAGTAGCTACACTATCCCAACCCCAGTATGTACCAATTTGACCATTGTTTAGTGTAAACACACCAGTATCAAGACGATACACAGATGGCATTACTGCTAATGTTGTTGAATTATTAGCTGCACTGTTTGGTATACTCCAACATGTCAATGATTTCATTGGACCTGCTGCAATATTATTCCATGGTGCAAATGTTGCAGTTGGATTAATTGCTGTTACCAATGCTTGCCAGTCATTGTTGTTTGGAACTCTCCACGTATTAATTGGATTATCAACAGCATTTATATTGACAATACCTCCAGCTACACGACCATTGCCAGCAGTTGCAATGTTAATTGCAAACCAGTTATAGAGTAACCCATCATAAGGACAAAATGCAGTATCATCTACACAAAGCATAATGTAATCAGGATCTTCTATACTTGTTACAGCTGGTATTGTACAACATGCGTCTTCACATGTCAAATCAACAAGTGCTGCAAGTGCATCAGCAAGCGATGTGTTTGTTGGAATAATTGGTACATCATTACATGTTAATGCAGGTCCTGTGTACTTAACACACTGGGCATCAGTTATTTCAGTACATGGCTGTGGATCAGGACATACTGGTGGTGGAGTAATACATGGTTCTGGTATTGATGGTCCACATCCACAACCTTCACAATTATCATTTGTTGCCATTTCTGTTTATTTTAAATTTATAATTTATATTTCTTTTGCATATGTTGCTTCTCTTCCTTTTGCTACTCCCACTGCCTCAGCCCATTTCAAATAGTTTTCTACTGATGATAGATATGTTCTACCATTTGCACACCATAGAACGAAACCTATACTCAATAAGTTTTCTAGCATTGCACCATATGTCAACAAGTTACCAGGCGCTGTAAAAAACGCAACAAGCATTGCTTTTAAGTCAGATACATTTGATGTTAAATCAGCATTTAAACTTCCATATTCCACAATGCCTATGTCAGCAAAATCTAACTGTTCTGTTGGCGTAAGTAATAACTTTAAACTTTCCACTTCTTCTGTAAAATGATTTGTGCACCCTAGATAAAACTCATTAGTAGGAACAGGTTCTGCTATTGCAGCTTTTGCTAATGCTGGCTTAGGTATTGGTTGACGACTAAGTGCCTTTTCAAGTACAGCTATTACTTCTGGAGCTGCATAGGCATTTAAGCAACATGCACAACAATTTTGTGGATAACCCACAGCCTCTGCATACTTTAAAAAAGTTTCTACTGAACTTATAATGTAAGGTCCACATGAAGGACAACATACATTTGGACTTCCAGTTGGATAGTTTTGTCCTGTATCAAGTATATCGTACAGTATCCAAAATGGAGAATCAGGACGAGGTGCTATGGCAGCTGTATCAGTAATCATAGTATTTTCTATTTTTTAATAAACATTTTATGCAGGTACTTTTGCCCATTCTTCTAAAACATAATCAGTTATTGCTACATACCCATTTGTACATGGCGTTTGGTTACAATCAATATTATTTATCTTTTGCACATATGTAACAATATTAATCAATGCTTGCGAGAATTGCATTCCTGATAACAATATTGTTTCACCTTGACAAATAAGATCTGGACCTGTATATATACTTGGCCCTGCTGGCCCTGCTGGACCTTGTGGACCAGTTGCACCTCTTGGACCCTGAGAACCATCAGCTCCTTGAGGACCCTGAGGACCTGTTGTGCCAGCTGTACCATTACATCCAGTACAAGCATAGTATCTATTGATGATTGTATTTGATATGCCATTGTATAGTTGTATTTCTACACCACCACATGGACAAAATGGACTACCAATCAATACCTCTTCAACTTTTACATAGTTACCACTTTTGCCATCTGCACCATCTGCACCTTTTGTTCCTGGAGGGCCAGGTAGGAGTTGTATGGTACATATCTGATCTATTACAATTTGAAACAGCTCAGCAAAATCTTCAGGTGGACACCCAATATAATTAAAACATGAAATATCATATGTGCTTGGATCAAGCATAACAAGCGTGTCACAAAACTTTGTTGCAAGTTTGAAAAGCACTTCAGTGATTGTGTCACCTTTGCATAACTTCAAACATGGTATATCTGGACCTTCCCAGATTACACAGTTTGAAGAAGTTTTCATACATCCATCTTTACTATACATAATTCATATTTTTTTTTTAACATGTGCCTAATCCTGATAATGATGTGTCTATTCCTATTGTTGTTGGCAGTGGTGCTCCACCTGTATAAGTAGAACCATCCCAACAAGAAACTGTAGTAGTTTGTAATTGACAAGTTGTACTAAGTCCAACACAATATACATCTTGAAATGCAACAAACGTAGCAAATCCTGTACTAAATCCTGTTGGTATTGAAATTGTCAAATTAATATATATATCTGGACCAGTACATGCATCTCTTTTTAGAGTGATTACTGTGTCAATCTGAGAACCTGAATTTAATACAGGATTGCCAGATCCATCTTTAAGTGACATTGTAATTCTGTCAATTCTTTCTGTATAAGGAGTAGCTATACCAGATACTGGGTTAGTACATATTTTTGCAGTACTTGATTCAACTGTTTTTGCGTAAAACAATTTTGCAACATATGGATTATCTTTTAATACCCCTTGTGTTTGTACAGTAGAAGAATTTCCACAATCAAAAATAGCAGCCACTTTTACAATGTATTGAGTACCAGCAACAATTGCAGGATCAACTATATTGTAATAATTTGGTGTAGTGCCTACAATTACACTAATTAATGGTGGTATTGTTCCTGACAAGTTGAAAACTTCAATCTTATAAGAAATAGGAGCTTGCGATGTTGGTGTAGATGGAGGAACCCAATTTACTCTACAACTTGTAGTAGTCAAATTGGATAATGATGCTGATACAGGTGGAACTATAACACATGGTAATTCAGATGATCCTGATATGCAATCATTTATCTTGCAAACAACCAGCCATAGATTATTTATTGAACCAGCGACAGTTTGTGGATCAGTTATCCAACCAGCTATATCACCATAAGTTCCAGTACCACAAGGCAATGTTGTAGTATTATCAATACAGATATTATCAAACATTGTTTGCCACTCTGTTAATGTGCCAAGTAATGCCAGATATTCACAAAGTTTTTGTTCTAAGTTTGAGAACGCAGTAGTTATTGGTAGAACCTGTCCAGGTGCACTACCACTTAAACATTTTGTAGTAATATTAATTACTGGTGAACTACCTCCACCTCCACCAATAGCAGCTTCAAGAATAGTTACCCTTGTATTGAGAGATGTAATTACTGCATTAATACTACCTATATCAGTTAAAATCTGACAAATTTGAGATGCCAAGTATTCAACATATTCATCAAGAGGTAACGCTGTTACAGTATCACCTTCACCATCTACATACCAAAGACACTCTGGTAAATCAACGTTTGGTAAAGGAGTTGGTCCAGGAGGATCTGGAGGTGTTGGTGTTGTACAAGCATTTGTTATCAATAATTGCAATGTTTCTAAAAGTGTTTCTGGTGGACATTGTCCATTTTCAACTAAACACTCAAAATCAAGTGTTGTAACATCCAAAACATTTTCAGTAATATCACATAATATTTTAGCTAACTCGTATATAACAACATCAATTGTATCCCCTTTGCATAAGTTTATGCAAGAAATATCAGGGCCATCCCATGTAACGCAAGATGCAGAGATTGGCATGCAGCCACCTTTTCTGTACTTGTCTATGTTTGAAGATACTGGTTTCATCTACAATGTATTAATTTGTTCTTCTATTGCTTCAAAAGTACAACAACAATTACTTGTTAAATTGCAGTTTTTGCGTTCTAATCCTCTTTCATACAGAGCCTTCATTTCATACGCATAATCTGGATCAAGGCGTTTTTTACAACCTTTCAATCCATAACGATCTTTGTTAAACTCTTGGTATAAAGAATCAGCAAAAAGTTCATTTATGTATGTCAGTGCGCTCATGTTATTTAGGATAATAATTTTTTGGTATGTCCCATATATATGGTTGATTCTGTGGCGTAATGTTTGGTCTTAAAGAACTTTCATACGCTGCAATACAATTTGCACATACAGATTTGCCATTACTTGCAATCTTTTGTTGGCAACCACACGTTAATTTGTTTCCACAATTTTGGCATTTCATAATCTTCTGTTTTATCTACATGTTATACAACAACCCATAATATAGTTATCAAGTAATCTGTTTGCATAAGCAAGCATGTCTACACCTTGTGTTGGTGCATGACAGTATTCAACTTTAGCTTTTGCTGCATCAATTAGCATTTTGATATATCGCAGGTCATTAAGTTTTTGTCTTTCTTCTGAAGCAGGTTCACACTCTTCTAAGTGTAATTTGCAAATTTCTCCAAAATATCTATTCAGTGTAGATGTTGTTCTTAGATGGTAGTACGTGATATGTGTCACGTCATTTGGAGAAATGCTGTATCTAATAGTATATACACCATCATGTAGTGGTGATCCTGGAGGGCATGCTATACCTAAATCTGTTGCATCAAACACTTCACAGAAATTTGGTGTAAGCCCAGCGGTTATATATATTGGTTGGTTTGTACCAGGTAGAGTAATATCAAGTTGTTGACATTCAATTGGTAGCAAATTTGGATCAGCATATATAGATGTATCCACAACTCTGAGAATGTTCTCACAAGCTGTTTCAGGTACATCCAACTGTAAAATATGTTTTATTGCCATAGTTTGAGGTTTTAATAATACCCTTCAATAAAATTTAAGAAAATTTCCTTAAAGATACAACAAAAAAAAGAAAAAGAAGAGCGTGATGCCCTTCTTTTCCTCTTTGTCTATAGTAGCCAGATTTGCAATTACGCAACAACCTGTAAAGTTACACCAGCTTGAGCTGCTGCTAACCAAGTATTCCACCAAGTTTGGAAGTTATTCAAACTTGTCAAAGTAGCACCTGCTGCAGTTAAATATGAAGGAACAACAATTTTAATTAAATATTGATCATTGTCATAAACACCTGTTGGGTTGCTCTTACGTGGAATGCTATGTAGCAAGTAATAAACACTATACTTGTTACCACGAACAATCTCTGGTCCACCAGCATTGCTAGTTCCAAGAGTTGTATCTTGCATTACTTCACGCATACGTGGATCTTGATACCAAGGTTCTTGTTGGTAACGCTTAGCAAGGATTAACTCACGAACTAAAGTTTCACCAAATCCTTTTCCTTGTTTAGCTTGCTGAATCTCATTGATCACAAAACAAGACACAACACATGAATCACCGTTTCCAGGATTAATGTCATTTGAGTTGTTTGCGTAAGATGCAACAGAAGCATAAATCAAAATTGGTTCTGTTTCAAAATGGTCATTAGGATTGAATGAACAATCACCAAATACTGTGTCCATGTAAGCACCAACGATGTCCATACAAGAATCAACTGTTACAGCAGCTGCTCCTGTTGCAGGAGTATATGCTGCACTAGTTGTAGTTCTGTAGAATTTAACCGCTGACAATGCAGGGATTCCTGGAACTGGAATAATGAATGGAGTACCATCTGCATTTACCAATGGAATTGATGTTCCAGTAGTATAAGTTGGGCCTACATAAGCACTGTAACCAGCTACTTTTACTTTATTACCAGCTTGGATTGCAGTAGCACCTGAACCAGCAGAAACTACAGTGATTGTTGAAGCACCAGCCACACCAGTTGCAGTTGTGTTTAATGCAGTTTTAACCCATACTACAGCATTTACAAACTGATTTAAGAATGGAATAGAACTGTTACCACCAACTACTGGTAAACCATTTGCGTCAAACAATCCATTGATTTGGTTAGCCCATTGTAGTAAAACTACAGTTGGATCAACTTTATCAGGAGTTGTAGAACCACCTGAAAATGTACAACATCCAGAGTATGCACTAAGGGTTTGGTACAAATTGTGATTCAAAAAGCGTAATGCTGGTGAACCTTTGATGTCAATACGTAAGTCATACATTGTATCACAATCAAGACCGCAGTTTGTTTGACATACCTCAACCACCTCATTAACTGGTTGAGCAGGGTCAGTTCTGTAAAAAGAACTAACAAGTTTAGCATTAATACCTTTTGACTTTACAGTTTCCTTATAACCTCCATGGAAAGGACCAATCTTGTCATTTAGGTGGAAACTACCTTGTGCCAAATATACTTGCGTATATTGGTTAACGCCAGTACCAAAACCTGGAGCTACTGCAGGGTCAATTGGAACATTTGTCAAAGCATTGACAATACCAATTTGACCAGCTGGAATAGCTACTGTAGTAGCTGGTGCTGGACTTGGAAATGGAACAGGTGTTGCTGCTCCTGCTGGGTGCGTCCCAACTAACATTTTCTGAAACGCGTGTGGAAAATAACTCATAACATTTACAATTTAAAAATTAAACAAAAAAAAACTATTACTTCAAAAATTTAAGTTTATACTTGGCAGAGTTCAAAGTTGATTTGACAGTGTCAAGGTCATTTACTATTTCACTATATGGTATCATAGCTTGTAGTTCTGTGATCTCACCAGTAAGCTCTCGTATATAAGATAATGCATCTTCTACAGAATTGCAAACTTTTTTTGATTTTTCTTCCTCGTGAGAACATTCTATTATTCTTTCTACAGCTCCTTGATAGCTTTCTATCAAAGTATCTGCATGATCTGATAGTGCTTCATACAACTCTTTTAAAGCTAAATGAGCTGCAAAAGAACCAAGATCTTTTACTTTTAGATGCAACTTGTGAAAGCATGTTGCTGCTGTCATAAGTTCATATCCTAATTCTGCCACTTCTTGGTCAAGAGGATACTCAGAGTTGTGATAACCTTCTGAGTCACCTAGTGCGCCTTTTAGAGGTCTTCTTTTTAACATATATGATCCTGCAAAATCTTCCATTATTTATTTGTTTTAGTCATTTATTGATGCATTCTGCTGGTTACGAGACATTTGGTTGAAAGATTCAATATCTCCTGCAATAATAGAAACTGCATTATCAATCATAACTTCTACAACATCATCTTTAAACTCACATATTACATCTGCCACTGATGCAATTCCTGTTGAAGGATTTATGCATCCTGCAAATTCAACAAGTCTTGGTTTTCTATAGTATGTAAGAGTTGGTTCTACTATTTCAAACTCATTGTTTGTGTATATGCGAATTTTATTACTTTGCATAGTACAAAATGTTTCACCCCACTCCCAACTTGGTCTTTTAAACTCATCAGACAAAAGGTTGTCAACATCTGCTGCTTCATCAAGATATACTGTAAGTGCTCTTGGAGGACAACAATCTTTTACACCTTTTATCGACACACGTTTAAAATACAAGTAGTCTGTTGGTATTAACTCTGTTTCATAAAACAAATCTTGCTTGTTAATAGCAATATCATCTGTTAAAAGAATATTTTGAATATCATCAATTTGCATTTTGGATGACTCATCAGAATCTGTATGATTAGGACTAATATGTATCTGTCTACGTATCCATTCAATCTGTGCCTTATTAAATGCTTCAGATATCTGCCAGCATTCAATATTGTCATAGTCAAATGAAGCGAGTTTATTCAAACGCTCATATATCTTAATTCTGAGAAGATTATTATCCATTAGCTATTCCAGTGTTGTTCAACATTTCTTGTGATATCCATAAGAATCTCTTCGTTTAGAGGATTCTTCAAGTACTCAGCTACATCAGCTGGAGTTTTGCCAAGTAATGCACCACTTGACATATGGTAAATATTACCATCACCACGCGTTGCAATAACTTTATAATAATTGCCATCTTTCACTAGAGAACGTAATTTCAATGTTTCCATATCATAATTACTAACCTCTAAGAATCTTGCTGCAGTTTTCTTTTTATCCTTATCAACAGTTTCTCCATTGATGTATTTGTCCATATTGTCATAAAGTACATCATTTGGTGTTGACTTTTTGTACTGAGTAGAGTTAGAATCAATAATCTTAGCAATCAAGAATAACTTGTTAGCATTCTTGTCATAAAGTTTTTGAAGTTCTGCCAACGCTTTGTTGCGTAATTTTTTAACCTCAGTCTTGATAGTAACAGTTTCTTCAAATTTATCCAAGTAGAACTTGTGTGTTGGACTTGTTCTAGCATGGTCAAATGATTTTGCTACTAATGAAAATCCACCTGCTTGAATTGCTCTTAATTTAATAAGGTCATATGGATCAAGTGTTGGATCTAAAAAAATTGGGTCATTACCCATTCTCAATACAATTTTTTCCCAGAACTCAGAGTTGTCAGGTCTTAGCAATGTAACCTTGTTCCAAAAGTTCTCATCCTTTGGATCAATGTAGTTTGATGCTAATTCTTTTTCTAATTGAGCAACTACTGTTCTGATTTCTTTAACAGCAGCCTCACGCTCATCTGTTGGTAAACTTTTTATCTCAGGAGCAAACTCATTCAAACCTGTCACATATCTTTTAATTCCATTGAATTCCAAGCATGCAACAACTTCTTCATGAACAACTCCTTCAAATACAGCCATCTCATATTTCTCCAGTCCCATATTTGACACTGAACCATTTACAAAAGGCTTAATTGAGACTGAACTTGTTCGCTTCAGTCCTCTGTCTTTTTCAACTACAGTCATGTTTTCCATCTTTCTTTTTTTTTGTTTTGGGTTTTTCTTCTTTTCTTCTGTGTAACATTGGTTTTGCATTTCTGCTACTTAGCTCTCAAGCCACGTCAAGGCTGTTACTTTTGAGAGTACCAAGAGGGAATTAATCCCTCTTAGCGTTGCTTCCATCAGATTCACATCTGATATTGAGGAGGTGGAGCGTCCTTAGAATGATCCTCCAGTCACTGGATTTCTCATAACTATCTTCAACACTTTAGTTGGATCTTTAACCCAAATAGATGGCATTGTTTGAGACATCATGACACGGTATCCATTGAAGTTTCCAGAAGACTGGAATCCTTGTGAACGTCCCATGTAGTCCATAGTACCATTTTGGTAGAACCACTTCAACTCACTATCCCACTTCAATTTCAACAAGAAGATGTTGTCATTTGTGTTATCAGTGATATCAAAGATAATAAAGTTGTAAGAAGATAATGGATAACCATCAATGATTGGGTTTTCAATATCATTTGTATGTACGTTGTCAAACGCTGGGTTCAATACAAACTTCACATTTGCCAAGAAAGGAATTGTGTAGCTTGTGAATGCGAATCCAAAGTTCAAATCCATTGCGTTGTTTCCAGAGATTGCACCAACACCTGATTGATCCATGTTGACAGTAAGACCTGTACCAAACGCCTCTTTCTTGATTTGTTGGTTGATCATTTTCATACCTGCCATACCTGTTTGTACAATCAAGTTACGTTGTGGGTCTGGTCCTTTGAACTCAACTTTACCATTGTAGAAGTTGAAGATCTCAGAGCGGAACAAGTCAAGAGTAAATCCTGATTTGTTGTAGATTCTCTTGTAAGAGTTATCTAACTGTGCCCAAAGTCCAACAGATAATCTCATATCATCTGGACCATCTTGCTTGATGCGACCACCTTGTCCCCACATTAAGTAAGTCTCAATGTCAGTAGCAATCTTAGTCAAGTGAGCAGCTTCCATTTTCGTCAAGAAAGAACGTGTCAATGAACCATTGTCATATGCTTTTTTGATATACTCTTTACCCATTACTGCTAACATTTGGTCAATGTTCGCAATAGAAGGATCCAAGTTTTTGTCAAATGTTCTCCAGATTTCAGTTACAGGAACTGAACCATCTGCATTAAGACCACCTTTCATCATCATTTCTGCACGAGAAGATACTGAATAGTGAACGTGAGCTTCAGCACCACCAACAAAGTTGTAGTACTCACGGTATCCATTTGTCAATTCACCAATGTCAGAGAATCTTTCTCCATACTCTCCACGAGCAGAACCTTTTCTAAAGAATTTAGTTCCTGGTTTCAAATATTTGTGATCCAAAGATGCATTGTTGTTGTTGTTCACAAGTTGAACAGTGTAGATGTAACCATCTGCAGAAGGAAGAATATCATCAGCAGTGATGTATAATTCCAACCCACGATACTTGTCATAAGTGATAATATCACCATGTCCAAATACACGTCTGTTTAACTTAAGTTTGAAAGTAGTACCATCTTGTCCAAGAATAGCAGCTGTTGGCTCAATATCCTCAGTTACATATGGAAGGTCTTGCACAATTGGAGTTTGCCACTTGTACTCGCCACGTGGTGTATCTACCAAAATTGTATTCTTACCTCCAAATGAAGACATTTGGTAAAGAGGCATTTCTACTTTCTGAGACATTGCCCAAAGATCAACAGGACCCAAATCCATTGGTTCTGCAGACTTCAGCATGTTAACTAGGTGGTATGAATCTAAGTGAGACGAAACTTTGTAGCTCGTGTCTCTCAGAAACAGACCGTTGTTTAAAACTGGTGTTGCCATTTGTTATTGTATTAGAGTTAATAAATTTGTTATCTTGCAAAAATGTTACGTGGTTTCTTCAATGAAGGTCTTGCATTCTGTGGTTCTTTTTCTTCTGTTACTGTAGAAGACAGCCTTCTTGCCTCTTCAGTTTTTAATTTTTTCACAGTGTCCTGAGTTGCCTCGTTTCTTCCTTGTCTTCTTATCTGTTCTTTGTAGTCATCTGGATCTGACAATAACCACAGTGTTTCTGCAATAAGGTCATATCTAGGACTTTGACTGAACTGATAATCTTCAAGTAATCTTCCTAAAAGATTTGTTGGTTTTCCTTGTAAGCTTTGATACTTTAAAGTTGTCAATTCTTCCCATAAGAACTTTTGACGTTTGTTATCAACCTTTACACCATTCAAATCTCCTGGTTTTAGAGTATTGTATATGTTTTCCATATACTGCTCTTTTTGGTGTTGCTGTTGCAATTTAAACTGCTCTTGTTGTGCTAGTTTAGATTGTAACACTTGCGCTTGCATGTCATCTAATTTTGGTTTGAATTGATTTGCGCGTTTAGAGATTGTTCCACTATTAACCCACTCTTCAATTTGATCTTCAATCAATGCTTGATCACCACTTCCAAAATTAGTTGCATAAAGGTACTGACGAACAATCATCTCTTGGTGTTCATCATTTGAAGGATCTAATGAACGTTGTTCTTCTACTTGAGCTAATGCTCTGAACAATCCTTTCATATCTTTACCACCTTTTGCTACATACTCAGCTGCATACTGCAACTCTTCAGGTAATGCTTCAAAGAACTCTTTTGGAGTTTGCTCACGTAATGCTCGCTCCTTTTCATCTAAGTTGGCTTGGATTAATTCTTTCCAATCCTTCATAGAGTATTCATCCATTGGTTTGTCATCTTCAAAACCCATGAGGACACCCTCATCAATAAGTTTTGAGAATGTTTCTACCATTCCACTTTTATCAATCTTCTTGCGACCAGCTTTAGAAGTGTCATCTGCATCATCTGCAATATCAGCATCTAATTCAGATAATGCATTTTCTACATCTTCTTTACTTGCTGTTGGTGTTTTATCGTCAGCATTGTCAATAAAACTTAAGTCAGTTGCTCCATCAGGTTTTGAGAAAACTGTTTTAGTTTCTTCTTCATCAGATGTTACTACACTGTCTGCACCAGGAAGTGGCAAAAAGTCATCAATGTTTTCAAGTGTTACTGAACTCACGTCTTGAGTTTCAGTTGTTGTTTTATTCAAATCTTCCATACTTCTGTTTTTGTGGTTCTTCTTCTTTCTTCAATATTAAGTTAGCAAATAAACTTCAAAAATTTAAACTAGCAATACACTTGTTATAAAGTTTTTGACACTATATAGCTAAACTATTTTTTCTTGTCATATTTATTTTTGTTGACAAGAGCGATTTGTACTTGTTTGTCTGCAATTGCATTACGTGTTTGTAACTCTTGACGTTGTAAATCATTCTTAGTTTGATTCTCAATCATCCTGTTTGTTTCACGCGCTTCTGAGATAGATTGGTCACGATCTTTTTCTCTACGTTTGTCAAGATATTCAAGTGTATCAATGTAATCAGTTTGCTGATTCATGTTCTGATCTTTCATACCAGTAAATCCTGCAGAGCGAATCTCAGCAACTTGGATTTCCACATCTCTATCAAGTTGTGCTTGTTCTGCTTTAAACTTAAGTTCAGCCTCTTGACGTTTGTTCTCACCATCCTGACGCGCTTGTTCTGCTTCAGTTTGTGATTGCATTTGTTGTTGTTGCTGAGCTTGTACTTTCTCTTCAACAGCTTTAAGAGTATGTGTGATTTCAGCAAGTGAATCTGCTTTAATCAAGTTACCTAAGTCATATATAGAAGCACCAGATGTATTGTTATTAAGAGCAAGTTGTCTAATCTGCTCCATTATCTGTCTTTGATTTACTTTGGTAGAAATAAAGATGTTTAATTCTCTTGCCAAAAGTTCTGTACCATTCATCTCAAAGTTCACTTTTTCGTCTAAAGTGGTCATATATTGAAGTCTTAAGCTTGGCTTATTAGAATGATAGTACTGAGCTAAGTCTGTACGCATTTGATGTACGCGTGGCATTAAGTATTCTGAGTGTTGTACAAAGTACATTTCAGTCTGAGAATAACTTTGGTTTATTGCTTGCTCTATACCTTGCGCTGTTTCTTGTGCGTTTACTGCACCTAGACGCTGAGGTGATATACCAATTGTGTCAAAACATTGTTGTTTAAAATGGTTTGCTAATTGTATCCTTGACATCAAACGTTGAGTCTGTTCAAGATTCAACACTTGATAGTGTTGGAAGTTAAGAGCGTTTTCTGTATTTGTAATTGAAGTATCTAATGGTAAAATACCAAAGTTCTTCATGGCAACGTATGCTTTTCCAAAATTACCATGTCCCCAGTCTTCACCTGCAGAGTGGCGTGGTAATGCATTCTGATCTAACAAGATTACAGTACCTAACTCATCAATTAGGATATCAGCTATTTGGTTATTAACTAGATTGTAGCCAATTTGGTAGGGTTTCATCTTATCTACAAGAGAACGCGATTTGGTATTTCTATCAGAGAATACTGCTCCTTCTACTGGTAACTTGCAACCATATAATGTAAAGTCACCTTTGAATTGAAATTTTACTGGTGCTACGTTTAAGTATATAGGAGAGAAATTTAGATTGTCACTGTTACCATAGAATGTTGGTCTATTAGGACCAATCTTAACACCACCCCATGTTTGGTTAATCCATATCCAATCAATATGTTCTCCAAATACAAGAGTCTCACGTGATTTTGTTCTTAATACTTTTGTGTCATAAACTGGCTTCTCAGTGACTTTGTAAGTCTCATCAACAATCATGTCAACAAGCATTCCCATCTCATCAATTCTTGTCAAGTGGCCAACCATTCTCTGAGACTTCCAATAACCTGTAGTTACGCGTAGTAATCCAGTATTATCAAAGTCCATAAGGTCTTCAGACTCTGCAAGAATTTTTAGAATAATGTCATCACCAGCACCATTTACAGTATCTCTGTATGATGTAAACTGACGCATTCCTAAAGAAGGACCATCAACATTCCACTCGTGCGAGCGCGTAGCATCATAGAAAGAACCATCATTTTGTACACCTGGTAGAATATATCCTGCAGATTTAACAGGGTAAATTGCTTCCAGACTTTTTAACTGATCACCTGTCATCTGATAACCATACTTATCAATCACATCAGAAGGTGTCATTAGGTCAATCTTACCAGCCCAGTTTGACTGAGATATGTATCTTGCACCTGGAGATTTGTGATAGAATGTAATTACAGGATTCCAAACCTCAAGTTCATAATCATCTTCCAACATGTTAAAGTGCCAAAATTCTCTGTCTGCTATAAGACTATCTCTGAATGCTAAAGTTTCAAGTTCTTTCAAATTGAAACGTTCTTCATCTACATTATGCTGGTGTCCTGCCCACTCTTCAATGAGCGACTTGTAATTCTTTTTAAAGAATTCTTCTATTTCAGGTAAGGTTTTAATAGCCTCTGGAGACATCATTTGCTGAGCTTGTTGTGCTTGCTCTTCATTATTCATGTCAAGACCCATGCTATCAACCTTAGCTTTCATTTTCATTTCAGCATCTGATAACAATGTTTCCTCCAACATTGCTCTTTTTTGCTCAAGCATTTCATTGTAGGAAGTATCATCCACAGACCTATACATAATCTTATCGTTACGCTTGGCAAATTCACCAACCATTACGTTGATTACGTTTGGTATAATGGGAAAGAACTTTAACTCAAAGGCAGAAGCATCCTCTTTTGTGAGAATATCAACCAACTCAGCCATATCATTGTCTTCTTCAACAATGTAGTCTGTCTTGTCTATGATACCTGTTGCTAACTTGTAGTTCTTTAGCAATCTTCTAGCATTCCTGCGTATTTGTTTAAGACCTTGCATTTCATACCAGTCCATATTCCAAGCACCCCATGCTTCATCTTTATCCTTTACTCTTAAAAATTGTACAGGTTGAGTAAAAGTACCCATTCTGTTAGCATCAACTTTGGCGCCATTCTTAATTTGTAGTGCGTTAAATACTTGCATATTACCTCATGTTTTTAAATGGATTCCTAGGTTTCTTCATTGCTGTTGATTCTGCATTAGATGCAGTATTACCAATATGACGAAATGGACTCATAAATAAGTTACTATTTTTATTTTTATTTTCCAAATGTTCAGTGTTTTCATGCTCAGTGCGTTTTGAGAATCCTCTATTTGATTCTTGCACTTTAGCAAATGCAACCAACGCACAAAACGCAACCAAGCGGTCAACGTTAAGTCCATCTCTGTATGCTTGCATTTCTTTCAAAAGCATGATATCAGGAATTCTTTCTACACCATATGTCACTTTGGTTATGGTTCCATCTGGTTTTGTCTCTACATCAATCTCTTCTTCAAGAAACTGAATAGCATAAGACACCAGGTTTGCTTTAAACAATGTACCTGTATTTTTCCAACCATACTCCTGAAAGACGTTGTTATTACTACCAAGTTCTTTGAGGAACATAATTTGGTTTTTAGGTACAAGATATTTTTGTTTACGTCTAGAAATCATGTACTGAATAAACAAGTGAACATTGTTCTCTACAATTGTCCATGCGTTGTAGTATTCAATAAGTATTTCAAGACGTTCATGTGTTTTCTTTAAGTCATCAAAGCGTCCACACCAAGCTGCAACAATCTTGTCGCCCTCTACGCGTGTTTCAACTGTACCATCTTTCTTATTCACTTTGACTTCCTGTATTGTTTTGTACACAAATATAGAACATAATGACTCAGATGTAGTGGTTTTACCTTCAGAAACAGGGTCAATGGATGCGTAATATGTTCCAAACTTTGGATTCTCAATTGGTTTCTCATAAATAATGATGACACCTTCTTTGCTTTCTGTCTTTGGAGATATTGGGAACTCCATGATAGGTATCTTGCGTGTAGACTTTTGAACTATTTTGTCATCTTCCCACACCAAATCCACATACTCAGTAGGATACTCCTTTTCTTCTATACGTCTAATTTGTTGTGATACCAAGTGCTCTGGAAATCTAGCTTCTTTTCTATAATCAAAAGCCTCTTTTATGTTAATAGGTTTCTGAGAAATACGTAGTCTATAATCCTCTGGTTTAAGTTTTTTCTTCCAGTCTTCACGCTCAATAAGAATCATCTCTAATGCTTTTTCCACTTCAGAGTTCCCATACTGATCTATACATGGAAGCATTGACCATTGTTCTGGAATGAATAAACCACAAAGACCTTTAGTGCCTTTGTCATCTAATAAATCTGTTTGCACTGCTAAAACGTCCTTGGAATCTGGATTAAGTATTAACTCTTTTAGAGGTTCACACTGATCCAAGTCACCCACAGAACCAGCAACAACAAACATACCTGTATAAACCATACCTGATTTCATGGCAGGTAATAAGTACTCAAGTGTAATGTTCATCTTAGGAGCAATTCCTGCCTCCTCGTGGAAGAATAAAGTACAAGGACCCCCTACACCATTGGTTGGATCTTTCTCAAGAACCACACCCATGATAACAGACTTGAGACCAATGTCCACTTTTCTACCACCTTGGGTTACTTCAGTCTTCTGCTCCCAGTTAAGAACCTTGTCTGGATTACATGGACGATACCATGCTGTGTGTTTATTTAAGAAGTTACGATACTCTTCAAGAAAACGCCATGTACCTTTTTCATTTATATAGTCTTTAAGTGATCCTGCCATCTTTGCAACAGAACCTTCCTCAAAATAAAATAAGTTTGCAATCTTTCCTGAGTGATAATATGAAGATGCAATCTGACGTTTCTTAAGAATAGCTGCATGTTTATTTTTTAATTGAGCCAACTCTTCATAAAGTGCCATATGATACTGAGCATCACGCACATCAGCAAATGTAAATCTGTTTACTTCCTTATTATAGATAGGTAAAAAATTTAACCACATGTAGTAATCGCGTGGCAAATACCAACTCTTACCATTGTTCTTGTAGATTACACCATTTCTGCATTTGTCTTTTTCTGTATTCCAGTAGTTTACAAAATCTTTTGAACGCTCAGGTGCAAGGCAGTATACCCTGTTTTTATTAAACTTTCTACCTTCAGCATTAAACTTTTCTGAACACTCATCAAACTCATATTGACCTGGTTCTTTAAATATGCTTTCTACAAAATCTGCTAACTCTTCTCGTGTGTCAAACACAGTATAACTCCATTCGTCAGTCTCGTAATTGTATGTTGGTATTTCTCTGTACATCTTAAAATTTTGGTGTATCAACTAATAAAGTTACTGTTCTTCTATCAGAAAAGTTCCAAGAAACATTTTTTACTACAAAGTTTTCTTTACCAAGTTCTATCCAATCACCTTTTGATGGTACACATGGTAAATCTCTTTGTATCAAAGGTCCATCTGTAATATGCTCTACTTTAACAAAGAACATAAACTGTTGTGTATCTTTAGAATTGGTCATACGCAAGATTTTGACCTCCCCTAACATGGCTTTTTTGTTCTTCCATAAGGTCTTTGTACGCGCCTTTATATGAGCCACGTATTTGCTCAAACTTTGCTGCAGCGTTGACCAGCGGTGTGATATTACCATCACGACCATGGTGTATTGGGGTATGTTCCATATATGTAGCAAGGCGATCCAACATAGATTTAATACCCATGTAAGCCCTGTACGAAGGTGTTTCATACATCTTTTTACAGAATTCCAAAGCAATAAAAATATCTTCATCTTCAGTAGAAAATTCTGCTTGAAGTTGTGCAAGTATAAGTTCTTCTTTTTCATGTTCGCGTACATCAAAGAAAGGGTTAATATCTGGATTAGGGCAAGACATATAAAAGATATATTGGTATATCTTTAAAAAGTCATTAGGATAGTTATCCATAATGTCTTTTAATGCTTTCAAGGCGTAACAGTGTTCTGTTGGTACTATTACACCATTTTGTATGTCAAATAACTTTACCATTATTTTTTGTTTTTTGAGAAGTTAATTATCTCAGTTTTGTTGTCTTTAAGATACTGAAAAATTGCCATTACCTCTTCTTTCAAGTATGGTAAATTATATTGAACAACATCTTTTACAATTGGATCTCCCTGTTCAGTACGACTGACAATTGGATAACCATAATCATCTTCACCTTCTACTTCAAATATAATGTGATGTAAGACAAGACTTCCAGGTTGCAGTGTAGGGTTATGTTTCTGAATCATGTACATGTACGCTGAAAGTTGTAGCGCGTAATGATAATAATTGCAGTCATCTAAATGTGAAACTGGGTGATTCATTTTCTGAGAAAGTCCTTCCCAGTTCACGTAAGATGATGTCTTAATTTCTTTGTTTGTTTTGTAATCTGTAATGTGTATCAGGCCATGTGCAATCTCTACCAAATCTGATTGTCCACACACGCCTATAGAACGCAAGAATACAAGATGTTCTGGATATATGCCAGAAAGTATTTTTTGTGATGACGCTACTTTATATCCTTTTTCATTAACAATTGGTTTAATTACTGCAAGTGTAGCATCATGGCGATTAATAGTATCACATGATACTATGTCTTGTTCACGTTGATCATGATACCAGGTTCCTAAGTCAGTTGCACGTTTTGCCTCAGCTTTCCAAATTTCTTGGATTGTGTCAGGTGTTAATCCTTTCCACTTCTTACTTGATTTGGAACTCTTCTTAGATATAGCCTTAGCATCAAATGGTTGTTTAAAATATGATATTAAGGTTGTCACACTAATCCAATCTGTTTGGTCGTTTGGATCAAGTGATACGTACTTGTGATGTTCTGGTTCAAATGATAACATGCTTAGTCTTTTATACTGTTAATAATGGCGTCTTCCTCCTCTTCAGACGTGATTGATTCCCATTTGTTCTTAGGACATGACGATGACAAAGAACGTGTCTTAAATGAAAGCTTACAGCCACATTCTCCACAGCAAGGTTGAGTTCCTTTCATGTAGCACTTAGAACCCTCTTTATCAATAAAAAAGCAATCCTCGCAGATTGCCATTCTAGATGCTGCAATTTCTTCAATATGCTCCTGCTTGAACATACTGTTCTTTACACCCTCTAAAATCTTTCCTTTCTCTTTCCAGATTTTTATTAAGTTCATGATTTGTTATTTTTATAGGTTATTTTTTCTTGTTGTTTCTCTTGCTTCTTAACATCTAACTTGTCAAGTTCTGCAAGAATGTTTTCAAATTTCTGTATGTCAGCTTTAAGTTCCATGATTGACTTGAATTGAGCCATGTCTGGTTGCTTTATACTTTCATACTTTTCTAGAGACTTCCTGTATATCATTAATTTTTCTTCTAACTTTGGACGCTTGACGAAAAACGTACCTAAGTTATCTACTGTAATACTTGGAAACTCTAACTGACTAAGTTTTCTCTGAATCATGTTGTAATAACAAGATACTATTTCGTCAACTGTTTCTGAAGACAAATTTAATCTTTCTGCAACTTTCTCAGAAATCTCTTTACGCTTTATTGGTCTCAAGAGCTAAAAATTTATAATCTAACATCACGTTACCAGAACTTAATACAGGTACAGACATTGCTATCTCTATAGTTTTCTTGAAGGTATCTGACTTTTTTATCAGACCACGCTTTTCTAGTTTTGTTAGTTTGTTTCGCACATTCTGAGACTTTACACCAAACTCCTCTGGACTAACATCAGGATACGTATTTTTGACAGTTAAGTTACAAAACTTTGTCAAATCTACTGGCCCCTCAATGGCCAAAAGCGTAAGCAGTTCTAAATCAGTGTCAATAAGATTCTCTTTCTTAAAGAACACAAACTCAGTTATGACCTGATACTTAACCAGGTCATAATGAGTCAATCTGTACTTTTTTTCAACTTTAGTTACTTCCATCTTCAGCAAGTTCTACTTCAACATTTTTTTCAATAACAGTTACTAAACCAGAATGTCTGATATCGCGTTCAATGATTGCTCTGTATTTTACTACATCATCATTGTCTAAAAATTCAGCAATAATTGCATTAGGAACTGTTGTCAACGCTTCTGCAATGGAATAACTTCCATCAGGGTTTCTTTGCTGAGTAGTAACCTGTACCACTACAGACTTACCTGCAGGCATTGCTTTGGTTGATTTCATCCAACCTTCAGCCTGGCTTGATGCTTTGCTGATAAGTCTGAATGTATCGCCATCTCCCCAAAATTGAATGTCTCTAACATTCTTTTTAGCACCGTTGGCTGTGGTGTTGTGTAGTGATTTTTCTTCCATTTTTTTTAAAGTTTAGTATACGTAAGATCAAAGATGTCTGGCTTGCAAGGATAGAACTCACCTTTTACACCCTTGATGATGTAATCACCAATAGATGCAATCATTGAGCCTTCAAGCGTTTGAATTCTTAACTCATCTCCGTTCATGTAAGATTGATCACAGAAATCAAATAACTCTTTTCTATTGTCACCTGTCCATTGTAATGCTTCAATGGTCACAGGTTTTTTGGTATATTTAGCAACGCTCATCTCTTTTTTCTTTTAGTTCAATAAATGCTTTCATGATAGCCAGGTAGTTGATAGCATCTTGTATTGTGTCAATAATAGATTCATCTTTTACCATAGCTTCTTTGTCAAGTAGGGTAGATATTCTGGACATCTTGTCCATCAATCTCACCAAAATACCTTTCTCAACAGTCACACCTGCAATGGTGCTATTTCTGAAATTGGCAAATGGGTCTTTGTTAGTGCCACCATAATCATTGTTTTTAGCTTTAGCAACAGTGTAACAATTGTCAAACGTTTGCTGCATATTCACTAATAAAGGATTACTAGGTTTTGCTACACACTCAAAGTTTTTATCCATAGTCTTACTTTTGGAATGTAATAACTTTGACAACATTCATTTGGGCATTGATGATTTCACCAAGAGCATGATTCATTAAGAACTCTCTGTTTGCTGTAAGAGTTCCATTAACACTGCTGTCTTCACGATGCTTTTCAATAACATCAATCAAGTATGCACATGCGCGTTTGACTGTATCAACCTCACTATCTCTAGATGGGTTAAATGCAATACCTACCAACTGCTCTCCACGACTCTCAGTGGAAATGTTATTCATGTCAATTAACTCCTCATTGACAATTGTTGGTTCTGTTAATTCTGGTTTTTCTTTTTCTGTACTCATATTATTTGGTTTTTAAAAATTGTCAACCTTACCATACAATGGCAATATCAAATTCTCCAATCATCATTTTTGTATCACCATCCACTGGTATACGTTCTGCGTTCTGTAAAGCAGAAGAAGGTACATAAACCTTATCCCCCACACTCACTGAATCTACATCAGCCCCTGTTGCAAAGACTTCAAGTGCTATCCACTTGTCAATCATTTTCATTTCAAGTTCACGTTCTGTTTCTGGAGTCAACTCAATTACTGACTCTGGTCTTTTTGGTATGTTAATTAAAACACGTCTTCCTATTAACTTCATAATTTAAACTTTTAAGATTTAGTTTCTGGTGATTTTTCTTCTTCTTTATCATCTTCACCATCAATGATATTAGTACCTGCAGTCTTGATGTTTGCAATCATAACCACGTGTTGTAATCTCTCAGACTCAAAGCGTACTGCGCGTGCCTGCTGCTCTGCTAAGTCTGCACGTACTGTAGCTAACTCGATCTGATCTTTGTACCATGCCAAGACATCTTCGCGTGATACTTCTTCTTTTTCTTCTGTCATAAATATATTATTTAAGTTTTGACAAATATACTCAAAAGTTTAAACTCAACAAATTTATATTACATTTGTCAAAACTTTTATTATGTATGTATCACGTGATTTAGAATGGACAGTGCTCAAAGAACTTTGTAGAAAGTTAGAAAGTCTGGATACACACCCAAGTAAGACATTAGTCGTGGTGGTTAGTCCAGATTATAGTGCAACAGTTGGAATGCATGTGGCTCATCACTTGAGCAAAGATGGCGAGATGCTAGATATGACCTTTGTGGACGTACCATACCCAGATGAGGATAAGGTATCATATATAAGACAGCTATTAGATCAGACAAACGCAATGGGTATTCGCAAATTCCAGCACTATGATAACGTGATTCTCGTAGAAGCAGGCGTGATTACTGGTAAGAACTACACATGGATCACAGAATGCTTAGATGTTGCAGGCATCACATATCACACAGCAGCATTGTTTGAAAACATGGATAGCATATACAAATCAGACATAGTAGGAAGATACTACAAAGAGTCAGACCGCGAACTAGAATTCTATTGGGAGAAACCTAATAACCACTGGTCATAAAAAAGAGGTAGCATCAGCAACTACCCCCCTTTCATCTTTCTAGAGTAAATTATTTCTATAGAAAACTCTATGGTGCAAATTGGTATGCACTCACAAATCTATAAAATTTTTTTGAGTATTGAAATCTCTCTGAGGAAGAGAATATGAGTACTGTCTATTGAATCAACCCCCGCCATCACCCAGCTACACCACACCCCCCATGACATCCAGGACAACAAAATCCATACAATGTACAAAACATACTACATTGCAGGAGTACAAATCATTGCATTGTCTTTGTCAGAAGCATACGCTTACTACAGAGATAATTGCAAGTGATTTCAAAGACGTGGTGGGATGCCACGTGCCTGCGCAGGACGAACCACAGAGTGTCATACATGATGCTCTGTGTTTCTATTAACCTGTTGTCCAACACACATTGCCTTGCACGTTGTACACCACAACTCCCAAGATATTCAGGCATCAGTACTATGGCCTTTAGAATTATAGTACACATTTTATATTTGAACCTTTTGGTGCTTAGGTCAACCATTCCCACGATTATGGCAACAAACGCTGTAACTATCAAAGCTAATGCTAAAGGAGTATTAGTAAACGTGTATTCAACAAACAAAGAGTTTGGATACATTGTCCTGGAAACCGTTGCAACCTCTTTTGAGAAGGGTTGGATACGTGATTCTAAGCGCACATGCCTTATGAGAGGTACTGTTGCACGCTTAGAAGATTTGGTCGCTGCTACCAAAACACTTCCAGGACGCATAGCAGTGCGCGAGTATCTTGAGGATGAAATTCCTGCTGATGTCGCAAAGTCTAACCTGCGCGATGACATCAGTCTTGAGGAAGCTCTTGAGCCTTACTTGAAACGCGCAGGTCAAGATGGCGTTCACCTTACCAAAGGTGGAAAGCGTATCGTGAGATTCACAGAGTATGATGGAGCGGGTATTACCCAAGACATCATCATCTCTCACGATAACATCGCTGAGGTGGCTGCTTCCAAAGCAGAGGGTGCTAAATCAGAGGACGCACCATTCTAAACAGTCCTATGAGAGGCACGTCTATCACGCAGGCGTGTCTCTCTTTAAATTAAGTGCGTGACTTTTATTAATGCTTTAAAAACAATTCCCATGAAAGCATCAAATTACAATTTCCAGTGGCTTGATTCAACACCTCTTCACAGCTGGATGAAAAAGAATAACGTGTTAACATTTCACGTTGAAGAGGTTGAAGGTATCAGATTCGCAATATCTCCTTGTGGATATGGAATCATGATGGCCAGTACTGTGCCAGGATTATGTGGCGACTTGCAAGTGACTTTAGTTGCTAACAAGCGCCACAAGAATTTCCCTGGCGAGTACATGCTTATCACTTGGGCGCCTTATGCAAATAGACGCCAGAGTGTTAAGTCTTCCTACACTTGCACAAGAGTGAAGAACTATCGCAAACGTGATTACTCTTTATCAGCATGAAAAAGCAAGTGATGTTATACATCTGGGCAGTGGTCTGCCTGGGTGTATTTAGTGGAGTGTTGATGTCAAGGGGCACACACATTCTACCTGCTGTTGGATTCATGTGCGTATTCTGGGCGTGCATGTTGATGCCAATGCTCTCAAAATAAAATCAACCCTTGGGGACAAGCTGCACACAGTATGCATAGTGGATGGAGTACACTCTATCACACATTGCGTCAAGTTGTGCAGTTTTTTGTCCCCAACTTGGGGGAAGGGGAGTGCACAGGTAGGCATACGATACGCAGCAGTTTTTTCCCCAAGGTGAGGATAGGTTCTAAGCCACCCTTGAGGAAAGGTGTATGACACGCTGATTTGTCCAACACCACAACCCCCAATGAATTCAGTATTAATTTAAAACTCTTGATGTATGAGTAATGTTAGAATCGTCCCTGGAAAGAAGGGCACAATCGTGACAGCGTACGACACAAACGCTGATTTTGGTTATGTACAATTAGAGCAAAGTGCTATTGTAATGACCGCTGGATGGGTACGCGAAGTTAAGCGCACTTGTCTTTTACGTGGTAAAACCGCTACGCTTGAGGCATTCGTGACCTCTTGTAAAGGTTTGCAAGTACCAGGTAAATTGGTTGCACTTGAGTACCTAGAATCTCAAGTACCTGCAGATATCGCGAAGGAGTTCCTACGTGATGACGTGGCCTATGAGGAAGCAATTGATAGTTATATCAAGCGTGCTGGTGCTGATGGTCCTGCGTTGACTGCTGGTGGAGAGCGTATTTTACGCTTTGTTAAGTGGGATACCGCTGATCAAATGCATGATGTGAACGTGGTTCACGATAATCAGGCAGAGGTTAGCGCGTCTAAGACACTTAACAGTGGCAAAGGCATGTTGCCTGGTGGAGAATAATAGTATCCACTTGCATTAGAGGAGGTGAGTGTGAGGGAGAAATCCCTCACTACACCTTTCTTTACTCTTGAGTTTTTGTGTGATTAACGCATAGTATTGTGACACTATATAGCTATTCACACCTTCAGTACAAACCTTCAAAACTTTTTTACCCATGGAAAGAGCACGTATGATTGCATACTTAGAACTTGATAGAGAACATACATTAGATAGTAGTTCTTTTATTAGTAGTAATGAATACAATATAGCATTAGGTACATTGTGTTCTCTTAACCCTGATGTTTTTGCTTCTGAGTCTTTTAAAGAAAAGCACAAGATAGATTTCCGCGAACTTGATTATAGGTGTACTATGTATACCTTTGTACTTGATAAGCATCAGTATTTCTATTTCTCTTGTGTGAAGAATGTAGGATGGGAAGGAGATATTGACATTGACTCTCAGTGTTATGTCAAAGTGGATTATAGGACTATTGAGGAAGTACTTGCTAATATCAAGCAGTATATCCCTGAAATTACCTATTAAGATAAAGTATTGGCGTCTTTCCTTTAACCAGGCGTCTATCCAGTAAGTTGCTGGCGTTGGCTCACCATAACAGACAAGTGAGAATCCCTGGGTCTGTCTTGAAACATAGCAGAATGGGGGATACGGTCAGGGTGAGAACCTGACCATAAGTATACATTGTTGTTGCCCTCAGAGTTGAAATACTCATGGCGTATGCGTTAAGCTCCCTTGTGGAGTTACTGAAACAACAGGTCAGCCTTCGTGACCATAGGATAAACCAGTGATGGTATAAAGTGATGTGTTGGTAGCACATTGCGCAGAGAGTAATCTCTGTCTTCTGAAAGGTACTATATTCCCTGTAGTATGGTGTGCTTGTGGCCTAACGGTTGATGCACAGTATTACAGAACTTCTGACAGGCAGGAGTTTGAGAGAGAAATCTCAATAGAAGAGTGTAGTAAGCAAATTGTAGTAGGAGTCGCCAACTCTGAAGCGTTTGTTAGTTTTTTGTAGTCTGTTGGTAGAAATACCGTGGGCAATTACAATGAACAGTGAGTATCCTTGGCAGGTGAAAACAGAAAGAAGTCGTATCTAAACTACTCAAAAGGTAGCATGATGCTGTGCGCTTGGGCCACTTCTTTCACAATTCCTGGACCGCTTAAAACTTTATAACTTAAAGAGAAAAGCAAAAGTGTCCAAGCACGTATTGGTGATAATACTCTTATTCTGCTGTAATATGCAGATGTTTGACGTTCGCAAGACAGATGACAAGGGAAATGATTACTATCTAACTAACAGGAGGCATCTTGTAAATCCTTTGCAGGGAAGTTGGTAGGAAAAGGAACCTATGAGCCAGTACGTAGTGGTCAGACAGAAACCTATTCTGTTGAGTATGTCGTGTACTTGCTTAACCGCAAGTGTGTGTAAGATGACGAAAGTTGTCAGAATCACGATATGAAAGGTCAACACTCAGCCTTTCAAACTCGTTTGAGCGAGTATAAATAGTTGCTTAGGCTCAAAGCGTTGTAGTAATACAGGTGCACTGCATGAAGTTTGTAGGGTATACGCCAGTCGTGCGAACCCTATAGGAGTGATTTCCTAATGCCATATGAAGTATAGTAGTATGGCATTGAACATATCATTAGTTTTTTGATGTTTAAACAATGTAAATTTAAAGAATATGAAAGTATTAGTGAACAAATGTTATGGTGGTTATGGAACTTCTGTTCAAGCAGGTCTTGAATGGCTTAAAAGAAGCAACAAAGTTTTTACTGTTATTGATGACAGTTATAATCTTGTTGTAGAAATGGATGGTGAAAAGCACTACATTGATTTAAACAGAGAAGATCCAATTCTTATTGACTTGTTTGAAGAGAAAGGCAGTGAGTTTGTCTCTGGAAATCATGCAGAACTTGTATTAGTTCATATTCCTGATGGTTGTGAGTATTCTGTTGGAGAATATGATGGTCAGGAATGGATTGAAGAGACATGGATCAACGTAACGCTTGAAGAACTGAAGAATGGTCTGTCAGAAGACAGACTAGCTCTTGCTCAAGAGGTTTCTTGTATAAGAATCGCTCATGAGTCTACTGAAGATACAATGCAATAACCGTGGGAAGTTAAAGCAACGAGGAGGAGTGTGTAATGCATTCCTCCTTTTTTTACCTTTGTCAGAAATTTATTAACGTTTTTATATACAAACAAATGCAGAAGTTACACTTTGCCACAAGAGTTAATGTGAAACTTGTACCAAAGTCTGATGCATCTAACGCTGCTAACAACTTGCGTGAGGAGTTAAGTATACAAATCAATAAGCACAGAGTGACTATTGATAAAAGTGTATTTGCTAAAACTCCAAGCGAGAAGTTAGAGCTGAAGATTGCTAAGGCTAAGTACAAGGCGAGCTTGAAGTAATTCTATGTGAGAAAATCCTACTAAAAAGGTTGGCTGGAGCTTGGATAACCATGAGGCTCCATTTTTTTTTGTTTCATAAATTCAAAATATATGTCAGGAAGACAAACACTTTTAGTATCAATCATTGCGCTATGTACATTAGTAGCAGGATTTTGTATAGGATTAGCATGTGCAAATCCAGTTGAAACTTCTCCAAAAGGAGATTATACTGATGTTGGTGGCAACATTGACATTGAATACTACTTGGAAGTGTCTGAAGACTCAATATGGGTTGAAGGCGTGCAGTCCAAGAAAGTTTATTCTGGTAAGTATTCTGATCTTGACAGTCTTATCACAAGTGATAATCTGTAAGATATGTCCTGAGCTAAAGTAGCTCACTCTCCAACTGCATTAGAGTTATTCTTTGGCTTACAAGGAATGACTCTTTTGTGGTTAAATGCCTTTGTAATAATACAAACATGAATAACAAAGACAAAGTAGTTACAATGAGCAATGTACTACAAAAGAGCAAGGATGATTGGGTCGTAATCAAACAGATGTATAACCTTGCAGATGACAACATTGATGTGGGAAGCAGAATAACTTCTACAACTCATAAGATATGTAACCTCAGCGAAATACCAAAAGAATTAATAAAACATGGACACATTGTTGATGGTTTTTTGACAAAAGACATGTTTCATATTACAAGTATCAAAAAAGTAAAGATATGAAAATAGTGATGTTTATTATGGTCCTATTAGGTGTGACCAGTGCTGATGCACAAAAGACCTACTCAAAACGCTTAACAAAAGATGAGAAAAAATTCGTAAATTGCGTTCTCAAGTATGAAAAAGAAAAGGTTATTAGTGTTGTAAAACGTAAGGATAGCCATATAGTACTTGAATTCCCATCAACCATGTATGTTCTTAACCCATCAGGTTATGTTGATGACGTATGGATTTTGGAAGATGGAGATTGGACACATTTAGGAAAAGAATCAGATTAATGGAGAGCATTTGTAAACGCTGTATATCAGACACAGCAATTGTCTGCGCAATATGCGTAGATGGATTAAGAGAGGACAGAGTTGTCCTTGAAGGAACTTTTAATGGATCAAAACCACACAGATCATGGCAGAAAAAAAAGAAAAAGGAACCATCAACCTTAAAAAAAATGGTACAAAGTCTGAAGAGACAAAACTAACAAGAGCTGATTTTGATTTAGCGTTAGAAACAATAAACAATCAACTTAAAGAGATTGAATATTGGAAAGAAGCTACTGCATCAGCAAGAAATGGAGAAGAACACTACTTGAATCTTTTAGACCAAGAGTACAAAAAGAATGATGAAATTTTTCAATTTGTAAAAAGCAACATTCAGCGTTTGAAGTATGCGTTCAAAATGGGATTTGATGTCACAGGTTCAGTTACATATGCTGATATTGATTACAATCTTGATTTGTTACCTCGCATGTTAGAGCACAAGTTTTTCAAAGAGGAGAAAGAGGAGAAGAAACAGTAGATATTTTGCAGTGGTTGTAAAAGACCATGAAGGTGGGTGTGTACAATGGCGTATACACCCACTTTTTTTGGAATTATTAATTAAAAACAGAAAAGTGTATGAAAAGATTTGACACAATTGTAATGTATATCATGCTAGGATGCATGTTAGCATCGTTTGCATGTATGTTTATGACTAGTAATAGTGATGACTTAATGTATTGCACAATAGCATTTTTGCTATCAGGTGTATGTGGTACTCTTGCCATGGTTGCAAATTCAAGAAAAACAACGTAGTATTTACCTCCTAAATCTAAAAACAATGAGTATAAGTAAAAGACTCAAGGTACTTGAAGAAAAGAAACTCAACTACCTTAATGAATTGGAAGATTTGCATATTTCTGAGCCAGCTGAAAGATGGTATAAGCAACGCAGATATGAAATTGAAGCACAAGTTGCTATGATTGAAGATGTCATTGATGATCTTGAAAGAGAACAAAAGATGATGAGACCTTTGTTTTGGATGTTGATTGGGTTTATTGTAATAGTTTCTGGAATATTAGTGTATAACTTTCTAAAACTGAACTGACAATGGCACTATCATATAAGAAAGACATTATTACTTCTGTAATAGGATTTAATTTGGATGTCAACATAACTTATACCAATGAGGAAGGTAAAGAAGTTTCAATATGCAAAGGTTGTAGGTATGTTCCTTACAATGGCACTGAACAAGCACAAATTGGCATTTCAGGAGCTTACAAAAGGTTTTTTACCAATTTCAATCAGGATTTGCTAAACAAAATCAGAGATTATCAATCTAAAAATTACTAAGATGGGTAGAATGAAAGAGTTATTCATGCAAATGCGTGAAAAAGAACAAGAAGAAGATCCATATGATGGAGTAGATGACGCTTATTGGCAGGATCAAGCCAAATATCAAGAACTCTATGAGAAAGAGTTACGTGAAGAAATGAATAGACAAGCAGAGTTGCCAGTCAACAAGAAAATTCCACCGTGTGCTGCGCACGATTTTGAGGATCCATTACCATAAACTATGATCGCATTATATCTTCTTACTCTGTTATGTTATGCTTTTAACACAACAGTTATTCTTGGCTACGTTAAAGAAAATGGAAAGTTTGAGGTTATTGACCTCGCACACATTGTTCTTAGCCCAATTACAGTAGTGAATATCTTTTTCATAAAGATATTATCACACATGATACCTCTTGACTATATCTTATGGTCTAGAGATAATGACAAAAATAGCGCACAGCGTTGATTATTAACAATTTAATCTTTTTTACAATGCAGAAATTTGCATCAATTACAGCCACAGCACAAGGATATGTTGCTTATGATCCTAATGGACAAGCAAAAATGTTCAAGTATGACAAACTTGTGCAAAACAAAAACACACGTTCCAACAGAGTTAAAGTAACTCAAGAGGAAATTGAGAAGATTCATCTCAACATGGTTCAGCGTAACATGTATCGTAGACTAATGTATGGTCTTAAAGAATACACGCCTGAACAAGTTGCGAGTTTCTCTCCAAGCACACTCAGTAGAATTGTTGCTGACTACAAGAAAGCTAAGCAGTTCTTGCACATTCTTAAAGCAAAAAAGCTATTTGGACCTGAAACTATGATCATCAATGCTCTTTTTCCTCATGTAACAATAGGTGAGAAAGATTTTGATTGGTTTTTAGATTTGCCTAAAACTGCAACTTTGCGTAACTTAGGAATCACAACACGCGAAGTCATTGACGAGTTTGTCAGACGCAAGTTGTTGCCAAAGAATTTTTATGAATTAGACACACAAATTCAACTACCATGAGTGAAAACACTAATGCCTCCTTCAAAGGCTTAACAAATGAAGAATTGATTATGGTTTACTATCGCTTTGAGAAGTATTTAACAGGTTTAAATAAAAATCTTGATAAGAACATGATCAGTAAGAATGTAGACACGCCTTTTGGTAATGGAATCGCTATGATTTCAGTACCAGAAGAGCATGTTCAACAGTTCAAAGAATCTCAGTACTATGAACTGATAAACTCCATAGTGGCTAAGCTAAAGCCAATTGTAGAACTCATTGAAGAATGTGATGCAACAATGAAAGAGTTAGCGCAAGAAGTAAAATAACCATCAAAAACATTAACTATGAGCAAAGACTCAATATTAGTAGACCTTCATAAGTTGCTTGAAGTAGATTCAGTGGGAAAGGATTATTTTTCCCACATGTTGGTAGCTTTAGAAGTAAGTGAAGATGGTACACCAATAGGTGCGGTTGTGAAAATGAAATGTTCACCCATTCTTGCACTAGGTGTGATTGACATACTTCATGAAAAGCTTTCTGAGGCACGTGAGCAAGTTTTAGAAGAACTTAGCAATTACGAAAAAGCTAACATGAACACGCAAAAGCATGATCATTCTGGTGATGATATTCCTGATGAGAATGATTTCAAAGCAATGATGAAGCATGCAATGGATTCTCTTAGTGAAAAGGACAAAGCGTTTTTTGTAGACTCACAAAAACGTGCGATTGCAGCGTTATTAGCAAACGATGAGAAAACATTAAAAGCTATTATAGCTGAAATGCGTGAGTTTGTTGAGCGCAAAAATAAAAACAGAGGAAATGACGACTCTACAGGTTTTGACATAAACGACTTTAAAGGAAGTTTCTGACAATCTTACTAACTCAAATTGAGTATTTTGACAAGTTGCAGTTAAGTACTGCTATGAATTTTTTTATTAATCTTTTAAATAAGACACAATGATCCTATTGCAAACAATTATTGAAGGTACAAGCTACCAATTGAAAACACTTCCTGGACAAAAGTTTGAGAAAAAACTTACAAGAAGCATTGAAGACTTGAAAATTACAGGTCCTATTGCTGAATTTGCTAAGTTTCCACTAGGAACAGTGTTTGTGGCAGATGAGTATGACTTCCCAGAAGATGATCACTTACATATCATGAAAGAACATGTTCACGCATTATTCTTTGAGAAATCTGTTTTTCCTATATCAGTATTGGGAGAAGAGAAAATTCAAGAGATTTGTGACTTTGCTATTGACTATATGTTGGATAGTGGTACACATAATATTGATGATGTAAGACATATTGCTGACCAATTTGCAGCGTATGGTTACAAATTTGACTGGGATGAGAAAACTGCTGTTAAACCTATTGAGGAAGGAGAGATTCCAAGTGGTACAAACATTAAACGTACCATTGCCACTCACTATCCAGTTCCAAAACGTGAGGATTGTGGATTCCACATTGATCCAGACATTTGGTTCTTGATGGTACGTAATGTATTACGTGGAGAGAATACTTTGTTAGTAGGACCTACAGGTTCTGGTAAAACAGAGATTCTTAAGCACTTAGCAAAAGCTATGGGTAAAGAACTACATACTCAAGATATGGGTACAGTTCAAGATGCTCAGTCTGCATTGTTAGGTGTTCACCGCATCAACAAAGAAGGGCATTCAGCATTTGACTATGCTCCTTTTGTTGGACACATTCAGTCTGGAGGTATTATTCTTTTAGATGAGTTGAATCGTTCACCACTTGCTGCAAATAACATTTTGTTTCCTTGTTTGGATAGCAGACGTTATTTGCCAGTTGACATCGCTTGCGATGACTGTGAAAGAACTATTCCTGTATCTGATGGAACAGTATTTTTTGCAACCGCTAACCTTGGTTCTGAGTATTCTGGTACTCAAGCAATAGATAGAGCGTTATTAGACCGCTTCTTTCCTATTGAGCTTGATTATCCAAGACTTGAGGATGAGGTTAAAATCTTGATGTTACGTACTGGCGTTGAGGAAAAGGCTGCAACAGCAATCGTTAAAGTATCCAATGAGATACGTAAACAGTACAAAGAGCAGGAATTATCTTCTGCGATTTCAGTTCGTCACACACTTCAGGCAGCTAGTTTGGTGTCTGATGGGTTTGAGGTAGACAAAGCATTGCTTTCTACTATTATGCCATTGTTTGAGGATGGTATAGGCGTGTCTGAGCGTAGTAAGGTACTTTCCATAGTATCTGCGTTCTAAAAACATGCTGTAGTAGGATCAGCAATGTAGAAAACATGAGAGAGGGACATTCGTGTCCCTTTCTCTTTTCTATTAATTTAATTTAGAACATATGAGCAAATTTGCTAAAGACTGGTTTGGTAGGAGAAAAGAAGAAGCCTATACATACACAGACAACAGAAACAGATTCTTCAATTGGGATAGTGGAAGAAGCAGTTATTCTTCTTATTTTACAAAGTCTAGCGATAGTCTTCAAACATCTGCAAAGATGATTGGATCTATGTTTAGAGTTATTGGAGTTCCCAAAACATTTGACTATAAAGCTTCTGAACCTAAGAAGAATACAGATTTGCAAATTCCTATCCACATGTTAAAAGATGAGGATGGAAAGTTTCGCGATCCAGATCCAGAAATATTAGATGCATTTTATGGTGCTGCAATTCAAAATGCTGCGCTTGCTTCTATGCAAACAACAAGTGAGTATGGTAAATCTGTCACATGTAGAAATACAGGTAGAACTGGCTTTTCTTTGAAGGATTATATGTTTAGTATTTTAAATACTGAGCGTATTGACAAGAAGTTGGCTAATAGATTGCCTGGATACTTAAAGTTTGTTCAAAAGTATAAGGATCACTTGTATGACAAGAACTATGAACCAGTGGGTCCAGAAGAGAAAGCTCAGAAAAGATTACTTGATCTTGTCACAAGGATGTTAAGATATCCTGCAAATGTGACTGAAGAAGAACTTGATGAGTTTGCTAAACCATTAAAGCAAATTGAGAGATTACTCAAAAAGCATGGTGGTATTCCAGAAACATCAGACGACTGTTCTTCTATGGCTTCTAGTCTTGCTAATATCGTATACAAGTACGTTGAAGAAGAGGAAGAGCCACCAGGCAGTGGAGGAAGTGATGGTGATGATGATGGTGATGATGAGAATGAAGGTGAATCTCCTTCAGGTTCTGGAAGTTCTCCTGGCGATTCAACGATGGATAAGTCTGAGATAAATGAACTTGCCAAAGAAATGATGAAAGCCACTTTTGGTGAGGATGAATCAAGTGAAAGTGACTCAGAAGAAATGTCAGCTTTTAATGACTTTGTAGATGAAATGACTAATGAGCCAACAAACACTAAGCCTAATATGGATTATAGTGAAGAAGGTTCTGCTAGTGATGGAAGTGTTACTTTCATTAAGTCTGATTCTAACAAAGCAAGATATCAGTCTTGTTTAAAGAGGATTGATACAACAAAAGCTACTGTACTTCGCAAGTTATTTCAACGCAAAAGCAAAGATTATCAGTTTTCTATGAAGTCTATGCGTTCTGGTAGATTAGATACCAACAAGATTGCTGAGGCAGCGCAAAGAGTACCAACTGTATATGAACGTTATGGTCAAGTAAAGACTGATGACATTTGTGTAGGTGTTCTTATTGATGAGTCAGGTTCTATGAGTGGTACTAAGATAGACAAAGCGCGTGAAGCTGCAGTGTTTATCAATGAAGTATTCAAAGGAATGCGCGATGTCAAACTGTATATCTATGGTCATACTGCTGATGAGAGAGGTTATGGGTCAACTCAAATAAGAGTTTATCGTGAACCAGGTTCTCATACAGATACATATGCATTAGGTTCAGTAGAAGCAAGAAGTAATAACCGTGATGGTGATGCAATTCTTGCTACTGCCAAACGTATTAGAAAACAGACAGAAAACCCAGGTATTTTGTTTGTTCTTTCTGATGGTCAGCCTTCTGCACATGACTACAATGGTAAAGAAGCCATTAATGATACTCGTGCAAAAGTGACTAAAGCACAAAATCTTGGGTTTCAAGTCATTCAGATTGCAATAGAGGAGTCAGTTCCTTCAGCTCAAATGTTTGACTACTTTATCAAGATGACAGATATCAAAAATCTACCAAGAGAAATGGTAGGATACATGTCGCGTAAAGTAGACAAGTTGATTAGAGAAAGAGTCACATTGTAAAATTGTAGCTCTTGGGTAAAACTAAGAGCTACATTTTATATCTTTAACTTTTAAAAGTTTAAATTTATGGAAGATACACAAAGTGAAGTAAACATGTATGACATTGATGATGTTTCTAAGCTGACTAATCCACCAGAAGTAATGAGGTTTATGGTTATGTTCTTTAGAATATATGATAATCAGTATTTTGACATTTTTAAATCTCATACAATGCATCAGGTTCCTGCAATTATGGATGCATTTGATATGTTTATGAGAAAGTCAATGATAGCGTATCCTTATAAGTCTGAGTTGAGTGATAAAGTCAAAACAAAAGAAATGCATCTTATTGATGCAGTTGTTACTCTTCATTCAAAGCTGGTTAATTTGCATTTTGGTTATTCAAGTATCAGTGCTATTGCAAACATGTCTTCAGAGCAGAGTTCAAAACTTGGAAATATACGCACAGAAGCAACTGAGATGCATCATTTACTTGTAAATATAGCTCATTCTATTAAGAAAGAGATGTTAAAGATTACTCCAGAAAAAGTGTTTTTTACAGAAGAAGAATATCCAAACTATGAAACAAAAGCAAAGCTCCCAACACCAACTCGTAGAGAGCGTAGAAAGAAAGAGCATGGTCATTAGACCTAGTGGTAGATCTACAGATTTTATTTCACCAAGTTTTGGTCATGGCTGCTTGTACAATTGCAGTTACTGCTATATGAAACGTCATAAGCCAGAAGGATTAACAGTTGCTGATGCAAAGAGTGTTGCAGATATTCTTACTGAAATAAACTCACACGCATGGTTTGACACAACTGAAAAGCCAAATCAAACACATGAGAAGTTTATTACGTATGACATATCCTGTAATGAGGACTTTGCGCTTCATGCAAAATATCATGACTGGGAAAGAATTTTTAAGTTTTTTAGAGATCATGACATTGCTATGGGTTCTTTTGCTACTAAATTTGTAAACACTAAACTTTTAGAGTTTAACCCTAAAAGCAAGGTTAGAATCAGGTTTAGTTTGATGCCGCAGAAGTATGCAGATGTTTTGGAGCCAAATACAAGTAAGATTATTGACAGAATTAGAGCTATCAATGATTTTATAGAAGCTGGTTACGATGTGCACATAAACTTTTCCCCTGTAGTGGTTACAGATGGGTGGTTAGAAGAGTATAGAATCTTATTTGAAGGTGTAGATGGACTTGTAGATAGAAAATACAAACATCTCGTCAAGTCAGAGGTAATTTTTCTTACACATAGTAGAGACAAGCATCAGCATAATCTGCAGCATAACCTGCCTGGTGAGGAGCTTTTGTGGCGTCCAGATATACAAGAGGATAAAGTTTCTCAGTATGGTGGAGCAGCATTGCGCTACAAATCAGGTTACAAAGCTGAAAGAATATTGGAATTTGAAGAACTTAAAAACGAAATTATACCATGGAACAAGACGAGGTACATATTTTAAGAGGAGATACTGTGGCTACTCCAAAAAGAAAAAAGCCAAATGACAAATCTTCAGTCAAGAAAAAGATTGAAAAGAAAAGTAATAAACAATCTACTAAAAAAACCAACAATGAAGAAGGAGACTAGAACATGGATGTTGTATTATATGGTTATAGTACACATTTTTGCAGTGTTAGGCACAACTGGATATGTGATAATGTATTTGCCAGCTTGTTATCCATGTCTTTGGAGTTGGTTAATGCTTGTAGTATTAGCTTTTGTAAACTATTTCATTTTTGACTGTATGTTTGCATACATAAAAAGAATCAGAAGAAGAAGAAGGTACAGAAAGTTATGATACATTTTCTAAAATACTTAGTGGTGTGGATAAGCCAAAACTTATCTATACCATTTTGGATGGTAGGTCATGTGCACCTATCAGTAAATGTCTATGAGGATATTTACGAAATCATAGCATCATTTGGCATGAATGCACTTGTTGCTATTGGATTTATTATTAGTTACGTTGAAGAAAAAAAAGAAAAAAAATGATGATAACAATATTTAGAGGAACATATGTACTCTTACTGAGTTATAATCCTTGTGATATATTTGATTACTACAACGTTGATGCAATGCACGGTCTATCAATAGTAGATTGTACTGCGTCACACAACACAGTTGATAGTGCATATATTGCAGGATGGTGTAATTTTGCACCAAAAGAATCTGGCGAGTATGGTAAAGATGACAAACGCTATGTGTTTATCAATCTTACAAGATGCAAAAATGATGTATCTACAATGGGTTTAATCATGCATGAGCTTATGCATCAGTCATTCTTTATACATGATTACAATATGGACAGAGAAGAAGAGATAATCACATGGGCAGAAGAAGAAGCTTATGAGATATTCAAAATCATCAAGCCTTTTAGAGGCAAAGTTGTCAAAGATTCATTAACTTCTAAATCAGAATAGAATGGAAAAAAAAGAAACATTAGAAGAAGCTGCTGAAAGAATTTCAAAAACAAATTCTGTATATGAAACTGCACAGGATGATTTTTATCATGGATTTGTTGATGGTGCTAAATGGCAACAAGAACAGATGTATAGTGAGGAAGATATGAAAAATGCTTTTGATTCTGCAAGAGAGTTTAACTCTTTAGATGGTGTAGTAGATGTACATATAGTATTACCTATGGGTGGAGATATGTCAGATTTACAACCTTTACACTTTACATTTAAAGAATGGTTTGAAAAATTTAAAAAGAAGTAGTTATGGAAGAAGAAATCAAAGAAGCTGCTGCTAATTTAGCTGACCCAAATGTAGACAAGACAGACAATTGGATTGCAGGTGCTAAATGGATGTTAGAAAAGTTACAAGACTTTGACACTTGGAAAGAGTGGAAGAACAAAAACTGAGAACAATGAAACAAGTATTAATAGCACTTTTGACAATAATTATCATATCTTCTTGTATTACAAAAGAATACAGGTATGAGATACATGGTAAAGTCTATATACCAACATCAGGATTGCATCCAATGCATGATGCTATATGGCTTACAGACACAATTAATTTTAATGGTGATACCATATATTACTTTAATAGTGATGGATCTAAAGTAACCATTATTCCTCCTTATGTTCTGATAGATAAATCAGGCATGTAATCTAATACCAAAAATTCTTAAGATGAATGAAGTAAAAAAGACATGTTACTCTTGTCATTTAGACAAAATCAAATCTGAAATGCAAGAAATTGGTGTATGGATTTGCAATCAATGTTTAGAGAAATCTAAACCAGCAGGTAAAAAGTCATCAACTAAATCAGAATAATATGAGTATTAAAATTAACGCAATGGTTGATGATGTTAAAGCTAACAACAATGAGTACATGGTTATGCCAAAAAAGATAATTCAACAGTATCTTGTGTGGAAGTTTAAATGTAGCAAGTACTTAGCAAATCAAGCCATTAAAAAACTTTTGGAAAATGAAGAGACTATTTAGATATCTAGCTTGGCTAGAAAGAGAGAAGATCAATGCTATGATGCATTGTGGAAAAGGATTTAACTAATTAAAGATAATCAGACGCCAAACCAGAGTATTCACGTCAATCAGGTCACATCTTTTATACTTGTATAGAACTATGTGACATGAAGTACAAGCAATCAAGTGGTTAAAAGCATATCTGTTGACTACCAAGAACAGATTGGACTCCAAAACATTGAGGAGTATAAACAAAATATCAGCAGTAATGCTGGACGTATTGCAGCCTTGAGAAAGCTGGTGGTCATTTAGACCAAACACAATGCGAATGAGTTCTCAGCTTGACCCTACATCTGAGGGTGCTAAAACGATGAGTAACTAAAAACCGTGCTACAGGTTGCCTGCAGGGAATAGATCTGTTGACACTGGGAAAGACTAGACACTAACTTTTTTATTAACTAAAAACAAATGCTATGGCAGAAACTGTAACAGAAGTTCTCATAGGACATGTTGCTGTGGATTCAGGTCAGTTAATGATCTGTGATCCATGCTACATTGATTCTCAATGGGAAAATGAAGATTTTGAAGACATTAGAGTCTACAAAAACAAACACACTGGTAGAACCTTAACTTATGGAAAGGATTTTGCAAACTATGAAGAGGTGTTACCAGAATATGGTAAAACCATGAATGTTCTAATATCAGAGCATGACTGGGAAGTGACAGATAGACCTAAATCAAAAAGTGGATTTAGCTACAATGCATGTGCACAAGCAACTTTGTCAGAAGAAGGACATGGTGAACTAAGATTCAAAATGGGTCACACGGGTGCTGGTTTAGCATTTAGTACTGCATTTGGAGATGGAATGTATCCTGTGTATGCTCATTATGATGAAGAGGGAACTATTATTTCAGTAACTGTACAGCTTCAATAAGATGAGTACGTTTGAGTTTACTGATGAACTCTTTGAAGAGTTTAAATCTCTTTATGAGAAGAGTGTCAAGGATGAAAAAGAATCCTTTGAGTTTCAAGGGCATGAGGTACTTACATCTTACGCCAAGTATGTTATTCAATATTTAGAACAAAATGACACAGGAAGAACAAGTAGCAAAAGCTAAAGAAATCCTTCGCAGAGAAGGATATTTTGTTGACAATCTATGGCACATTGATGACATCCAGTATCGTTACAACTGTGACGATGATGAACAAGCACATGCGTTGTTGAACAATGCTCTGACAAATGAAGCAACTATGGAGCAAATATGGTTTGCTATAGACATGGCTGCACAAGATGATGGTCTAACACTAATAACAGAAGACTGATGGAAAAACAACTATTTGTCATTGATGGCTACAGAATATGGGCAAAGACCTATGAAGATGCCTATGCAAATTATTTAGTAATTTTAAGATTATGACAGAAAAAGAAAAGGCAGAAGAAATGTATAAATATGCTGCAAAACTGCATGGTCTTGACAAAGCAAAGGAAGAATCCTTGAAATCAGCAAAAGCAACTCATGCACTAGCACCATTTAGAGATGGAAGAATGCTTGCAAAAAGTTATTGGGAAAAAGTAATTGAACATTTAAACAAAAAAGTATTATGACAACATTCAATGTAGATCAAGAATTTGACAAAATGATGCAAGCACTTGGTGTTGGTGCATTACCAAAAGATGACTTACAATACACTGAAATGCGTAAAGCGTTTATTGGTGGATGTTTGATAATGTTTCAAACTATTGTAAGTTTGCAAACTGTTGATGACGAGACAGCAATGAGAGAGATTACTGCAATCTCAGAGCATTTAATGAACGTAACAATATAACACTATGGCAACCACTGAAAAAAGAATATCAAAAGCTAAGCGTATAGAAAATGCAATGCTTGACTGTTACAGAGAACTCTTTGCTAACAGTACTCCAAAAGGAGATTTTGATGCAATGATGGCTGAAGCTGACAAGAATGAATTTGGACAGTTAGTGATTCCTTTTATGGATTATGAGCTGGAAGAAGCCAAATTTGAAGAAATTGTACAGAAGTACATGAATGATAAAGCATTGAAGTTATCAGAGTATGACAAACGTTCATTCAGCGTGTCAATTCATTTAGGATGTTCACCTAAGTTTAAATCAAAAAGTTTGTAGTAACTTTGATAAATGTAAACATCATAAATTTATTGTTATGGAATATAAATTAGAGCAAGTTGAGAATAACAAGTATACAGTGTTATACTCAACTACTGTATTCATCTTTTTTACAAGATGGCTATATGTAAAAGAAACCAATTCAAATGCAATTAGGTATTTTGGTAGTAAGAGAGCTGCACAAGCATACATCAACTATCAAACAAACCCAAACATGAAATGGAAATAGTATGGAATGGGTATTTAATGACTTTGTAGTTGTTAGTAACCCTGAATCAACCCATACAAAAGACAAACCAGTAGTTGTATTAGATTTTACAAAGTGTGATGGTCCTGATTATAAGATAATGGGATACGTCATGGCTCAATCTATGCATACTGCTGGCGTTTTGTTTAATGGATGTTGGGATTCAGATGAAGACAACATAATTGCGTGGGCAGAACGTACTGCTCATGAGATTTTTGAGAACTTTTTTAAGTAAAAAGTATGACAGAAAAAGATGCTTACAAATTTTTAATTGCAAAACAGTTTGACATTGAACATTCACGTCAACCTGTTTTTGTAAGAGCTACATGTGGTAGCTGTCTAACATCTTGCATCACATATACAAAAGACTGGACAGAGAAATGCAAATGCTCTAACAAACTTGTTGTATTTGGTGGATTATCATTTCCAGCGTATACTGCATTAAATGAAAGACTTGTAAGTGAAACTGTTGTATATGCTGATGATGATTTTGAAGTTGTGAGAAATTATGCAACAAGAGGCACAAGAGGTCTTTTAGGTAAAGATCCATTGCAGTATGTTCCTATTTCAAAAATGAGTGATGGACATATCGCAAACACACTTGAATATGGTGGTGTAGCATGGCATTTAAAACTACTTGCACGTGAGTTGCAGTATAGATTTGAAAACAAATTTAGAGTAAAAGACAATGGCGAAATTGAAAATTACTAGAAAACCATTTCTAAGAGTAGAATCTTATTATGGAAAGTACACAACTGATGTATCAGACACAGATGATGAGGCAATGATTAGAGATTTTGATTTTATTGTTGAAGTGGAATCAGAACTTGAAACACAAACAGTTGAGATATCAAACATCACATGGACTGACGATGAACCACCAGCAAAAGACGTAGCTGAAGATGAAATACGTGAAAACTTCTTTGATTTAATGTAATGAATATAGAACTAGACAAAGCAATTGCCAAATTCCAAAAGGAATGTAAAACTTTTGCAACAAGGTACATGCAGGAAAATGAAGAATTACCAATGGTAGTCATATTTCTTGCACAAAATGACAAAAATGAGTTTATACATGTACTTGCCCCAGATTTAGGACCAATGCACGCACAAGATAAACATTACTTCATTGCTGCTGTCAAAGCTGCCATAACTACAATTAAACCTGTAGCAGTAGCTCTTTTAACAGAAGCGTGGATTGTAAAAAGACCAGTTGGTTCAGAAATTGACCGTAACATAAGACCTTCAGAGCAACCTGATAGAGAAGAAGTTGTTATGGTCCAAGTTGAAACCTACAAAAGCGCAGGAATGCACATCTATGACATTATTCGCCACACAACTGGTGATATTTCTTTAGAGTATGATGACAAAACAAGCAGTGACTCTATTGACAAATCAAATACAGAAGGAACATTCTCCAATCTGTTGAAAGAAAATTATGACAAATTCTACAGAGAGATTGTAGAGAGTATTAACAAAAATCAAAATTAAAACATCATGGACATTACAGTATCAAGCAGAAATTATATTCTTTCAGAAGAGTATGTAAACAAAGATGGTAAAGTAGAAACAGCTAAAGTAAAGTTAATTGTGGATGAGTCACAAAAGAAGTTTGAAGTAAAACCTGGTGACAACATGGATGCTTTTTATTTCACATCTCGTATGCCAGCAGATTTTGGAATGTGGGCAGCAGTTGCAAAACTTGCTTACATGGCTGTAGAATTTGGTATCAAAGAACTGAAATTGGAAATCAAAAGTCCTAAAGACTTAGAAGAAGTTCCTTTTCCAGAAACTACATCTGATGACAAATAATGAAAAGTATCTCAGAAATCAGTTAAGTGTATTAACAACAGACTGGACACATATGGACTGGAAAAAAGTAAGAAACATAGATTACTTTTTTTCAGACTATATGCCTGTGGAGCAAGGTCTTTTACATAAGATAGAAAGAATCAGGTATTACAATGACAATGGAGTTGTCAAACCTTACTCGCGTCCTGTCATTGAAATGAAAATTGATGAGATAGAGCGCAAGAACAACAAGCAAAAATCATTACTTGATCCATCAAAAAAAGAAGTCACAGATGAAGAAGCTGATAGTGATAGACCATTCGTGTGAAACAGTTACTGTTTACCCTTATGATGAGAATGTATGGGAGTGTCCAGAAGATTACACTACTGAAGATGGCATATATGTAATCAATAATGATTGCACATGGATTGTTGTCTCAGAAGTCAATATTAAAATTGTATAGTATGTCACATCCTTTACATCACAGCATTTCCTCTGCAAAAAAATGGGGAGGTGAGGCAGAAGATTATTTACCAATTCATAATTGGTTTGACGAAACAAAGATGCATTATCCAGATATGCGTCATAGAGCATTGCGCCATCATGCAGAAGGCATCTTCTGGTGTGAGAAAGAGTTTGGCGTATACATAGTAAACTCTGCTGGTAAGAAAGTACCTGTTAGAGCACTTGGCGAACAACATTGTATAGAAGACATTGGATGGATTCCTACAATCAAAGATTACCTTGACAACATGAACATCGTAGGATGGATGTACAAGCCTGGCGAAGGGAGAAAAGTTCTCAGAGAAATCGCAAAAGATAAATCAGATTACGTTGAACAATCAAAAACAGAATTACCATGAAAATAGAAGATGTAATTAAATGGTGTGATGAACAATCACAAGATGGCAAAGAAGTAGCAATATGCTGGGAAGGTGGAGGAGACTCTGGCTGGGTATATATAGAAGTGGATGGAGATAACACAAGTTCTCAAGAATCAGACTGGTTAGTTGACAAAATGTGTGATATTCTTGATTATGGTTCTTGGGCTGGTGAGTTCAATGCTAATGGTAGAGCTGTATATGATCCTGTGACAAAAATGTTTGAAGGCGAAGATGTCTATTGTGAAGACACAACAGAAGAGTTGGAGTTAAAAGATGCTGATATCATTGAAGTAAGAATACCTAAGAAGTATTTCTTTGAAAGTTTAAGTATTGAACTTGAAAATGTGATTGATGGTGGAGATGTTAACATTGTTCCTAGAGTTAGAAATGGAATACTAAATCAAGAACTTATTGCTCTTTGTGAGAGTCAAGAAGAGATTATTAGAGCTAAAGCAAGAGAAATTCTTGAAAATAAAACATCTTGTGAGTATTCAGGTTGGCAGACAGAAGAATGGTCTACTATTGATGATTTTAATGAAGCATCAGCAGAAGATCCTGAGAACTATGTGTTCAAGATTGCTAGACTTGAGTATCAAGGTTATAACGAAGATCCTCGTGGTATCTTGTTAGACTTAAATGAGTATGCAGAAATGTTAAATGATAGTGAGTTATGATTACAACAGAAACAAAAAGCTTCTACTATGTGGAAAACATGAAAGTAGAAGAAGACACAGCGAAAAAGTATTGGAAAACACTCTATAAGGAGTATAATGACTTTTATAACGCCATTATTGGTGGTAACGCACATCCTGAAATTCAGGCATTTGCTGATAAAATGGAAACAGAATGGGAAAGCATTCCATTTGCAAATGTAAATGAAGCATTTGCAGAAAAGAATATTGAGGTAAGACGTTTATATTTCAAAGCAATTGGTGTTGCTGAAATGTTTAAAGAGTTAAAACCAAAATTAGTTGACAAAAAAGTTCTTGAAAAAGAAGGCATCACATGGTTAGAGAATGGTACTGAAATATCTACAACAATGCGTGATGAGTATGAGTTGTATGAAATTGAAGGTAAGAAACTTTTTCCAGAAGAAAAGCAAGAATGGCGTGCTGCAAATGCCACTGTATATGCAGTAAGATGCTGGTGTAGCACAACAGGTCGTGAGTATTGGATTTATGTACCTAGAAACATTGGACAAAAAGGTGATGCACTTGAAGCAATTGCTTGGACTGTGCAGTTAAATATCACAGAACCTGAGTATATTTACAGACAAGGTGATGTTATTTTAACAAAGCATTCTGCATCAAGTAGAGAATGCAGGCCTTATCACTTAGAGGCAAAGGATTATATTAAACTTTTAAAAGCAGAATCATGATTGATAATCACACAGATGGATGGGAGTCAACAACAAAGTTGCAATTGACGCCAGGTGGTGCACCTGAAAAGCACATTATGCATTCAGATAAACCATTTGGATACAAAACCAAAACAGAACAATCAATAAACCTGATTGTCAAAAACAGTGCTACTATCACACATGATGAGCATGGTAAAATGGTCTTAGAACCAGGAACTTATAGCAAGACAAATCAAATGGAGTTTGATCCATTTCAAAACACTGTATCTTACGTGTTTGACTAACAAAAAAAGGGGGATTTGCGTCCCCCTTTCTTTAACCATCAAAATAATTCACATTATGAACAAACAGAATCAAAGCTGTCTGTGCAAATATAAGTGAAATATTGAAGATTAGATAGTTTAAGTAACTTTTTTTAACTTTGTTATATGAGTAAAGTAGAATTAAAAATAAAAAAGCTGCATCCAGAAGCAGTAATACCTTGCTACGCCAAGGCTGGTGATGCAGGTATGGACCTAGTAGCAATCAGTGAAGAGTGGAATAAAGACAACACAATGGTAACATATGACACAGGATTGTCTTTAGAGATTCCTGAAGGTTATGTTGGTCTTTTATTTCCTAGAAGTTCAGTAAGTAAAACAACTTTGAATTTGGCGAATTCTGTTGGTGTAATTGATTCAGGTTATAGAGGCTCTCTCATGCTTAAATTTAGATACCTTGAAGAAGGTGATGTTTATGATGTAGGAGATAGAGTGGCACAACTTGTCATAATGAAATTACCATTTGTAGAAATTACAGAAGTAGCTGAGTTATCATCATCTGAAAGAGGTGAAGGTGGCTTTGGCAGCACAGGAAAATGAAAAATATCTTTGTTAAAATATTATTCTACGCTAAGAAATTTGGTTTAGGTATCTACCTTGAAAAGATGCCTATGGTATATTCCTACAAGTATAAGCTAACCTTACAGTTTACTTGGCTAGAATGCTGTATTTTAATCATTAAAAAGTAAACCATGGAACAAATCAACATGAATAGTGGCCAAGTAGAGATAGTTGGGCCATTTGGAAGAGTTTATTTATACACTCATGAGTATGCAAAACAACTAGTAAGTCTTGTACATGAAGTTCTTTCTAGAAAAGTTAGATGGGATGATCCTGACTATTTATCAAGAATGATTTTCTGCACTATGGTTCCAAGTAATGAAGCCAATGATGAGAATGGATTTGGCATTGGTACACAACTATACGTGGACATAAATCTTTTGATCACAATTGACACAGTCAAACAGACTATAGAGATTAGCAGCTATGGTTCTGGTGTTGATAATGTAAAAATGAGTATTGAAGACTTTATACAAAATTTTTATAAAACAGCAGAATTTTGATAGCTATATAGTACAAAATATTTTATTTTTATTAACTTTGTGAGAAGCTTTAGTCAGTTAAATTCATACCTTAGTATCTTAATTTTGTGAAATATGTTATACCAACTTCCAAATGGTAAATGTATTGAACTGAAAGTAGAGCAATATGCTGGAATGTCTGATATAGAATGGGACAGAATGCTAAAAGAACTTGAGGCTGCTAATTGGGGAGAAGAAGTAAATGATCCTTTTGCTATAAGTGTCTTGTATTATGGTCCATCAACAAAAAATGATGTAGAAGATGATTACTATATCACAGAACATGAACCTGATTTGACAGACATTGATAGCATAGATAAACTAACTGACAGTGATTTCATTGACATTGATAACATTGAAATCTAAGCTTGCTAGATAAATTGTATGCAAGTAAAACTTAAAAAATGTTCTAGCTGCGAGCTAGACAAAGTAATCTGGAAGAACAGCCAGGGTAAAAAGTACTGCAAAGATTGCTGGTACTCTCAAGAAGTCGTGAAATTACCATCAAACTCACGCCCAATCAAACCAAAATCTGATAAAAAAGACGTGCTTGATGTTTTATACAGCAAGATGCGTAAAGAGTTCTTAAGTGAACCTTCAAACTCTACATGTAGAGCAAAGTTGCCTGGGTGCATGGGTCAATTCAAGGAGAATCTGACAGTGCACCATACTAAAGGTAGAGGGTTATATTATCTTGATAAGAAAACCTGGATACCTTTATGTTTATCTTGCCATGAATGGGTGGAAACTCATCCAAAAGAAGCAAGAGAAATGAATTTGTCACAATCTAAATTAACTTAAAATGAAAAAGTTTATTGGCTATTTTATAATAGGAGCCACAACAAAACAAGATGCAGTAGATGAAAGAGGATTACTGTTATGGTCAACAAAGAAACCAAATGCAATAGTAAGATTCTTTAACAAGATTCTCTTAAACATTCAGTGGATTGACAAGACAAAAGTTCTTGAAGAAAAAGGAGTAAGAAACACAAGAGATAACAATACGCAAATGTATAAGGTTGCTCCAAAAAGAGATAACAAGTATGAAAAACCGCGAAATAATCCAAGAAGAAGCTTTAAAGGCGATACAGGGGAAGCGTAAAGCAGGTCTAGGCATATCAATGGGTGTTGGTAAGACACTTATTGGGTTGAAGTACCTTGAATCACTGCATCCAACTTGTATGTTCAAACGTTATTTGATAGTTGGTCCTAAATTAAGTGTGTGGGATAGCTGGCAAAGTGAGTGTATCAAGCATTCAATGTCACATTTACTACCACATTTAGAATTTTCAACATACTTATCATTAAAAAAAGTAGATAGCAGCTTATATGATGTTGTTATACTTGATGAGTGTCATAGTTTGAAATACACACATGATCACTGGCTTGCCACATTTCCAGGTAAAATCTTAGGTCTTACAGGTACGCCTCCAAGATACAAGGTTTCTGAGAAGGGTAAAATGGTTGGTTTATACTGTCCAATAGAGTACACGTACATAACAGATGATGCTGTTGATGACGCAATTCTTAATGATTACAAAATAATGGTGCACATGCTGCCACTTAGTGCTGAACGTACTATGAAAGTTAAAAAGAAAGATGGTACTTTCTTCCTAAACAGTGAGCAAAAAGCATATGCATATTGGACTGATCAGCTAAGAAAGATTATGTCACCAAAAGAAACTCAGATAAAACGTATTATGAGGATGAAAGCAATGATGACATTCCCTACAAAGGAACGATATGCAAAACAGTTGTTGGAAATGATGCATGACAAGTGCATTGTATTTTGTAATACAACTGAGCAAGCAGATTGGATTTGTGAGCATAGTTATCATAGTAAGAATTCAGATAGTCCTGAAAATCTGATTGATTTCAAAGATGGCAAAATAACTAAATTGTCATGTGTTCAGCAGCTCAATGAGGGTGTGAATATACCAAACTTAAAAGCTGGTATAATCCTGCACTCATATAGTAATGAACGCCAGAGTAATCAGCGCATAGGTCGTTTGCTAAGACTAAATCCTGAAGACAAAGCTACAATTCATATTCTTGCTTACAAGAATACTGTAGATATGGACTGGGTTTCTGAAGCATTGAAAGACATAGACTCTGAGAAAATTGTTTATACAGAACCATATGCATAATACAACAATCAAAGTAATTATTAGTGGCACTGAGATATTGCCTGCGTCTCCAGAAGATGCAGGTAAACTCAAACTATTCAACATGGGTGTCAAAAAAGGACAAGAATTAGAAGCATACATTACTGTTCTTGAAAATGACGAAAAAACAGCAGGGCAACTTGCTAAGGCTCACGCTCTTATACGTGAGATTGCAAACTCAACAGGTCATTCCATTGAGGAAATAAAACTGATAGTAAAAGAAAAAGCTGGTCTCTATATTCCAGCGACCAGCTCTTCTTCAGCGACTTTTAAAAGTTTTGCAGATTGTTCTAAACAAGAAATGTCAAAAGCAATAGAAGTTTGTATTGCACTAGGACATGACCTTGGTATTTATCTTTATTGATCTTTTGACTCAGCTTCTGCTCTTGCTTCTGCTTTTTCCATAGCATCGCGAAGTTCAGCAATAGTCATCTTTTCAAGAAAGTCACCTTCTTTAGCTGCCTTTTCAAATTCTCTACAGAGAATCAACAAGGTTTCATATTGAACAATCCAAGGTTCTGTTATATTGCGCGCAGCAATAGCTTGGTGAGATGCTTGTATTTGAGAAACTGGTTTACCTTCTAAAAGAAACGCAATAACGTTTTGAATTCTTTTATAGTAACCTGTACTCATTTTGATACTTACAATAGCATCTTCTTTAATTACTTCTACCACTTGGTCATCTGCACCAGATGGTAACAACGAGTTTACTACTTCTTCTGACATAATATTATTATTTTATTCAAAGTTACTAAAAGTTATGGAAAAACAAACAATCAAACTTGACGCTGCAGATGTTGCAGATAAGATGTACAAAATGCTAAAGTCAAGTGACTCAGGATGGCATGACTTGCTAAAAGGATTTTTAGTATCTGAAGATTTTGTGACAATAATAAAGACTCTTGAAGGTCTTGTAAATGAGGACATAAGGTTTACGCCACCACTCAGAATGATATTCAGAGCTTTTTCTGAATGTCCTCTTGATAAACTCAAGGTAATTGTGGTTGGTCAAGATCCTTACCCTCAGTTAGGTGTTGCAGATGGTATCGCATTTAGTTGTGGTAACACAGGCAAACCTGAAGCATCATTACGTTATATTCATCGCGCAATAGCAAAGACAGTTTATGACAATGACAACACAAAAGACTTAAATGTAGACTTAGTTGAGTGGAGTCGTCAGGGTGTTCTTATGCTAAACACATCGCTTACCACAGAGGTAGGTAAAATTGGAAAGCACTTTGCAATATGGGATCCATTTGTGAAGTATCTTATAGACATGTTAAATTCAAGGTCTATAAACGCAGAAAAACCCATTGTCTGGGCATTTTTAGGCAAGAAAGCACAAGAATTAGAGGATCTTTTAGATGATTCTCAAATTATCTTAAGAGCAAGTCACCCTGCCTCAGCTGCATATGCACGTGAGAAAATGTGGGACTGCAATGATATATTCAACAAGATAAATTCTGAACTTGATGGCCTAGGTTCTACCAAAATTTTATGGTAGTGCAGAATATTTTTAGTATATTTGTTTATCAAAATTCACTTTATGTATAACAAATTTGAGACTGGTTCTCCAGGTTCTCCTGCACCTATGCCTCATCAAAAACCATGGCGAAAATATAGCGATATACTAGAAGAAAGCCTTGCGTACATTGAGAAACGTGCAAGAAAAGAAATAAAGTCCCTCAAAACTTCTTGGGAAGGATTTAATACCATAGGTTTAAATGGTATAGAATGGCAATCATTGTATATTCTTGCAGCAAGACCTGGTGTTGGTAAGACACTTGTCGCAGCAACATTAACCAGAAAGTTACAAGAATTAAATACTGACCAAGACTTCATGGTTTTGCATTTTCAATTTGAAATGCTAGGAAGAAACATGGGTATTAGAGAATTGTCTTCAGCAAACAACATGGATATTAGATATCTACAGTCTGCAGAAGATGATGGAATGCCTGCTTTTTCCAAAGGCGATCACGCAAAACTAGTGGAATATCTTGGTAAACAAAAAACACGTAAAGAGTATGTCATAGATAGATCAATGACTGTGTCAGAAATGAGACACTGGCTTGTGAAATTTTATGAGGAACATAAAAAACCTTTTGTGGTAACGCTTGACCACACACTGTTGGTTCGCCAATCAGCTTCAGAAACAAGTAAACAAATTACATTGCAGAATCTTGCCACAATGTTGACTGAGATGAAGAATTCACTACCTGTGACATTCATAATTCTTACTCAGTTAAATAGAGAAATTGACAATGCTGAAAGACAAAAGCCAGGTAAGTTGGAGAATTTTCCAACTGAGGCAGATGTCTTTGGAAGCGACTATCTCTTACAATGTGCAGACGTCATGGTTGCATATAACAGGCCAGCCAAGTATAACATAAGTAGGTATGGCCCTCAAAAGTACATCATAGGCGCAAGTGACAGGTTTTTACTAGCGATGCATGTTCTCAAAAACAGGTTTGGAGAGACAAGTATTCAATGGTATAAGGCAGACTATGCAAGAATGGAAATTGTTGAAGTGGATGAACCTGATAAGGAACCATTTAAAGCGAAGTAGTAATAATTAAATTTTAGCAAATGAGTAGTTTTAAAGCTGTATCAGAGCCAAAAAAGGAAAAGCACATTAAGGAAATTACTGCAGAGTATGCACCTTTCTGGCAAACCTTATTCACCAACATGGGCATCTCCAGTCCAAAGTTTGGTGCTAAGCTCTGCTACATGGGAAAAGAGTTTGGAGATGAAAGAGTAGAATGTGTACGTTTTTGGACAAGTGAATTATCTTGTGGTCAAGACTTCTATGTGGAGTTGTTTGACTGGGATAAAGAGCACTATGACCGTAGTACTAGAAAATTGTACAGATTGGTTAACAATCCAAACTGGGCACTTAATCCTAAAAAGTATGTAGGAGTAGAAACATCTAGCGATGGTAAAACGTCTACAACTTATGCGATTAGGTTGACTGACTTGGAGCTTGTTAACAGTACATCTGTAACTGCTGCTTATGCAGAGGTAGTAAAAGTTCCAGCTCCAGCAGTAATGATGGAGACTGAAGAAGATTTATTTCCTGGTGGAATGTATTCTGAGAAAGAAGATACCCACTACAGCGCAATGACTATGCGTGACTATTACTGTATCAAGCACAATATTCCATTGTCTAACAAGACGTGGTTAAATGAGTTAATCAAACAAAGCAAAGCGTATGTCAACAAGTAAAGAACAACATCCAGAAGCAAAGCCAGCAGGTTTTGTTCTTCCAATGAATAGAACAAAAGCTGAAGTAAAGAGTCCAAAGAATCTTGTAATCTTTAGTAAACCTAAAGTTGGTAAAACAACTTTGTTGTCACAACTTGACAACTGTCTTATCATTGACTTGGAAGATGGTACTGATTATGTTGAGGCAATGAAACTTAAAGCAAAATCTATAGCAGATATTGTTACTATTGGTAACATGATAACTGATGCAGGTAAACCTTATAAGTACATTGCGTTGGATACTATTACTGCGTTGGAAACATTATGTGTTCCTTATGCAGAAGAATTGTATTCAAAAACTCTTATGGGTAAAGAATGGTTTACCAAACACAAAGCACAGTATGGCAATATCTTGAATATGCCAAATGGTGCGGGATACCCTTGGTTACGTCAAGCTTTTGAGAAAGTTCTTAATTATGTCAAAACCTTAGCACCTCATGTTATTTTTGTTGGTCACATCAAAGATACTCTACTAGAGAAGAATGGTGCAGAGTTTAACTCACTTGATCTTGATTTGACAGGTAAGTTAAAGCGTATCACTACATCCAACTCAGATGCTATTGGATACATTTACAGAAAAGGTAAAAAGAACGTTCTTAGCTTTTTGACAACTGACGAAATCGCTTGTGGCGCACGCCCTGAGCACTTGAGAAATCAAGAAATTGTCATCTCTGAACCAGACGCAGATGGCAAGATTGTGACAAACTGGGATAAAGTTTATATTGATTAACATTTAAAAAAGAAAAATTATGTTTAAGTCTAGCGATTTTAAGGAAAAAGTAAGCGGTGGTGTTCCTAAAATTTTACAACCAGGAACGCATTATTGTAGAATAACAGATGTTTATCTTGATGCACCTGCATATGACAAAGAAGCTTACTTTGTTGTCCTCAAATTAGAAGGTGTTGATAGAGGTGATGAGTTTGAAGGTTTGGATGTTGATAAAAACAATCCAAGTCTTGGCAAGTACAGAGGTCAGATTGGTAATGTGAAATCTGCACGTTATCCTTTTAGCACGTATACTTATGAGGGACGTGTTATCCAAAGAGACAATCAGATATACAACTGGATGAACAATGTTGCAAAACAGATGGGAATTCTTCAGAAAATGAATGAAAAAGGTGTAGAAGGTGATACTATTGAGGAATATGTAATGGAAGTACGCAAGTATCTTATTGATCCAGAATTGTGGGGTTACTTTACAGTTGGAGGTGCTGAGTATTTCAATGAAGGATACAGTACACCAAATTATAGATTGTTCTTCCCTAAAGTAGAAGCTCGCAAGAATCTATATCCTTTCTCTGCATTAGAAGATGATGACAGAAAATCATTGAACTTGATCGCGTATGATCATGAAGCACACATTGTTCCTTCAAAAGATAAGCCAGAAACAGAAGAGAAAAAAGAAGTTCAGTCTTTTGAACCAACTGTTGCACAGCCATCTCAAGATGAGTCAATTATGAATGATTTTCCTAATCCAGGTGACACACCAATAAGTGATATTGAGTTACCATTTGGTAGCTAAGTAATAATTTCAAAAGTTAAGAGGGTGAGTGTAATGCTTACCCTTTTTTCTTTTTATAGATTTGTAGTATGTTTTCAAGCAGAAAGTATTTTAAGTCAATAGAAGATGTACCAGATGCATGGATTTTTAAGTATTACCTTGGTCTACCGCATGATTTCACTGGCAGATCGCTAAGAGTCAAAAGCATTTTCAATGTTAATGACAAAACTCCTTCAATGTTTGTGTATTATAATCAAGTCACAAATAAGATTGTATACAAGTGCCACTCAACTGGTAAATCAGGAGATGGTGCTAAGCTTGTAGAAGAACTGTATGGTCTTTCATTTCAAAAAGCTTGTGAGAAAATTGTCAACGATTATTATGAATTTTGTAAAACAGGTAAATACATTGCATTAGAAATAACTGCAGTTAATACAAGATGGTCAGTAATTGACTTTAAAGTACGTAACTGGTATGAGTATGATGCAAAATTCTGGTTACAATATAATATTGGTAGCAGCTTACTCAACAAGTATGGAGTGGTTCCACTTGAGCATTACAAGATTGCGCAAGTAAATACAGAAACAAGTGAAGTATCAAATGTGATTGAGAACTTTGGTGACAATATCTATGGTTATTTCAATGAGGATAAGTTATACAAGGTATATAATCCAAAAGCAAAACGTTTCAAGTTCTTTTTACAAGATGGAAACTACACTCAGGGTATTAATCAACTAGAAGGCCATGATACATTGGTAGTGGCGTCATCATTGAAAGATGTGATGACTATTAAGAGTCTAGGTTTGACAATAGATTGTGTAGCACCAAACAGTGAGAGCACTAAATTAAATCTGTCACAGATTGAAGGATTCAAAGAAGCCTACAAGTATGTTATTACATGTATGGATAGCGATGAAGCTGGTATAAAATCTATGAAAAAGTATGAGGAAGAACATAATCTGCCTTTCATATATTTGCCAAGAGAAAAAGACATAAGTGATATTGTAAAACATCACGGTAAACAAGTTGCACTGTATGATTTTTATCCAAAACTGCAGAACGCAATAGAAAAATATGTCAAAAAAAATCCTTAAGTTTGCGTCTAAGCATCAACTTTATGAACAATTGGATTTACAAGCCACAAGGTGGTTTAGGTAAGGAGATTCTATCTATAGAAGACTTGCCACATTACGAGGAAGCTGTTGGATTTGTTTACAAAATAACCAACACAGTTACTGGAAGATTTTACATAGGTAAAAAAAGTCTATACAGTGAGAGAAAGACAAAGATCTCTAATAGAGAGAAAACGCAGACAAAGACTAGAAAAACTTTTAAGCGTGTAGTAAAAGAATCAAACTGGAAATCTTACTATGGTTCATGTGATGAGCTTCTATTTGAATTAGAAGTTGCAGGACCAAGTTATTTCAAACGTGAGATTTTGGAAGTATGTTGTTCCAAAAAGTATCTAGGATATTGTGAAGTGTCACACCAGATGAAGAATGATGTTTTAACTGCTAACAGTTACAATGGTAACATCATGGGCAAGTACTTTCCATCAGATATGGAAAATTGTAATCAATAGAAATTATGGGAAAATTTGTAGCACAAGTAACTCTTTCTGAGCGTATTCAGAAGGAACAAGAATTTTTTGACAAAGACTTTTTAATGTCTTACTCTGGTTTAAGCAAACTAGCATTCAGTCCAGCAGCATTTTATAAACACTATGTATTAGGACAAAAAGAAGACGTTATGGACAAAAACATGATTGAGGGTTCTCTCATTCACTGTTTATTATTAAAGCCAGAAGACTTTGATAATCAATTTGTTGTAAGCGTTGATGACTTACCAAGTGACAATCCACGCAATGTGTTACACACAATTTTTAATCATTATAAAGAATTAAAAAAAGATGGTGACACGCGTGAAAGTCTTGAAGAATTTTCAGGAGCAATCCTTGATGTTCTGAAAGATATCAATCTCTATCAGTCTCTTAAAACAGATGGACAAAGAGTAGAGAAAATGATTATCCCAAAGCATGTTGCATACTGGGATTATTTGAAGAAAGCAGAAGGACGTGTGGTTATTGACCAAGACGTATATGACTTCTGTAAATCTGTAGTAGAAAAGATTACATCAACTGTTCCAGTTATGGATGTAATGGGATTCTTTGCAGATTCTTTCTCACCTGTTGAAAAACACAATGAGATTCAGCTGGTTAAATTCGCAGACAATCCACATTTTGGTTTGCGTGGTATTGTTGACAATCTTGTAATTGATCATGCTACAAAAGAGATTCGTGTAAATGACCTCAAGAAAACAGGTAAAAGCATTTCACAATTTCCTGAGAGCATTGAGTACTTTAAGTACTGGATGCAGGCTGCAATTTACAAGAAATTAGTAGAGCATGTGTATACATCTCAACCTAAGTATTTTGGATACAAGATTGTATTTAGATTCTTAGTTGTGGATCCATTTATGCAGATTGCTCCTATCAGAATTTCTGATGAAACACTTTCCAAGTGGGAAGAAGAAACTGACAAGATGCTTGATGAGGCTAAGTATCACTTTGAGACAAAGAACTTTGAATTACCTTACAAGTTTATCGCTAACAATAATGAATTGGTACTATGATAAAAGAAATGTATAAACATTACTTTCAAAAATCTTATACCTTTTTGTATCCTTTGCTTGGTTTCAAGCGAACAAAAGACCCTAGGCCAGTGCAAGTTTATCTGCATTGGCCAGAGGAGTTTCCAAACTCTGAAAGGAAATTAGTTTGTATTTACCAAAAAGAAGATACAGATCAGTGGTTGAATTTTGAGAAAAACAAACTGATGACACACACAATGTTTGATTATGTTGTGCCACTTTGCGATGGTAAAGTAGCATACATATTTGACATGAATCCTGTAGGAAATGATTATGACCTGTTTTTACAAGGTAAATATTCAAAATTCTCACAGAATGCCAAAAGGCACTTATCTGACTATTATGGTATCCACACACCTGAGTGGGTATATATTGAATCTTTTATTTTTCCTAAAAAGTATTTCAAGCAATATGCTGAGATACTTCTTGTGGATGTTCAAATGCTCCAAGAAGTTGGTGAACTTTGTGACAAGCATGATAAAGAAAAAGAAACATTTAAACTGTAACGCTTAAAAACAAATATATGAACACTAGTTTAGCTAACATGGCAGTGTACGCTGCTAAATGGAATGAGAAACCTTCATTTCGCATGATGTCAATTCACAAAGACTGTCCTTACAATGAGGCAATCTTTGATCCAGAACAAAAGATTCTTGCTGTTATTTCAAAAGATAGTAAGGATAAACCAATGATGATGCCTCGTCTTTCTGACAAAGGTGATATTATTCCTACAAAACGTGCTGATGGAAACCAAGGATGGCAAGAACAACGTGTGGTTATTCCTGCGTATTATGAGTACTACCTTGAAGACATCAATGACATTGTTGCTTTTGTCCAAAGATTTGCAGTTAATCATGATTCAAAAGTATTTAGCGACATACTTCATTCAGCATTTGAGTTGGGTACGTATCCACATACTGAAGAGCAAGTGACTGAAATCAAAGAGAATATTAAGAAAGCAAAAGAGAAAAAGTAATGAGAGGTAGAGAATTCTGGGTAATGGACTACGAGACCATTGTCAATTGTTTTGTTGCTGTATATGAAAGTTATGACTCTGAAGAGAGAAAGGTTTTTGTTATAAACAGAGAGCGAAATGATGCTGCAGAATTTGTTAAGTTTCTCATTGAGTCTAAGAAAGCTGGTGATTGGCATTTTGGCTACAACAATCTTGCATTTGATGCTCAGATTACTGAGTTCATATTAGCAAATGAAGAAGAGTTCAGCAGTTCACGAGCAGACGCAGAAGCTTTGGCGTACAGGTTGTATGAATATGCACAGTATGTTATTGGTAAATCTGACAGAAAAGAGTTTCTTGATTACCCAGAATTCAAACTTTCAGTAAAATGTGTTGATATATTCAAACTAAATCACTGGGATAGTAACGCTAAGCGTACATCCTTGAAGTGGACTCAGTTTGGATTGGATTGGCATAATGTTGAAGAAATGCCTCACCCTCATTATGAGAGAGTGCTTGACGATGAAACGCTTGATATGATAGTAAACTATTGTATCAATGATGTTAAGTCAACCAAGGCAATTTTTAACATGAAAGATTCTAAGGGTACAAAGGTGATGGTATCGCAAATAAATTTGCGTGCTAAGCTGAGTGAAACTTATAATGTAAATCTGTATTCTGCAAGTGAACCTAAGATTTCAAAAGAGATATTTCTTCACTTTCTTTCTGACAAGTTGGGTATGAACAAGAAGCTTATCAAAGACATGCGAACTTATCGCAAAAATGTCGTGATACGTGATATAATCCTACCTTGTGTAAAGTTTGAAACTCCTGAATTTATTGGTGTACATAACTGGTTTAAGAACCTAGTAGTGGATACAACAATACTTGATGGTAGTGAGGAAGAACTTAAAAAGAAAGGACCAAAGTACAGGATGATGCACAAGGGTGTACCTACTGATTATGCTTTAGGTGGTATCCATGGTTGCACTGCTTCTGGTATATATGTTCCAGGGCCTGGTAGGAAGATTCTGAGTGTGGATGTAACTAGTTACTATCCTAACTTAGCTATTAAAAACAGATGGTCTCCTGCACAAATACCAAAAGATGATTTCTGTGAGTTATATGAATGGTTTTTTGAAGAAAGAAAGAAGTATCCAAAGTCAAATCCTTTAAATTATCTTTTCAAGATTGTGTTGAATTCTACTTATGGTTTAAGTAAGAGCAAGTATTCATTTCTGTATGATCCTGAATTAACTTTCAGAATCACTGTAAATGGCCAGTTGCTTTTATCCATGCTGTATGAGATGATAACAACGCGTATTCCAAATGCTAAACCACTGATGCAAAATACAGATGGTTTGGAATTTGACATAGATGAAAAAGATGAAGAGTTGTTCTTTCAGATATGCAAAGAATGGGAAGACTTAACACAACTGCAACTTGAGTCTGTTGAATATCAGAAGATGATTATTGGTGACGTGAACAATTATATTGCTGTTTACGCAGATGGTAAAACAAAATGTAAAGGTAGGTTTGAATTTGAAGAACTTCCTTTACATAAGAACAAGTCTAATCTTGTAGTACCAAAAGCGTGGTATGAGTATTTTGTAAATGGTACTGATCCAAAAGAATATCTTCAAAGCAACAGAAACATATTTGACTATTGCACTGGCTCCAAAATAAAAGGAGACTGGTATTTTATTGAAAAAGGAATAGACGCTGGTGAATATTATGAGCGTAAACTTCAAAAACTTGTCAGATATTTTGTATCTAAGAAAGGTACAAAGATTGTTAAGTGTAATCCTGATGGAAGACAGATACAATTAGAAAGTGGCCCCATACTACAGACAATATTCAACAAGGCAGAAATGCGTTCTTGGGAAGATTATCATATAGATGAGAAGTATTACTTGACCAAAATTTATGATGAAATCAAGAAAATTGAAAGTACATCTGAAGTGATTCCAACAAACTTATATCAACAATTAAAATTAGAATTATGAAAAGAACAGTAAGTGGCATGGATGCCTATGCAAAAATCTTATCTACTGCATTGCCAGAGAAAACAGATACTTACACACCTATCTCGCATGCAAGTGTGATTAATCGTGTGAGAAGTGAAATAACCAGTGCTGGTTTTATTATCACAGGAGAAGACTATAGATGTACTAATGATGGGCAAATTGCTTTAGGTGCATTAAGATTGAATTACAAAGCAGATCCAGATATTGAGTTATCTGCTAATTTTACTAATTCATACAACAAACAATTAGCATTTAGATTCAATCTAGGTGGTCTTGTAAAAGTTTGTATGAATGGTATGATGTTGAACAACAACAAATTTGGCAAATTTAAACGTGTGCACAAAGGTGCAGCAGACCTTTTAGCAGAAGGTATCATCAGTGATTATATCAATAATGCTGGTGAGTACTGGGAATCTTTGGTAGAACATAAGAATTCTATGAAAGAAATACTGTTATCAAGCACAGCGCAGCATGATCTTGTTGGTGAATTGTTCTTTAAAAAAGAGGTACTTAACACTATGCAATTGAATAGTATTAAGAAAGAGATGGCTAAACCGTCTTTTGACTACAAGGTTGACACAGACTCTGCATGGGCATTGTATAACCACATCACATTAGCTCTTAAAGATTCTCACCCATCTACTTGGATGGAAGATCAGTTAAAAGTGCATGAGGTGTTCTCTAACATGCTTGATTTAGAACCTGAAGTAGACATTACTGAGGTTGTAGAAGAGTATGAGGCTGTGGAAACAATTGATGACGTACTTAATGAACTAGACTATGAAGACAGTAGGATTGCTTAACGACATAATAAAAGATTCTTATTATGCAGTTATGAGACACAAAAGTTCTCACAACAAATTAGAGTTTCTCAGAAGATTCTTAAAGTACAAATACAATATATCTATTGGAATTGAAGCGTTAAGAAAGCGCGATGAGGAATACAAAAAGGAAAAGTAACCTGTAAAAAACGAAAATCCCCCATCACTGGGGGACTTTCTACAGAAGAAGAAAAACCAACTAAACATTAAGCATAGTTGCACCTTTTATCGCCCTTGCCCTTTATAGCTCTTGCGATAGTTTTTTGAGTTTTTAGACTTGGATGTTTTCGTTTTAGCGTGAACACCAGGTCTTGAAACTTTAATATTGTATTTACGTTTGCTCATCTTTTATTTGTATGGAAGATACTTAGTAGCTCCTCCTTGCTTTACAGCTTTCAAGATTTGCTTGCGTTGTTTTCCAGTTGACTCATAAGATACGTGTACCCAGTCAGGATTTTTGTCAGTACCAAATTCCCAAATCATTTGGTCAAAGTTCAAGTTGTCTTTGATAAAGTTAAAGATTTGAGCATTGGTCACTGCTGTACCATCCATGTCAATATCAATTGCTTCACCCTGGCAATGTTGAGAGGTCAAACTCCCTCCAATAGCAGTATTCAAAGCTTTGCTTCTGTACCCAGATGAGATGTGTATAGGAACACCAAAGTGATCACGTATAGGTTGGAACACATTCTCAGCTAACTTTTTAAAGTTCTCAATGTGTTCAGGAGTTGGCATATTACTAATGCCTTTTCTCTTTGCAGTTTCACTTCTTGTTACTTCTGCTAATGCTAGATTTTTACTTAGTTGCATATGTTTATTTTTTAAAGTACAAGTTTGCTTCAGCCTCTCTACGTCTAACTAAACCAGCTAGTGTTTTACCACCTGCTTTTACCCACTTCATGAATTCTAATCTGATAGATTCATCATTAGGGTTAGCGTTTACTTTTTTAAGTAACGTAGAAGATTTTAAATTTGCTGGTCCTAAGTTGTAAGCAAATGAAACTAATGCATCAAACTGATTCTGTGTAATAGTATCTACACAGTAGCTGTCTACATATTTCTCAAAGCTCACAAGCATATTTGCCAATAATTCAACAGCCTGCTCTTCTGTTATAGCTGCATCCGTCATTGTTACCTTTTTACCACCAGGATAAAATGTAGCTCCATATCCAATTGTAGGAACACCTGCGGAACATTTGTAAGGAGCTGCTCTGAACCCTTCAAATGCTTTGATTAAATCAATCCCTGGTTTCGCTGTTTTTGTTACTTTCATCTTTATTCTTTTTTTTAAGTGACATGACTCTACCTACTGTTGTAATTCCAAATGCACCAAGAGTGATAATCATAAAGCCATCAAAGATGAATTCTTTTATGACAAGTTCATTTCCCCAGATGCCTGTAACTACATCAACTGTTAAAATAAATACCATAGCAAAAAATGCTACTACACCTACAAAGGTTTGCTCATTGATGTGATTGTTATCAGATATAAGCTCTCTAAAAAACTTTTTCATAATCTTACTTTTTTTCTTTGCTGCCTTCCTGAGTAGCATACTTGATACCCATTATTGTACCAACTATAGAAAAGGCATTTGTTAATAATACACTAAACATGTTACTCCATGTTGAACCAATAATCTGCGTGTCTTGATTTGTTACAATGGCCATCCAGTATAACACAGTTGTTACAGCCCCCACTCCTACTATAACAGACAACGCAACTTTGACAATTATTTTTATTAGCTCACTTTGACTTTTCTTCATCATTACATCCAAGTCATTTAAAGCTGCATCTTTTTCTATCTCTATTGCATTTTTAAGCTTTTGAGAATTAGCAAGTTCTATTTGCAAGTTTTTTGTAAGGTCATCTATTTTTGCCTTATTAGTAACAGCTTCAGTAACATCAGTTGCAATTTTAACTACATCTGTAATATTTCCTTTGCTGTCAAATACAGGATTGTAAGATGCTTGTAAGTAAACAGTAGAACCATCTACCTTTTTTCTTTCAAAGATTCCATCAAAGAACTTACCTTTTCGTAAGTTTTCCCAGAACTTAGCATACTCATCAGATTTGGAATACTCATAACTTACAAAAACGCTGTGATGTTTACCAATGACTTTAGCTTTTTCATTGCCTTTATAACCCATGGTTTCTAAGAATATAGAATTCACATCTGTTATAAATCCATCAACGTTAAAACTAATCAGAGCAGTGCTTCTGTCAATAGCATCTATTTGTTTTTTGCTATTAACAATTATAGTTATGTCAGTAGCAATTTTCATTATCTTGGTAATCTTACCATCCTCATTTAAAATAGGATTATAAGTTGCTTGAAGATTAATAAGAGTTCCATCTTTTTTTCTTCTTTCAAACTCTCCAGTGTAGTATTTACCACTTCTTAAGATGTCCCAAAACTTTTCATACTCAAGTGATCTAGAATAATCATCACATACAAAAATGCTATGGTGTTTGCCAATGATATCTTCATGATTACCTTTGCCATAACCCATTGCCTCTAGAAAAATGTCATTAACCCCTGTGATAATACCACCAAGGTCAAAGTAGATAATAGCGTTGCTTCTATTGATCGCTTCAAGTCTACTTAATAATTCTTCTTTTGGGAGATTTTTCACTATTTACTTATTAATTGCCTTACTGTATCTGCCAAATCTCCCACATTCTTTGCTAGATTTTTAATTTCTAACTGAGTTTGCTCTTGAATAGCTTGGTACTTTAATCTTGATTCTTGTTCTACAAGTTCAATTTTTCCTTTAAGTTTACCTTGTTCTTCTGTGTTTTTGCGCACATCACTGTGTACAATTTTTAAAAAGTATCCAATAACAGTCACAGCTGTGCCTAGGATAAACATTACGATATCTGAACTTGTCATTTTCTAAACTGTTTGATGATTAATAAGATTGCAACTAAGATTATAGAAAGGAACAGCATCCACCAGGGAAACCCTGATCTTTCTGTATACTTTGTTTTTTTAGTTTCAGCTTTGGTATTTTGCTTATTAATCTTAACTGCTGCAGATAATGAGTCATTATACATTCTAGCCATGATTTTCAGTGAGTCTTTGAATCTCTTATTATCAAATCTAGTTTGCCATCTGGTTTGCCATCTTGTTTCTACAGTGGCTTCTGGACAATTGCAGGGTACTTGGGAAGTAATATAGATTAATGAGTCTTTACCATCTTTGCCTTTGACAACTATGGTATCTGTTTTTTCTACATAGATTGTATCACAAGTGATTTTACCACCTTTGGAATAGAACTTATCCAAATGGTATTTAGCATTGTGACAACTAGATACAATAGCTAACAATGACAATAATGTAAGTAGTACAAAAAGTTTTTTCATATGTCTTTTTTTGTACTCTCACCTCCCTCAAGTATAAGATACTACAAATATCTGAAATTACGTGGAAATATGTATATGTTTTTTAAAATATTTTTTTATAATTTCTTTGGCGCAAAACTCAAAATTCGCGATATTTGTTGCCTTTCCTTTTTTATTTTTTTTTTACCTTAATAATTATAGTTATGACAGAAACAAAAGCAGCTGCTGAGGTTATTCCCTGGGGTCCTGTGGGTTATGTTACGTATAAACGTACATACTCAAGACCAACAAAGAGTGGCAAATCAGAAGAGTGGCAAGACACAATCGAAAGAGTTGTGGATTCTTGCAGAGAACAATTAGAAGTTGGCTTTACGCCAGAAGAAGAAAATGATCTCAGAGAGATTATGACAAAGTTAAAAGGCACAGTAGCAGGACGATTCCTATGGCAACTAGGTACTAAAACCGTTGACAGATTAGGATTACCATCTTTGCAAAACTGTGCTTTTGTTGTTTGTGATGAACCTATTAGACCTTTTACATGGGCATTTGAAATGTTGATGTTAGGTTCAGGTGTAGGATTTAACATCCAGCGCGAACATGTATATCAAATACCTAAGATTTTGAAGAAGGTAAAAGTAGAGCGCATTGATGTTAATGACGCTGACTTTATTGTACCTGATTCAAGAGAAGGTTGGGTTGAACTTATGAGACGTGTGCTTGAAGCATCATTTGTAACTGGTAAAGGTTTTACATATGCATGTCACTTGATACGTTCAAAAGGTTCACCAATCAAGGGATTTGGTGGAGTTGCATCTGGACCACAAGATTTAGTGTGGGGTATTGGAGAAATTAACAATATCCTTAACTCAAGAGCTGGTAAAAGATTACGTTCTATTGACTGTCTTGATATTATGAACATCATTGGACGTATTGTTGTAGCAGGTAATGTTAGACGTTCAGCTCAAATTGCTTTAGGTGACTATGACGATTTTGATTTCTTGCGTGCAAAACGCTGGGATTTAGGAGGCATTCCTAACTGGCGTGCTATGAGTAACAACTCAGTAGTGTGTGATGACATATCCAAGTTGCCAGAAGAATTTTGGGAAGGATACAATGGTAATGGTGAGCCATATGGCCTGATCAATCTTGATGCATCTCGCAGAATGGGTAGAACAGGTGATACAAGTTATCCAGATCCAGAGGTAATGGGTTTCAATCCTTGTGCTGAACAGTCTTTGGCTAACTATGAAACTTGTTGTTTGGCAGAAATCTATCTTCCTAACATTGAGTCACTAGAAGAATTGCTAAAAGTTGCTACTATTCTTTACAGAATTAACAAGCATTCTTTGGCAATCAAGTGTGAAATCAAAGAAACTGAGGACATTGTACATAAAAACATGCGCATGGGTATTGGTGTAACAGGATACCTACAAGCAACAGAAGAACAAAGAACTTGGTTGTCAGAATGTTATTTACACTTGAGACAGTATGATGAGACTTACAGTGAGAAAACTGGATTGAACAAGTCAATTAAATTGACAACTGTAAAACCATCAGGAACTTTAAGTCTACTTGCAGGTGTTACTTCAGGTGCACATCCTGGTTATTCTCAGCATTACATACGTAGAATCAGAATGGCTTCTGATAGTCCTATTGTTAATGTTTGTAGAAAACATAACTTTCCAATAGAATTCCAGCGCAATTTTGATGGCACTGAAGATCATAGCACAGTAGTTGTATCTTTTCCTTGTAAGTTTCCTGAACATACGTTATTGGCAAATGATATGAGTGCAGTTGATCAACTTGCTGTTATTAAAAGACTTCAAGCAGAATGGTCAGACAATGCTGTATCTGTTACAATCTATTATCGCAAGCATGAGCTTGATGCAATTAAACAATGGCTTTCTGATAACTACGTTAACGTTAAGTCAGTATCATTTTTACTTCATAATGAGCATGGTTTTGACCAGGCGCCATTGGAAGAAATCACTGAAGAGAAGTATCATGAACTTTCTGCAAATGTTATTCCTATTTCATCGTTTGATAGTACTATCAATCTTGATGATATGGATATTGCAGATTGTGAGGGAGGAGCTTGTCCTGTTAGATAATCACAAAAGGGCTGTGTAACAGCAGCCCTATATTTTACATTATGGAAGAACAAACAAAAATCAAAAAGAACATTTACAGATTTTTTCACATGGAATCTGGATCCAAGTTGAACATTTGGGCTACATCTGATGAAGAAGCAATGACAATATTTAGCACTATTGTAAGTAGTGTTTTAGAGTGGAAGCTTAGAAAAGCTGCACCATCTAGTAAAAGAAACAAAAAACCACATAATAAACCCATGCCACATGGAAGTCTTGTGCATTGATTCTGACAAATTACCTCCTGGAGGAGAAGTTGAAGAAGGTAGAACTTATACAGTTGAAACTGAGTTCATTAACAACTTTGAGCAAAGAGTCTACATCATTAAAGGTGTAGCAAACAAGGGTAGAACTAAATTTGGTTTACCCTGGATTGGCTATAGAGCAGACAGATTTGTTCCATTACAAGAGCAAGCTGTATCTGCAAAAGAAACAAAATACGAACCTATATTAAATTAACATGAAAGAATTCTTTGACTATCTGGTTAAGCACAAGCTTAGCCCTAATGGCTTCTACGTGTTACATTCTATGTTCAATGGCTATGAACATTCAAACTTTATCAATGTACGCAGTGAGCAGTATCGTCTTGCTTTATCTGATTACATGAAAGAAGTTGATGGTATTTATGTACTGACAACACTTGGTAAAGGAGTTTTGAGAAATGGTCAGAAGATATTAGAAAAAGCACCACCAAAAAAGAAAATACCTTTTGAAGAATGGCAAGAAAACATTCTCAAATACAATGAGTGTTTTCCAAAAGGTAAACGTCCTGATTCAGCATACGCATACCGCACACCACCAAAAGAACTGTATGACACATTTATTTGGTTTTTTAGTGAGTATCCTGAGTATACATGGGAACTTGTATTTCAAGCAGTAGAACAATATGCTGATGCATTTAAGGAATCTGGTGATTACACTTACATGGCAAACTCTAAGTATTTCATAAAAAAGCAAGATAAAAACAAGTTGATTACATCTAATCTTGCAACAATGTGCTGGAATATCTTAGAAGGAAATGACACTGATATTACAAATGAAGGTTTTCATTACTTTGGACCATGAGTGGAGATATGCATGACATAAACCAAATCCATAACTTGATAAAAGCTGGATACTCAATTGAAAGAATAAATCAAATGACTGGATACACAATCTCATATTTGACAAGAAACTTCAGGTGTTTCTATAAAAAGAAAAAAGACTCAGTATTTGGATACAAAGACTCTGCTTATTATTTTACAGAAGAAGAGATGCTCTCTGAACCTGTATATACTTATGAAAGTCTTAGTCCTTCTGAGAAAGCAATTTATGATGAACTGGCAGAGGATTAATCTGCCAGCTCTTCTTTACAATTCATATTTGTCAGTAAACTCTGTTCCAAATTTATCTTCAAGTATGTCATATAACTCTACAGTTACTTGTTCTAAGTATACCAAATCTTCTATTTGTTCATAAGGAACAATATCACATTTCTTTACGTCATCATCATACTCATTATTTGGTACATATTCCACATAGAAGTTACCATCATAAATCCTTCTACTGTCAGCTAGTTTTATTGTAAATTTTTTCATTATTCTCTTGTATAAGTAGTTAATTGGATTACATCAATAGATACGTTTTGAGAGGTACTACCAGATGTTCTTACAACTTGAGGTGCTAAGTCAACAGCACCAGAAGGTAGATTAGTAGATATAGTACCAGTTACTTCTGTTCCATCTGAAAGTTTTCGTACTCTATATTTTACAGCAGATGAACCAAATACATTGTATAATTCCAATTGATAAGCTTCACCATTTGCAACTGCACCAGTTTTGTTTGCTGGAAAATTGGGACCTAAATCAATCTTAGTTGCTGTAGCAGAAGTATTATTATGAAAAATTTGCAGATTTGTATCTGATGCATCAGAACCCATACCTATAATGTTCTGTCTTGTATCAACAGTATTAGTACTTGAAATTGGTAATAATACTAAACCAGTTGCTAAACCAATAAACTGCCTTGCATTTGGCACAAACCAGTTTGTACCTCCAGCAGATTGATCTGAATAAATAAAACTTCCAATAAATCTAAATCCTTTGCCTAGTCTATTTACAATACCAGATGCACCATAATTTATACCAACAGTTGAGTTTGTAGCACCTACTGTTGTAAGTAATCTTAATTTTGGTAATGGAACAATTCCACCAAATGATACAGCAACTGCTGAGCCAGTTAATATTGGTGTAATACCACCAAAAGCACCTGTATTCGTAGAACCAGAAATTGCAATTGTACCTCTTCTAATTTCTGATTGTTCAACAGGAGGCATGAAAGCAGAACTTGGAGTAACTGCATTTGACCAATATAAATTTCCTGCACCATCAGTAGTAAGTGTTTGAAATGCTCCACCATCTATATTAGGTAATGTATAAATTCCATTAATAGCTACTCCTGTAGGAGTAACTTCAATCTTTCTAGTTACTACTCCATCAATTACTTGTAAATATGCTTGATTTTTATCTACATAAAGATCTCCAGTATTTCCAGTATTGTCACCTATGCCTATATTTCCTGCTAAACCATTAAGAGTAAAATACCCTATTTTAGTTGTACCATCATCTAGATTAATTTGAAATTGCCCTAAAGCTGATGGATCTTGAAATATAATTCCATTGGTATTTAGATCAACTACCCTAGGTCCTGATACAGTACCATCACTATTATAGATATTTATAGGAGTTGTTGCTGCTCCAAATACTTCAAGAATAGTTCCAGAAGCATCTTTAAAATGAGGTAATTTATCTGCCTTATCATAAAAATAAGTGCTATTAGGTACAAGACCCCAATCAGCTGAACTATCTGTAACATGTGTATATGCTATAGATGCTACTGGATTATATCCTAAATTAAGTGTTGTTAACGCCATGATCTTTAATTACTAAGTTAATAAGTTTCCAAATGAGTCTGTTGTTGTAGCAGTAATATTTTGCTGTATACTAGGTGCAACAGGTGTAGTTGTTGATCCTGTAAATGTATTATTAGCATATTTTATTGGATATGCCAATACAGTAAATGTAGCACCAGGAACAACTGATGATGTTAATGTGGCTCCTGTTATATATCCATTACCTGGATTACTTAAGACAACAGATGTGACAATCCCTCCTGAAACTGTAAATGTTGCTGTTGCACCAGAACCACTACCACCTGTTAAACTACCACCATAAGTACCATTTGCAGCAGTTGTTGTGTTTGTGGCAATTGCAATATTTAATGCTCCAATACATGCTTGAGAAGTTCCTCCAGCTGTTATGACATTTCCTAGTATTGAATATGCTGTGTTTGTTGAACCATTTAAAATTGATATTCCTGGTGAAGTAGCACCTCCAGAAATGATTGTACTATTTGTAACAAGAAAAGGCCCTTGAAAACCCAAAGTCAAACCAGAACCTCCTAGTGATATTGCAGTACAATTGTAAATAGAACCAGAACCATTATTACCATTTGAACAACTTATACCAGCTCCAGTACCAGTTGCATAACCAATACAATTCATTAAAAATCCATTATTAGCACTTATTGCAGCTGTTGCTGGTGATGTTGTAGATGCAATACAAGAAATTAATCTTGTATTTGATTGTCCATTTACAGTAATTCCAAATCCAGCAGCTGAGTGTCCTTGACAGTTTTGAGAAACAGAACCTAAACTTGCTGCAAAACCAATACCACCACCACCTGAAGTGCTGTTATTATAACCAACACACTCAATTGCATGTGGTCCTTGAAGAGCACCTGTTCCTAAACCATTTACAATTGCTGTACCTGCACCAGTTGCCACTGATGTACAGTTAATAATTTTTGCAATATTTACAATACCAGCACCTTGTGCAGAATATCTAACTTTAGTATCTTTTAATATTGCTGTATTCAAGGTATTAATATCTGTTCCAACATTAATACCATTCATAAAGCCAGCAGTACTAATCATGTTTACATAACAATCTGATACAAAGCCATTTAGTAATTCAATACCTGTAGATTGAGAACAAATGATATTAGCATTTGTAACTTTTGCAGCTGCATTGTTTACTTTAAGTGAATTTAGGGCAACCCCTAAAAACTCACTTCCTGCAAGATCAATATCTGATCCAAGTGTAACATCCAATATACTTCCCCATGCAATACTGTAACCAGTAGCAAGTGGAGTTAACTTAGAAATGTTCCAATTGTTTATTGAAGAAATGACTGGTATATTATATGGTGCAACTCCTCCATTGTCTCTAAACAATGTTGTAATTGTTGTTGAGGGACTTGATGCAACATATGAATATCCATTACCATTTATGTTAACTCTATGTCTAAGATTAATTGGTGTGTATGGATTAGTAACATTTACTGTAACATTGGCAAATACTTCAACTACTGCTGAAACTAAATCACTTGTATTTGGTACAGGTAATGTAGCAAATGCACTATCCAATGCAAGTTGTAACTCATTAGATCTAAACATTCTATATGCACCACTTGAATCTCTTAAACCAAAAGGTTTATTAGATGTTGGTGTGTAACCTGCATATGTAATTGTATTATCAATTGATGGTCCCAATCCTAAGATTCCAATATTCTTGTTAATTCGTGTAGAACTCCATGTAGGAATGAATATACTTCCTCCAAATTGAGATACATTGTGAGAACATACAACCATTCTCAGTGATTTGTTAAATCCAGCTGCAAGATCGTCTATTCTTCTTAATACCCATGCTGATGTTGTAGTACCAGGATTAATAACTTGATACGTGCCATTATATCTTGTTTCAGTTTCATTCTTTACAAGTAGCGTTGTAAATTGAGTAGCAGAAGTAGTACTAGCACCAGCTGTCATTCCTGATACAATTAAAGTACCAAAACCATTAGCTTTTAATGTAGCACCTACACCAGGTTTACTTGCATCTGGTCCTGATGTATATGTACAAAGAGGAAGTGCTACAGACGTAGCATTATCTACAAATGTTATTTGTAATGGACTTGTGGTAAGTGATGTAAGAGTAAATATAATATTATCAAATCCAACTACAGGTGGAGTAGTATTACTCCATGCAGTGTTTGTTTGAGTAAAGTATTTACTACCATTTACTAATCCTTGAAATGCATTTACTTGTAAAGGATATAGTTCTTCTGGAGCATCTACATCTACACTTCTAGTTAAGATATAAGGAGTTGCTATAGTACCTGTATCAGTGATTTCATAAACACCATTATGAAATTGGTTTACTTGATTTTTAACAAGAATAAGATCACCAACTTCAGGTATATAGTTTGTATCAATTCTTCCAACTGCAGTACCATCAGATAATATACCATTGCTTGTAGCAGTTAACGTAGCTCCTATACCATCATTAGCAACACCATTAAAATAAGTTGGAGTACCTGTTAGCACTCCTTCAGTTGCAGCAATAACAAATACAAGAGGTGAATCATTTTGACTAACAACAGGTTTTGCTTTCCATAACTGAGTAGATGCTTCATATGTTAGGACTTCTCCATCTAATGGAAGATTGCCTGTACCTTTCAATTGAACATCATGAATTTCATCAAGTTCAAAACCGTTTTGAGTTTTGACATAAATTTCGCCAACAGTTGTGTTAGCTTCTACAACTACACCAATAAACACCAAGTGATTTGGTGCATATGGTTTATTTGTAAGACCATAAATTAAATTACCATTAGCTCCTAACCATACAGGATCACCTGCTGTAGCAGCACTTGTATTTAAGGGCGCACTACCAGTACCTTTTAAGGAACCTTGTGTAATAACTTTACTGAATGCATTGTTTGCACCAGATGTAACTAAAAGACCTAACGTTTTTGAAGATGTAGCTTCTGTAGAGTAATCTGCTTTCCCTACAAGTATATTTGTACCAGATGCACCATTTACATAAACAGCTTGACCTTTATTGATACCTCCAGTTTGATTAATTTTTACATCAAGAACAACAGCATCTGCTTCACTAGTTACTATAGGTAAATCTGCAATAGTAGCAAATACATTAGATGCAGATGGGCTATTTGCACCTACTGCTGCCTGATATTCATCATTTGGCAAATCTCTTTTTATTTTATTTCCACTCATGGCTTAAAATTATAATGTTAGTGTAACAATAAATGATGAACTTACTGATGTCCCCACAAATGAAAAAGCATCAAATCTTTGACCAACTGGCGCATCAAAAGTAACTGAAACTCCTGGAGGTAATGGAACATTTACTGTAGAATCAGTTGTCACAAGTATATTATCATTTCCTAAGTTTTGAATACTTACACTTATAGCACCTGCAGAAATTGTCACTGGTGTTGTACCTGATCCTACTGCCATCTCAGCGCTTGCATATGGAACAGCAACCGTACCACCTTCATGTAAAACTCTTATTGGAAGAGGATTTCCAACATCGTTTGATACTTCAACGCTTGCTGGAAAGTTTCCAACATTTACAGTACCTGAAACAGGTAATGGATTTCCAGTATCATTTTTAACTTCAACTTCTACAATAGAAGTTACAGCCACATTTTGTGTAGCAGGGAAGTTGGCAACATTTACATTCCACGTTCCTGATTGAACAGAATTAACTGTTCCTGAAACAACCCATGGAGAAGTACCTTGCGTAACAGTTATAGTCTCCAAAGCAGCAAGAGTAGCAGCATCTAGTGCAACTGTTCCTGTTATAGCTGGTATTGATGAAACTGCAACTGTCCAAGTTCCTGATTGTATAACATTGATTGTTTCAAGTGCTGCTAATGTAGCAGTATCCAAAGCAACTGTACCAGAGATTATCCAAGGACTCGTACCTTGATTAACTGTGATGGTTTCTAACGCAGCAAGCGTTGCTGTATCTAAAGCAACAGTACCAGTAATTGCAGGAAGAGATGTCACAGCTACAGACCATGTACCTGATTGAGTTACAGGTAAACTTGCATTAGTAATATTTATATCAAGCGTACTTTGTAATTCTGTGAGAATACTATCTAATGTATCTCCTTGATCAAAAAACTCTGTCGCTTGACCAGCACAATAAGTAATTGCAACTGCATTACCACAAGTGGTAGTATCTCCAAGTGGACTTATAATAGTAGCGTTTACACTTCCTGCAGTACCAACCCATTCAAGTGGGCCAACAGGTGTATACAAAGTACCATCAGCATTATAGTAATATGTAGCAATATATTGCTGACTATCTTGGTCCCATACTTTTACTTGCAAAACAATTTTGTCAGAATTTCCAAGATCTTTTACAAAGACACCTTCAACCTCTGTTTGTGCTTGCAAGGTTGCAAGGATAGATTGAAGTACAACATTATTACTACAAAGACCTGTGTTTGTAGTATACCAAGTTTCCCATGCAGAAACACTTGCATATGGTGCACCAGATTGTTGCCTGATGTCTGCAAATTTTACATTGTAAAATGCTTGAGGTATATTTTCAGGCCTAAAGAATGTTATATCATATGTTGTGTCAGCTGTAAGCAGCTTTGTCACAAGGACATTTGCGCAATGCTCTTCAAAATAATTATCATTCTCATCTATGATGATAATGTAATTGTTGCTTTTATAAATTTTGTAAACCATCTTTCTTCATTTTTAGTATTTAATGTTGCACTACCTCAGTAATAAGATAGTAAATATTTTTATATCATCAAAATTATTGATTACGTTTAAGTACATCAATTCTATAGTTAGGATCAAGTATATCTCTAAAGTTTTTAATACCAGTAAGGTCAACAAAATCTTTTCCAAATTTTGCATCACCTTTTTCATATGCACCAGACTTTCTAGAATAAAATGCATCTTTCCAGATTTCTTGATAGAATTCTGAATCATAATCAGGATCTGGTTCTTCACCACCATTCATTGTCATTGCCATACCATATTTTAAACCATGATTTAACATCTTGATTGTTGCTGAAAACTCACGCACAAATGGTATTGCTGTGGTAAAGTTTTTAACGTACTCCTGAGAACCATCTCCAACAGGGAACATTGATACTGTTTCAGATTTTGTACCCCAGATAACACGTATGGCGTTACCTTCAAGCATGCTGAGTTCTTCATCATCGTCATCTCTACGTCTTACAAAAGACAACAACATCATACTCAGTATTGTAAGTAATGTCATAGCAATTGCATCTCTTCTTGCATGATGCACACGCTTTGAATAAAAGTCTCCAGCGTCTACTGTCTTAATAACAGCTCCTGTTTTTGGATCTTTTATAACATACGTTTTTGTACCACCTGACAAGCCCATTTTTGACAGTGTATCAGAACCTACAAGAAACTCCTTCATTGTATTTCCCACACCAAACAATTTCATGGCTTTTGCAAATGCACGCCAGTATCCTACTGCAACTTCAGAACCTTCCCAGTTAGGACGCAAGTAACCAAATCTATTCAAGAATTGTGGAACCAAGAACTTTCTAAAGAAAAATACCATTTTACCAAGTATCCTACTTTCAAATTCTGTCTGGTCTGCACCAGCATAGTTACCTTGTGCTCTTCGCATCTCAGAATAAACAATATTTCTTATACGTTTTTCATCCTCCTTAGAATAGTTTACATCATTTCTGATAACCAAGTTACCATTCTTGTCTTTGATGTATGCCTCATGAGATGGAACCATAACCACTTCGCCTTTGCTATCACGTTTGAATATCTTTTCTCCTGTAACAGGATCAATGCTTTCAATTTGTTCAAACTTGTAGTTATTCATAATTGCATACATCACTGTGACTGCAATTTCTGTATCACCTTTATCTTGTAACATGTACCCAAGTTCACCTACAGACACAAGTTTTTCAGCAAGTCTACGACCTTTTGTTCCTGATGAGTCAGAGAAATACTTAATAATATCCTTTTGCGCAGGATTCATCATTCTATAAAGCATTGTAGTTTCAGTTAAATCTGAAATGCGTCCCCAATCTTTAAGATAGTTAGATAAGAAACCACCATAACCATATACTTTACCTTTTGCAAAAAGCCAATCTCTTTTACTGTAATGCGCACTGTCGCTGCCTCCCGCAGCCAGGAAAGCCTGAACGTTACCTGAAGTGTAGTTTTTTGTTTGGTTGATAACATCAAAACCAATTCTGATAAAGCTGGTATACTTGAAGAAACCATCAATGATTTTTTTAGTACCTCTTCCTGCATCAGTAGCATTTTCTGTTATACCATACAAGAACTTATTGTTTTCAAACTCAAGTATCTTGATAAGGTTATCCATCTCAGCAAGTTTTTGCTTGATGTCAACCTTTGTTCGTTTACCTGTTACCTCATCTGTGACAAAAACTTCACCTTTAAGAATGTCTTTTGCAAGCTGCTCACGTTGAACTTTCATAAACTCAATAAATCCTTTTGATTTAGGAGCAATTTCTTGCATGGAAATATTCATGTGTGCTTCTGTTGTCCATTTCATAAATGAACCTATTGCATCTGAAGACTGAATCTCTTCTCCTAACTGATTAGAAAATCTCATTCTTATACGTGCACCAATATCACCATGTATGTTTTCTGACATATCTTGCTGACCCATCGCTTTAAAGTTTCTGTCAAGAAAAGCATTGTATTGCTTAGCAAAACCTTTTCCAAGACTTTCATTTGCAATACCTTCTATCAAAGATGAAGCAAATCCTGGAACCTGGTATCCAATTTTTCTACCTTCAATTTTTTGTTGTAAGTCAAAAAAGATATCCATCATACTATTATAGAACTCAAATTGCTCTTTATTGTTGAGTAAGTCAAGATACTTTGGATTTATGTTTCTACCAGGACCTTTCTTAGGATCTATAACATAATGCCCTTCATCGTTCAGTGTTAACTCTTTTGGTAATGGAATACCTTCAGGTCCTTTTAAGTATGCTTCATTGTACGCTCCTGGTTTCATATTCAATCTACCAGAAACATGTAGTGCGCGTATCTCATCAGGTTTTTGTTGAAGGTCTTCTATTTCTTTATTTGTAAGTTTTCTACCATCTAATGTCCAGTTACCAATTCTCAAACGTTTTACTTTGTAATATTTTGGATTTGGTACTGTTTCCATATATTTATCTGCAACACTTGCAGAAGGTAGTCTTTCAAAGTTAAATGATTTAGGAACCTTGTAGGCCTTTAAGTCTTTCTTAACAGTGATGCTTTCGTATTTATTATAGTGATTTTTTTCAAACCATGTTTTGAAAGAAGCTTCAACCTCTCCAAATCTCCTAACAGCAAAAATTACATTGTCTTCAGCTTCAGCAATATCTGCATCAACACCTTTTGTTCTTGCAACAGCCAAGTTTGATTGAGAAATTGCTAACTCATTGTAAGCAGTTTCAAGGATTCTATAACGTGTATCAAACTCCTTTATGTAAATAGGGTTGATTTCAAAAGATACAAGTTTTCTAATTTCTTGTGTGATTCTAGCAATCTCTCTTCGTTCTTCTTTTGACAAAGTTGTTTTCTGTGCTTTTTTACCATCAAGAATATCATCAATCTCTGCCTCAATACCATCAAGTTCTGAGATTTCTTCTTCAGTTAAGTATTTAGGATTAAATCTACCAGCATTTTTATATGGCGCCATGATGCGTTTCTTTCTGTCAATCAGTGCTTTAATGTCAGGATCACCTTCCATTAACTGAGAACGCTCATCATATAGTGCATTTACTTGTTCATACCAGTCTGCAGTAGGACGTGATACTGTGTTATCTGCATACCAGCTGCTTAACCTTTCTGGATCATCTGAGAAACGCACCTCTGCATTCTTCTCCATAACCCTGAAGAAGTTATCATTAGTGTCAAACTCATATAGCTCATCAAACTTCTCAAGATATTCTGCGTACTCAGGGCTACGATCAATAGCATCAAGACGTAATCTTTTTGCTTCTGCATCAAGTTCTTTTAACCTATCAAAGTCTGCCTCTTCAAGTAGAACCTCATTACCTTTACCTACACTGTGCAAGATAACTTCTTGTTCAAGATATATCTTTTGTAAGGCATCACGTATGTCTTGAGGTAATTTTAATTGAAGATTATAAAACTCATCCACATATGGAAGGTTAGCATTATCCAACATCCACTCAATCATTGTGTTGTTGTGTTGATCTCTTTCTGTAACTTTTTTCAAGTACTTATCTTCTGCCTCAGCTTTTTCTGGAGTGTCAAACTTCTCATTATATACAGCACGCAGCTCATAAACTTCTTTATTTAGTATGCGTAGCTGTTGTTGGAAACCTTTATAAGTATTTTCATACTCACCACTAAATGGTTTGATATATGTAAGAACCTTTTTAGTTTCTACTTCTTGCGTTTTAGAATTAAAATAAGTAACATCTCTCCATTCAGAAACTACTTTGTTCAAAGTCTCAACAGAGTATCCTTTATTTAATAACGCCTGACGCATTCTATCAAACTTTTGCATTTTGGCATCATTCATCACATTATATTCTGCCTGTGCTTTAAAGTCTTTCAACATTGTTGTGAATGCTGAGATGGCTAAATCAGAATTTGAAGCTGATGCTATCGCACTGTCCATCATCCAGCCTCCAAGAATTGTATCAGAACCAGCATATGGATTTTGCATACCTGCGTAAAAAGGAGATGTGTGGTCAGTAATACCACTGATATATTTTTCCATCGCCTCATCTGTAAATTCAAATCCTTGTAATAGCATTTCAATTTGCATGACGCGTCTTTCAAGTCTATCAATCTCTCCAAGAACAATGCTACCATTTGGACCCATTGCTTCTTTAACCTTTTCTCTAAAGTTTCTGTTTGTAAGACTAAAGAATCTGATTTTTGCATTTTTATACAATCCTAACTTTGGATTGGTTTTAAGTTTCTCAACTTGCTCTTTCAATCTTTCTAATTCAATCTCAAGTGCTTGACGTGCTTGTTCCTGAACTTCAGTAAAGACTCTTTCACCTGGAGATTTTAGTACACTGATAGCATTGGCCATACCAATCTTTTTAAAATCTGACTGAATCTGCTCTGCATAAATGCTCAATTGAGCTAATCGCTGTCTCACAGGACTGTCTACTCCAATCTCATTCTCTTCATTGGAAGCTGCCTCATTTACAATCTCAGTCATTACATCTATTACCGTAGTAAGAACAACACTCTTGTTGAATGCTTCACGTACTTTGTCTAAGTTACGTATCTTATCATTTGGTTCACCAGTCATGTATGCATCAAGAGCCATTCTTGAGATTTGACTCATTGTTTCTAAGTCTTGCTCCATTACATTGAGAGCATTAAAAAAGTTTGCTGAGTTAACAAGTGCAGATGGATTTGTAGTTTTAAGTTTCTCTACAATTTTTTTAAAGTTGTTAAGAGTATCTCTTCGCGCAGCTAAAAGTTTTTCATAGTTAGCGTCACGCTTAGGTTTGTTTTTTGCCTCATCAAGGTCACTATAAATTTTGTTTATCTGACCATCAATCACACTTTCAAGAACCTTCACAAAATCACCCATGTTTTTGTCTGTTGGGTTTATGTCAAAAAGTTCTTCTGGTGATTTAGTTTTGATTTCTTCTTCAGTGTATTCACCTGTTGGTATTTCAAGGGCTGCTGCTCTTTTAATTTTAAATACAACATCCTCTGTTGAGTCAATGTTTGAAAACCAATAACCATCAGTACCAATTTTTGCACTACGCGCTTGGTCATAATATTCTTGATCTTCAAACACATGCAATGCATTAGCTACATACTCGTTTGTGTTTTCATCAATCTGATACATCAAAGCTGAGATGGTCTTGTTAGAAACATTAATACCACTTTGCTTTAAGATGTTATCGTAAATATCAAGCTGCATCATCCATACATCATATGTTGAACGCAATGATATTTTTTGAAACTCAGTAGCAACTCCTGGCGTGTTTGCAATTGGATATCTTTTATTAGCCAATTCTATCAGAGCCTTGTCTACGTTTACTTCATCTTGCCCTGTAAAAGGATTTCGCTCAGTAAGGTATTTTATCTTCTTTGTTTTAAAGTCATAGATATGTACGCGACCAACTGCATCAATCATCAAAATATCAAGACGCCCAATCACCTTACTACCAGAAAGAGATGTACCAACGATTGTTACCTCTGGTAGGATTACATATCCACTTGCATTTTTTGTATTCACATGTTGTACTAATCCAAATGCCATTTCATACATTTCTTCCTTAGAAAGTTTTTGTATTTCAAAAGGATTCTTTTTTGTGTACTTCTCATAAGCATCTTCAAAAAACTCTGGATTAAAGATTTGTGCAATAGTCTTGTTTGCTTTCAACGCCTCTACTTGACCAATCTCTAATAACTCATGCATAAATGTTCCAAAGAGTTTGAATGCTTCATATTCTTTTGGATCACCTTTGAATTCTGAAGAACCAATAAATTTGGATACGCTTAATGTGTTTTCTATTGGTGTACCATTTTTTGCTGCGTCTATGTTAGACTTCAAAAAGTCCTGGTACATGTCATTCATCGCGATAAGCTTTTCAATAGTTTCTCGCTGTGCTTTGTTTGAACGTAGTTTTACTGTTTCAAGCATTGCGCGTTGCTGCACTGATCTGCTTAATTTAAACTGATCTGATGCAAGAGAAAGTTGTTCATCCTTATCTTGGATGCGTAAGTTTTTTAAAATCTCTTTTGCTTTTTCTACTGTAGGGACTTCATTATTATTTCTTACAAATGCTGTCATTGCATCTGCCTCGCTACTCAAAGCGATTACCAAGTCTTTCCAAGCTTGGTCATTAGGATTTGGACATGCGCTCATTTATAGACACTTTATTTTTTCAAGAATTTCATTATTTGTGTAGTTCATACCGCGCATGTTTGCAACTAAGTTTTTTGCTTCTTGTGCAAAATTGGCTATGCGCAATCTTTTACTACTGTCACTATAAAGATACTCAATTACTGCTGGAGTTAGTTCTAGGTTTGCCATATCTTCATACATATCATAAAGAGGATTACTAGATTCTTCATTATCAAAAAGATAATCATCATCATACTGTATACCAGCTCGCTCAGCATCTGCACGTTGAATTGCACGTGCCTCTGCTTCAGTAAGAGCTTTTAGATATTCATTGTAATAAATTGTTACCAAATCCTGTGATGGATTAAAAACAACCTCTTGACCATTGGACATCTCTCTGCGATATGCTACATTACCTTCAAAACTTTTATTAGTTCTGTTGACAATGCTTTCAGCAACTCTGAATACTTGAGATTTACCACTGGCAAATGCTTCATTACTAATAAACAATGTGTCAGATGATATCTGCTGCACATTCTTACTTACATTTGGCTCAATCGCTTTTTTGATTATTGCCTTTTTGATATCTGTTCTACACTTTAACGCCATAACTAACAATTATTTTCGTCTGTTGGATCTATGCTTGGTCTATTGTTTGGCTTGATGATAGTGCTGTTCTGAGAAGCAAGTCCAAGAATTGCTTTTCTATTACCATCATTCTCAGCCCACTTCATCATCTTATTAGACTTCAAAGATATGATAGTATTTTTAGAAGTCACAATATACTCAGAATCTTTGTACTCAACAATTTTTGCAATCATATTTAATGGCTTCATATTAGCTTCTGCAACTGAGATTTTAGCATCAGTTCCTTCTAGCAATGGGTTATATATTTGCCATGTACCATTATCATTTTGCTGAGTAACAATGTATGTGTTGCCATTGTATGAAACATATCTACCTCTTTGTAATTTAGGGACTTCTTTTTCAGCTGCATCACCTTTCTGCTCACCTTTTACATTTGCTAAAATCTGTGCAAGCAAGTCATCACCAAATTGAAGTTGTGACATTGACGCACCTGACTCAGAAGATATTCCTTCTACTGTATCTTTTGGTGCTTGTTTTGCCAACTCATCTGCGCTGATATCATCACCAGTTATGATTGTGTTTTCAAGCTCAACAGGTGTATCAGCTTTAGGTGAATTCTCTTTTGATGTATCCACAACTGTTGTGTTAAACACAATTGCTTCTTGCTTGTCAATAAATCGTTTGTAAGCATCTGCATCTTTTGATGTAAATGCTATTGGACTTAATGCCTCAGATGCATATTGTGCTGGTATTGCTTTGTACTTAGCAAATGTTCCCACAATTGTCATTGCTGTTTTACCAAGAATTGAATCATAAAGGTTTGAGCCAATTGATTTTCCTGATGCAGCATTTCCATCTGTACCTTGTAGCACATAAGTTTTTGTACCAACACGTAAGATACTTGGAAATATAAACTCAGTAGAATCAGGTTCACTTACATCACGTTTAATTCCAAACATCTTACCTAAGATTGTATTTGCTTTTTGATTTTCATTTGACAAGTTGATTGTAACCTCATCACCAAAACTGTCAGAAATATTAATTCTATCTAATTTTGTTAAGTCAGTACCTTCAGGAACCTGTAAGTTTAAAGCATCAAGCACATATTGCATTGATTGTACTTTTGCAATAGGTAATGTTTCTTTATCTGCTGGTTTACTTGGATCCAAAAACGCTTTCACAATTGGTTTTGAAAACTGTGGACTTTTTGAATTGATGGTAAACATTACACCTCTAGCGTTATTTTTATCTTTGAATTTTGGTATTTTCTGATTGTTGTTTTCAGATGACGCTGCGTATGCCAACTGATTAAACATCTCATCAAAGAAAGTTATAACACCCTGATCTGTAGATTCACCAGTGTAGTTTTTAATGAAGTTCTGAAAATCATTTTCAAAATTCTTACTACCTATTGTAGATTGAATACCTGTTATGAAATCATCTATGTAATTTGAAACAGGAATCTTAAGTTCAGCTGGCATGTACGCCATGAATGAACCTTCTTTATACTGAAGACCTGTGCGTACTAAATCATGATAGAATAGATTTTTAACAAACTGTCTTTCTTCTACCATACCACTATTGTACAAGGAAGCAATATCATCAGCAATTTTACTTGCGTATTCACCTTTAACTTTTGCTTTGCTAATCATTGTAATGAATCGTTCTGTAATGCCTTGATATGTTTTACCATTGTAAATAACAGTAGCAGTATTCTTAGAGTCTGCTGAACGTAACAGTTTTAAAAATTCATTGTTAGGATACTTTTCTCTAAACTTCTCTACTTGAGCAAACAAATCATTTGTGAACCAGTAGTCAGGTGAGAATGTTTTCAAAATCATTTCATCATCATTGTCTATGATTGCTTGTTGTTTTGGATTATCAAGTTTTCTAGAACCAGGGAATGTCATTTTGAATTTATTCAATGCTAAGAAACTTGTAAGTGTATTAGCAATAGTTTTTGGATCTTCAAAGTAACCCTTAAACGCTCCTGTTATTGGTTTAAAGAATGGAGTTCTTTCCAAGAATATTTTTGAAAATTGCTCGTTTGCATCATTAAGTGCTTCTTCTAAGACAGACCATACTTGCTCATCATTAAACAAATCAGCTGCTGACTCTTTTGTAAACAACTTCTCATCTTCTTTTAACTCAACAATGTTATCACGCATTTTGTCAAAAGCAACAAGACTAGGATTTAATCTTTTGAAAAGATTTGTGATACTTGCAGCTCTATTAATAGCCCATGTTTGCTGTGCTTGTTTTCCATAGTATGTAAGCAATACCATTGTCATTTCTTCTTCAGTAAGCATTTCCTCACTAGAGTTATATACCATATCAAACCCAATAGCTGAAGGTACTAACTGATTGTTTTTCAACGCATACAAACTAAGTTTCTTTGGTTCAAATCCAATTCTAACTGCTAGTGGATTATCCATTACAACATAATCTTTAAATGATTTCTCAGTAAAGAATCCTGCTGCTTTTAACCTATTGAAAGAGTCTTCATTGTTTTCAATCAATTCAGAAAGCTGGTTGCTAATCGCCTGGTTATAGAATAAATAATCTTGGTCTAAGTCTTCAGACAATGCAAATTGTGATTGCTGAACTGCAAGTGCAGCCTTACGTACTTCAGGTAAGAAGTTAAATGCTACTGCAAACTCTGGATCAAGTCCAACACCAATCATTGCAAGTGTGGTACTTGCGTTTATTTCATTCATTTGAAGAGCTGCTGGAATTGGATCTTTAGCACCATCAGCAAACATACCTAAAATGTTACCTATGATAGATATAACTCTTTGGTCTTTGTCATTCAACTGGCCAAATGTATCTTTCAGAATAATATCCTTATTCATGTTTTGATACATCCATACCATGCCTTTGTCAGAAAGCTTAAGGTTGTATTGACTTGCAAGAGATAGAAACTTGTTCATTACAGCAGTACGTCCAATACCATCTTTGTTCATATTGTTTTCTACCTTTGAATCTATCATACTAGTAGGAGTAAACAAGTTTGATTTCTTTGTAATTGCCTTTAAGTCAATACCAAATTTATCTAAGATGTCTTTGAATTCTTGTGTTGAAGAACGTTGGTTAATATATAGATATTTAAACACAGCTTCATTTCCAAGTATTTGCAAGCTTGCAGTCAAGTTTGCATTTTGATATTTTGGTGAAACCATTTGTGAGAACGCTGGTCTTGCACTAAACTCTCCCATGTTGCTTGGCATGTCAAACTTAGACAACACATCCATAATTGCTTGATACTCAAACAATGTATCAATGTAGTTCATCTTTGCTTTTAGCAATCTTTGATCGTCTACAGAAGTCTTTCTAACTGCTTTTAAATCAGCAAGTTCTTTACCATAAACATTTCTTGTTTTGGCAAGTTCTCTATTTTCTGGATTTTGTTCAGCTATTTCTTTTGCAGTAACATACATTTGTTTTGACTCCTTGGTCAATTCAAACATATAACTTGTAAAGTCTTTTTGCTCAGCGTATTTTGATTTTACAACTTTCTGGTCAAAGTGTTCTCCTAATTCTTCAAGTGTATATCCAAGACTGTCAATAACCTCAAACAATGGCCCATTAGATGTCATTTCTATTGTACCTTGTTCAACAAGTTCTTTCTTACGCTGCTTGATTAAAGGTCCAATGTCTTCATGCTTAGACATGTAGTGCATGAACTCAATAAATTCACCAACTCTTGGATCCTTGTATTGATCATAGTTCCCATATAGGGAATAGTTTCCTTTACCATTTTTGTAGTATGACATCATTCTACCAAACAATGAGTCAATGTCAAAGTCAGAACCAGACAGCATGTGTACAAATTGTGGTACAATAATGTTGTTAAGTTTTGATGAATCAACATAGTCAACCACTTTAATAGCAATCATTGAACGTTTGTCTTCAGTAGGAATACGTACACCAAACATCTTGGTAAGATTTTCTTTAAAGAATCTTTCTTGCTGCTCATTCTCAAAGAATGGTTTTGGTATAATAGCTTCTACAAAATAAAGTTTACTTCCATCTGCTTGAGTTTCAACACTGACTGTTAGTGGTCTTGAGCGTAGATTTCTACCCTCAAATGCTTTTGGATTAGTAGCATACTCCTCTGTTGTTATAACCTGATTTGTGACAGGATCAACTAAGACGTTATACCCAAAACCACTTTCATGGAAGTTCTTAAATCCTGAAACCTTCTCGTCTGTTACGTTCTTACTATACTGAGCAAGCATGTAGTATTCAAGTGTGCTTCTTATAAGACTCAAGTTTGGACTGAAAACTGGTTTACCATCAGCTTTAACAGCAAACATGTCTAGGATATTTTTTGGAGCATTTTGTAATTCAAGACTCTCGCGAATCATTGTAAAGATTTTTCCTAACTGGAAGTCATCACCTTTTCTCAGAACTTCTGTAAAGTATAACAGTCTTGCTTTAGTAGCCTGGCGTAATGATAACTGAAAATTGTTTAACGAATACTTTATGTTTTCCATTGCCAGAATATCACCTTCAGTTAAAATATTACCAGCTTTTTGTGCTTCAATTTCTATTACTTCTCTAAATTGTTCATCAGCGATATTTGCTGGTAACAAAAGTTTAGCTTGTACAGAGTGCTTTGCTTTTTCTTTTACACCACTTGTTTCTACCTGTAAGTATTTTGCACTGTTTGGAACATCCAGTGCAGCCATTCTAAGATTGATATACCCATCATCAGTTTTATCAGAACGCATAACATCAAGTGGTAACAATGTTGCATTTTTAGATGCAGTTGTATCCATCACCTGATCTATCTGGAAAAGTTCCATTGAGTTCAGAATGTTATGCAATATTTCACGATGTGGTAATGGTGCATAATATGCATGGATATTTCTATAGATGTCTTCCAACTCTTTATTAATTCTAGCAACTTCATTCACTGAATCTGCAATTGTCGCTGCAATCTCACGATCTTTACGTAAGTCATAAGCAGACATATACATTCCATGCAATTCATCATATATTCTTGCAATTGCATCTGCCATAGACTCACCTTCAACAGGTTTAACGTTTAATGTGCTAACATCTGTTCTATCAATATAACCTTCAGACAATTTGTGATAAATATTTCTGTCAGCTGTAATTGTCTTCTTAGCGTTGTTTACAATCTTAAATGATTCAAGATATCTTGTTTCATCTTCAGTCAATGCTCTATAATGTTTTGCAATCATGATGTATGTTGCACGTTCATCAAGTCTCCCCAATGTTTCATGCATGTCCATTTGGTGCATAAGTGATGAAATACTTTGACCATCAAAAACTTCACGCATCATGTCTGCCCATTTTACTGTACGACCATTGATACTTTCTTTTGCACCAGCAATTGCTTTGTCATAACCCTCAAGAAGTTCATCACGAACCTCTTCGCTAGGAATAGTAAAGTCACCAAGTATTTCTTCTCTAGTATAGTATGGACCATACTGAGGCATATCTTCATGTGCAAATGCTACAATAGTATTCATGTAAGCAACTTTGTGCGTACCATTTTTCATATTGGAACCAGTTGCAACAATTTTCTTAAGACGTTTTACATAATCCTGAGCGTTTTTAACATTTAACGCCATATCACCATCCATAAGTTGATTAACATGAAGACCATTTCTCCAGTTACTCATGAACATGTCAAATAGTAAATTTTCTATTGGGTCAAGAGAACCATCTTCTTTTGTACCATATGGTTGAGAATACTTATCTGATATGTTTGCTTTTGCAAAACCTTCTTTTATAGATTTTGGAAGCATATCAGAAGTATAGTATTCTTTTGGTAAACGTGCTGCTACAGCTGGTCTTACCTCAACTTTTTGATCAGAAGGTAATATTGGTGTTTTAGAAATTAAACCAAGATTTTCAAGTTCTTCAAGGTATGCTCCAAATTCTTTCTTTGCATATTCATCTAATGCAGTAAGAAGTTCTTTTGAATCAATCTTGTCAAATGGTACTTGATTTTTTGCAAGTTCAATAAGGTCTTGATTTAATGATGCATTTTCATCTGCTTCAAAGAAGTCACTTAGAATATTAAACTTGTATGCACGCAAACTTTCATCATCAACGTTTATTGTAACGCCATCGTCTTCAAGTACTGCATTGTACTTATTTACAAGCTCATTGCTTTTACCACTTTCATAATCACGTTTTAAGTCAAGTCTGCGATTCCATTCGCGTGACATCCTGTTATATTCTTGACTTACAATACCAACAAGGTCTTCAACAATCTTTAAGTGTTTACCTTGATAAAGTAATTGACCTCTGTCATTGGTAACTTTTTTATCTCTAGATGTAAAAGGTTCATATAAAGATGAAATCAAGAAGTTTGTAGACGTTGCTTCCAACTGATGAAATGATCTGAAGTAGGTTGTTATTTCTCTACCAAATTTATCACTAACAGTTTTTCTATCCATGAATGCAAGAACTTGCAACATGTGCAGTGACCTTTTATCTATAGATTTAAACGTCTGTCCTTTTTTAGCAACATCACCAATACGTTGTTGAACTCCACCAAACATTGCCACAGTAAAGTTTTTCAAAAACAATTCTATTTTTACTGTATCTTCATTTGTCTCACCAGAAAGTAAACCACCAAACAATACGTTGTTTTCTAAGAATGCTTGAAGTGTGTTTTTAAAATAAGGATCATCTGCCAATGCTTCTTCAAGTGTCATTGTGTTTAGACGTTGTCCAAGAAGAATAAGTGGATTGTATTTTGCAAAGCGATATATTGATTTACCTTCAGCGTTTTTGATCACACTAGGTATATCTGTTGGATCATACTTGACAACATATGCTGCTGCTTTTTTCAAAATTACAAGCATACGTTTTGCATCCTTATTTTTTGATTTCTCATCATCAAGTATGTTTCTTATTCCTGAGTTTGGCTTACCATTTTCTAAATACGCTGAATCAAGCACCACTTTTAAACTTTTAAAAAAGTCTTTTTCAAGGTATTGTTGTTGTTTTACAAACCCTTCATTTACATCATAAAACTTTTTAAGTTGTGGATCTATATCTAGTGCCACACCATTCTCTTCAACATTCATTGCCATTATAGAAAGTTCTACCAAAGATCTTGGTATTGTCATTCCAATAGTGGTCAATGCATCATGCAACTGATTGGTAAGTTGTTCTAACTTCATTGTTTGTCCTGTTACACTAGAAAGTATATCAGGAGTACTCATAAAACTTGTAGCAAATTCTTTTAAGTATTTTACTGCTTCAATAAATTCTGAAGTAGATGCTTCAGTAGAATGCTTTTTGATAAAACTTGCAATGATGTCATTACGTTTTTTTGTATTATCAGCATCCATTACTTTATCAAACATTCTAAAGTTGACTGACTCATTTTTTGTCAATGCTTCACCAGATGACATTTCATCCATTGAAACTTTCTTAGGTGATGCGACATTGAACATTACATAGTTAAGTTCAACACCATGCAGTACTTCAGTTAGTAGCTCACGCAATTGTTTATTAGATTGTGCAACACCTTCAGTATTTGATTTTGTTCTTGTCTGAATTTCATCATAGATTGTTTCTAAGTCTTTTCCAACAGCAGTATAACCATCTTTTGTCATTTGCTTAGCCATTACACCAATAGTGTCAATGATGTTTCTTGGATCAATACCTGCAGTAATTTTCAATAATGTTGGAAAAAGAACTTGACCATCAATCATACGTGGAAAATTGATACCAGTTTCCTCATCAAATTCATCACTTCTCAGTGTAGAAAAGAATCTTCTGATTTGTGATACATATGAGTCCATGCGATTTTGTTCACCCATTCCTGCATCAAAGTCATTATTTTCTGTTTCTTCTTTTAAAGATTGTGCATCATCATCTTGTGCTTCATTTGCATTTTCACCAGTAAATGTATTTTCTATTTCTTCTGAGTCTAATGTAAACTCATCATTGTCACGTTGAATTTTTATTGAGTTTGCTTTATCATATTTGTCTTTAGCAAGTCTACGCAAAACCTCAAATGAATATTGACCCATAGTATTATCTATAGACTCACCATTTATAAGAGCTTCCTTGTTTACATCTGTTTTACTGTCATACTTAGTATTACCAGTAAGGTTAATGTCATTTACATTTAACCCTTTCATTCTAGCACCAAGCATAAACCTGTATGTAGAAATTAACTTGCTATACTTCTTTTCTATTAGTTCGCGTTTCTCAGGATTTTGAGCAACAAGTTTTTCCATACTGAATACTTCAGTAAGTATTTTGTCTGCAGCACGTTGGAATCTAGTTTCAAATGTATCTGATTGAACTTTATCTTGGAACATTACACCAACAATCATATTGATAAGTTGGTCTTGTTCACCAACTGACAATACTGATTTAGCTCTAGCAACATTACCTTCTTCATTTAGATAGTACTGATTCAATCCTGGTATTAATTCAAATGCAACTTGTCCATCAAAAACATTAGATTTTATGGATGCTGTTTTGTAGTGACCACGTTTAACGCGATCATATACATAGTCAATCTGATTTCTGTTTTTGATAAAGAAGTTAATAATTCTTTTAAGTGTTTCAAAGAATCTTTGCATTGCTGTTTTTGGTGCAGACGTTCTTGCTTTTTGCATATAAGTCTGGAACCCATCAGCAAGTACTTCTTCAGCTATCAACTCTACAAGTGTATCATAATTTGTAACAGAAAGATTTCTAATTCTTGCAAAGTCTTTAACTGCCTGAGCTGAAAATTTGCTTGAATGTTTAGGATCATCCATCACCTGTGTGATTAATGCCTTACGCTCATTCTCAGAAAGAAGATATCTAAATACACCGTGGAATGCCTCATGAAACACAGTGCCTTTTCCAGTAACTGCCTCATTAAGATAAATTATCTTGTCTTTAAACATACCAAGCACAGTACCATCTATACGCGCAAGGTTGATAATATCACCAAGTGATGATGTATCAAGTCCAAATTGTGGTAAGTTTTCTGCTAACCATTCTGCTTCAGATGCAATGTCTTGTTGAGTTGCTACTTCAAAATCTGTATCAACCACAATAGAAAATGGAGGAATGTCTAAAACGTCATCATCTTCATCCTCTTTATCTTCATCAGTATCTTTTGTTACATCCTCTTGTCCAGTATTACTTAATGGTATTGGACCACCAGTTGGATTTTCTGGAGTAACTTTTACAGAAGCATTTTCTTTATCTGCTACATCCTGGATTATATCCTTTTCAGCTTGAGTGTGATCTAAGTTTTCAGAACTTGCGTCATTATTGGCAAGATTGACTGCAGCTTTAGATACAAGTTTAAAAGACCTTCTTCCTGAAGACTCTAATATAACAATGTTTTTCATTGACCTATTATACGTAGAACGTGCTTGGTATATGTCACCTGCACTATCAGGAGATTGAATGTTTAGAATTTCTTTACCTTCAGCATTTTCGTATGCAAATAGATTGTCAACTTCAAAATTATCACCAAAGTCTTCTTTTATTGCTGCAAGAAAATCATCATACACACCTTTGTTTGTATCTGGATCAATTGGATTGTCTTTAAATCGCTTTGTCACAGTATTCATTACAAGCTGTGTAAAGTCTGTTTGTGCTTGTTCAACAGCCATAGCCAATGATTTTACACTGTCTGGTGTTGATGGAAGTTTTACCAAGTCAAATACTGTTGAATAAAATTGTAATAACTCATCAGCTTTATTCAAATCAAGATTTGCCAAAGAAGGTACTTCAGCTTTAACACGCTCTACAGTTGCTCCTGACTTAAGGGCTTTTGCAAGTTTATTTATTTCAGCTTCTGGTAATATAATATTGTACCTACTTTTTTCTTTTGTAGTTGTTCCAATAATTGGAACATACTTTTCTCTTCCTGTTCCTCTACTGTAAGGACGTATTTCAATTTGTAATCTTGTTTCTTTGATGTTACTACCTTGAACTGGTAATGGTTGTGAAACAGCAAACCCTATTGACAATGCAAAGCCTTTACCACCCTTCATTGATTGAGGCTTGAACTCATATGTATTAAAGTTCATTGCTTTAACAGTGTTTGCTTTTACTGTACCTTTTTGTGGATTAATAACATCTGAAACAACTGTAATAAACTTGGCAAAGAATTCTGGATTCTCTAATTGTGGAACTCTATCAACAAGTGCATATGAAATTGAACCATCGCTTGGAAACTTTACAACAAATTGTGTTGTCTTAGCAACTCTGTATAGTGATTGGTTTCTATTTACAAGGTCAACAAGTCTTTCATTTTCAGCTTTGAACAAATCATTCAACTGTCCCTCTAAATTTAAAACCTCATTTGCGTATTGAAATTCTGTAATATATACAACCTTACCATCAGGAGTTGTTATTTTTATAGACTCATTACCTGCAAGAAACTTAACCTGCTTGTATACAACATACTTTAGTTTGTAATCCATTTCCTTTGTATAGTAAAATGGAAGTTTGCGTTCCTCTTCTGTCAATACCTCACCATTAGCATCTCGCGTAACAACAGTTACTGTTTTACTAAACTGAGGATTTTTATTTACAAGTTCTTTTAATGATGTTTTTACAGGAGCAGTTGACCTTGAATTTGTAAAATCATACATCTGTAAAAAGTCATCAGTTACTTCTACTGATGTTCCAGATGCAAATGCTGTTTGTACTTTGTACGCAATCTTTTCTTTAAAGTTCTCATAAAGTTTTTGAGAAGCAACAATAGACGCAATATCTGAATCTTGCATATCCTCAGTAACAGTTCCCACTTTTTTCAAAGACATTGCTTTTAATAATGCTAAGTGCCCAGGATTTGTAACATCCAGTTTTTCTGTTGTGTTGTCACTAGAAACAAATACAAAGTTGTCCATTGAATAAATGTGAAACTTTTGACCTGTTGCTAGGATCTCACCTACAAGTGCAAAGTCTTGCTCACTTGCTTTTGGACGTGACACTGTAAGCACTTTACCATTTGGTGTAGACTCAAGATATGCAACCTGAGTTGAATTCTCAAAAGTCTCATGCTCTCTGTTAATAAGACCAGCTTTTTCTGTATCAGTATTTGCTAATTCTTTCATACGTGTTACACGCATGTCACCAATCTCACTTAACTTAACAGCAGTAATTTTTATACCTGAAGATGGTGATGCCATTTTATTTAACTCACCCATTACAGTTTCTTGCTCACCTGGGTCAACAGCATTTACTGTTAATCCAGACATGAGAAAATCTTCTTTGAATACTTGCTTACCATCATTCGCATCAGACCAATCTGCAGGACGTGCTGCCTTTTGATTTACAACCTGCGTCATATCTATTTCATTAACAGAACCATCTTCTGCTATCTCAAACAAAACACCTTCAATATCTAAAGCCTCAACCATTCTATTATCAGCAAATGTTACAAGAACATTTGAAAGATTTGCATCATCTGCAATAGAGTTTATTGGAATATAATCTGACTTTGGTTGAAGTGTATCAACAAACGCATCTATCTGATTGAATAAAACTTGTCTATAAGATTCATCAACTTTTGAAAGATTTAAAATCACATCTTTTAATGCACCACGTATTTGGTTAATTGAGTCAGTCTTATCATCTATGCTTGCAAACTTATGAGTAGCAACATAGTTTTTTAACAATGACAAAGTCTGAGTCAAATCTTGTGGAGTAATCAATGATTGCTTTGCAAG